ACCGGTAGGACCTGTCACAGTACTGTTTGCACCTGTAGGACCTATTTCACCTGTAGGACCTGTGACAGTACTATCTGCACCTGTAGATCCTGTTGGACCAGTAACAAAACTATCTGCACCGGTAGGACCAATGTCTCCGGTTGGACCAGTTACAAAACTATCTGCACCGGTAGGACCAATGTCTCCGGTTGGACCAGTGACAAAACTATCTGCACCGGTAGGACCAATGTCTCCGGTTGGACCAGTGACAAAACTATCTGCACCTGTAGATCCAGTAGGACCAGTAACAAAACTATCTGCACCGGTAGGACCAATGTCTCCGGTTGGACCAGTGACAAAACTATCTGCACCTGTAGGACCTGTCACAGTACTGTTTGCACCTGTAGGACCAATGTCTCCGGTTGGACCAGTTACAAAACTATCTGCACCTGTAGGACCTATTTCACCGGTAGGACCAGTGACAGTACTTGTTGCACCAGTAGGGCCTATTTCACCTGTTGGACCTGTCACAGTACTGTTTGCACCTGTAGGACCTATTTCACCTGTTGGACCTGTAACACTACTGTTTGCACCGGTAGGACCTGTCACAGTACTGTTTGCACCTGTAGGACCTATTTCACCTGTAGGACCTGTAACACTACTGTTTGCACCGGTAGGACCAGTGACAGTACTATCTGCACCAGTAGGGCCTATTTCACCTGTAGGACCTGTCACACTACTGTTTGCACCGGTAGGACCTATTTCACCTGTAGGACCTGTGACAAAACTATCTGCACCAGTAGATCCAGTAGGACCAATGTCACCAGTTGGTCCTGTTACACCATTCGCGCCTGTTGGACCGATATCTCCAGTTGGACCTGTGACACCGATTGAACCATTTTCACCTGTTGGTCCAGTAGGACCTGCATCACCCGCATCTCCTGTTGGTCCAGTTACACTACTTGATGCACCGGTAGGACCTGTATAAGATGCGCCAGTATGACCTGTATCACCAGCATTTCCGGTTGGTCCAGTTACACTACTTGATGCACCGGTAGGGCCTGTATAAGATGCGCCAGTATGACCTGTATGACCTGTAGGACCTATATAACCAGTTGGTCCAGTTACACTACTGGATGCACCTGTATGACCTGTAGGACCTGTATCACCAGTATGACCTCTATCACCTGTTGCTCCAGTAGCTGAAGCTGTTCCAGCTGGACCTGTATGACCTGTATAACCGGTTGGACCTGTGACAAAACTATCGGCACCTGTTCGACCAGTAGCACCAGCATTTCCTGTTGGACCAGTAGCACCAACATTTCCTCTTGGACCAGTAGCACCCTGGGCTCCTTGAGCACCTTGAGCACCTTGAGCACCTTGAGGACCTTGGGCACCCTGGGCTCCTTGAGCACCTTGAGGTCCTTGGGCTCCTTGAGCACCTTGAGCACCTTGAGCACCTTGTGGGCCTTGAGCACCTTGTGGGCCTTGAGCACCTTGAGGACCTGTAGCGCCAGTACTTGAAGCAGTGCCTGCTGGACCGGTATAACCTTGAGGTCCTGGGGGACCTGTAGCACCAGTACTTGAAGCAGTGCCTGCTGGACCAGTATCCCCTTTAGGACCTGTGCTTCCGTTTCCATTGTTGCATGGTACATAACAATCACACGGATCTGGTTCACTCTCGACATAATCGCACGACGTTCCACAATCACATACATCTGGTCCTTGATAGTCGCACCCTGAACAAGCTACATAATATCCGTTTTTAGAGCACGAATTCGCGGTATATGGCCTCCCATTTATATAAGTTACTGTCAAATTTGTTACGGTTATATTTTCACTTGTAATACTTTTTGCATTTATGTAACTCATTTATATATAATTACGAAACATATTTTAAATTAATAATTCACAAATAATTTAAAATATTATTACTTCTATAATTTTTAAAATTATGTATATGTTAAAATACTTAATTTGGAACTGGAAAAGGTCTTTGATTCTTTTCGATTACTAAAGGTTCTGGTATAAAAACCGGACCTTGCTCATAAATATTAGCCGATGCCAAATGTTTTATTTCAGGTACAAAGCACGGCGCCGGATTCACTAAATTTGTAGAGTTGATTCCAAATAAAAAGGACTCTGTATCAGCAGCATTATAAGATAATTTATTTCTGGGTATTTGTGCTGGGAGTAAACCGACACCAGGTAATCTTGTATTATATGCTGCGCCGTATTGTGAGTTTGGATATAATGTATAATTTTCAGAGTGTTTATATTCTCTTTGTTCTAAATAGTAGTTTCCTGGGGTATTTATATTTCGTGTAGAAGCCATATAATATATACTTTTAAAAAAAGTATAGCAAAATAAACTTTATCCACTTTTAAAAAGTGGAGCAAAATAAAATTATATTATTTTTAGACCCTCTAACATTTCTAAGAGCGATTTGTATAGAATAAAATATAATTATATTATATGAAAAATAATACAAAAAAAAATAATAAAACCCGCAAAAATAAAACGAAAAAACAATTTTTGTATAATCCTAAAAATCCTAAAAAATCATTTGATGTATATATTGATAAAAACCCGAAAGATACAATACATATAAAATATACGACATTAGAAGATGTTAAAAATACTATTGATAAATTAGAAAATCTATACAAAAATAAAAAATATACACATAAGCGTATATGGCAAGTAGGAATGATTTTAAAAGTTAGATTAAAAGTATTACAAGATAAAAAACCAAAACAATATGCTTTGGCAAATAAATATTTCAAATTTTTAGGAAAACGGACCGACTTGAGTGAAAAAGACAGATATATTATTTCATTTACATATTAAATAAAAACAATGTTTTACACCGATAAACAATTATACCCTATGTGTTTTGCTCCACCTTTTCAAAAGTTATAACGGAGTAAAGTAAAATTAATTATATTATTTATATAAATAAATGAGTAATTCAGAGGAACACGACGATAGTGACGATGGACCATATTTCAAAGAGTTATCACACGATGAAGTAGGTATAATACATTTATTACGTTCTGAGAATGCATCAAAAACGTACGCAAAATTTTCATTGTTAAGACGTATCGGCCTTAATCCGACTGTTACGATAACCAATATATCAGGCCATAATGCTTGGGTAATTCTTTCTCCGGCACCTATTTTAAGTGTGAATTCCGTCGGCGTAGAAAAGGTCGGACAAATTTCTTTTTCCTCTTCAGGCGAATATAAATGTCAACAATCTTCTATAGCAAATTATAACTGTCGTGAGTTCGAATTAGACAATAGCGAGATCTATTACACTGTATTTTTTAATTGTGGTGGAAAATGGAAAACTCCATTCAAAAATCGTAAAATAAATACTAGAAAGTACAACATAAATTTATTGCAAAGACATATAGAAGAATCAATTGATTGCGATTTTGTTCCGTCCAACTAAAGAGTGGATCAAAAGACCACGTGTCTCAAATTCGCAATGTTTTCTTCGCTTATTTTACCAGTCTCTAAATATTCGCTAATGCATATGTGACTTAAATGCATATAATCAAATGCGAATAATAGCATTAAACCGAACTCACGATTATCACTCATAAAATGACCTGACAATTTCAAGGCACACATCATTATTTCGTCGCACCTGCGAACCGTTGCATATAGATCGTGAATTACTCGAGTCATTTCCTCTTCATTGTAATCTTCCATACCTAAAATATCCAGTACTTCTTGGCGATAAATTGCATCTCGTACAAAATATTTTTCTTCATCGGATATTTGATCGGTTTCTAAAAAAACATCATCGGAGTGATAGGAGCAAATTACTTTGGTATTGTACATTTTATATATTATTTATGCAAATAATATCTAAATTAAAATCATATATATTATCCACCTTTATCCACCTTTGAAAAGGTGGAGCCAAACCCTTTCTACATTTAAGAAAATTTGAGAAAAACCTATTTAAAACCCACCTTTAAGAAAGGTGGAGCCAAAACATTCTCAAAAGTTCTTTTTACTACCTGCTATTTTTGCACAACTTTTTTTAAAAGTTGTTAGGCATACTGATAAGTAGTGTGTTTGTTGAAATAATCTGAATCGCGTGTTAATTCGCGTGATGGAACACCTCCGCGCACCCATCCGTCAGATGCAACGCTTTCAATTTGGTTGGCAGGATTGTTGATTTTCTCTTGAACTGCTGGTAAAAGTGGTGTTTGATGGTATTTAATATAGCTCTTTTCACTCAAATTACTAACACTGCGTTTGTTTACGATTTGCTCTCCTTGTTGGATTTGAGATTCCATTACAGGATTCACGGATCCTCTTCCTAAATAAGGCACTGTCGCGAATGGGCGTTGAAATAAATCAATGTGGCATCTTGGGTGTGTTTGGATAGATCCTATCAATAATTTTGAGGAATTATCAATATTGCAACCACCTGCACCTGAATTGTAGCCACCATTATACATTATACCAGGTTGAGAAGTCGCAAGCGCAATTGGATTTTTCATTGAGCAATCTGCGGAGAAATAGTTTTGAGTACTATAATTACATGATGCTACATTTTGGATATCAGTTTGAGAGACGTTACATTGATCTAGACCGATTCGACTCATATTATCAAAAGTATAACCAGAGACATTTGCCATTTATATATAATATACATTATTTTTTTAGGGGTTTAAATGTTTTAGTGTTTCTAAATGTCTTTTGAATAAAATATCTGCATTTGTTCCAAAATCACATTTGTCACAATAAAATTTAAACTCCGTTTGTCTCTCTTCTTTTGTAGAATGGTGTGTTAAAATATGCAGCTTCATATTTGTGGTTTTATTACTTTTATAATGACAAAATTTACATTGTTCTTCTAAAATTTTATCACTTCTCTCTTTTCTTTTTTCTCCTGTATGTTTTTTACAAAGTAAATGTTCGTTCCATTCAGATAAATAATTACATCCATATTGACATTTTTCGCAATTATATTTTTTATCCATTTTATTAAATATGTTATATTATTTTTAAATAGTTTAGAGAATTATTTTCTTTATACAGTATATAAAATGAAAGAACGAGTGAAGTACGATTTCGCGCGACTTGATAAGTATTGTAAGGAAAACAATGTTGTTTTGTTGGAGGATTATAGTAAAATTCAATTAGATGGTACGGTTTTAATAAGAGGAAATTGTCTATATGAAAATTGTGATAGTTATTTTCATAAAAAATTTCGCCATCTTATAAATGCAGGTGGTTATTGTAAAAATTGTATAAAAGTTGTTGCAAATGAAAATAGAAAAAAATTTTGTCTAGAAAAATACGGAGTTGAAAATATCACAAAAACAGATAATTACAAAGATAATGTTATTTCAACAAAATATACATATGATTTTTTAAAACAACATTGTGAAAATAATAATATATTTTTGTGTGAAAATTATGAAAATGAAAAAATACATTGTCGTTATGAGATTAAAGGCAAATGTTCAAATGCAAATTGTGAATTGTTTTTTAATAAACCATTTTGTAAATTAATCAATTCAAATTCTTTATGTAAAAATTGTAGTCTACAAAAAGCCAAGGAGAAAAGAAGTCAAACTAATCTAGAAACAATCGGTTGTGAAAATTATTTTCAAAATACAGAAATTAAAAATAAAATTAAAGTAACTAATTTAAAAAAATATGGTGTTGAGTATGTAACTCAAAATAAAGAAATTCAAAATAAAAGAATGAATACTTGTTTGGTTAAATATGGAGGTTCGCATCATTCATATGATAAAAACGTTCAAAACAAGATTACTCAAACAAATTTAAAAAAATACGGAGTGAAACACTTGATGAAAAAACCAGAATATTTAGATAAAATGTTAAAGAAAAGTTTTAAATTTAAAGATTATACTTTACCTTCTGGAAAGATTATTAAAATACAAGGATATGAACATTTTGCGCTTGATGAATTAATTGCAAATAATAAAATGGATGAATCAGATATAATTACTGGAATAACAAATGTTCCTTTAATAACGTATATTGACAATAATAATATAGAACGGGATCACCACGGAGATATATATATTCCAAAAGAAAACAGAATTATAGAAGTTAAATCAACATGGACATTTCAAAAACCTGACGTGTTATTGAGACAACAAGCCGGAAAAAAACTTGGGTATAAATATGAAATTTGGAAATATGATAAAAAGGGCAATAAAACTTGTTACGAATAATGCTTTAGTAAAGTGTGTATCTGTAATTATCTTGCACACGAGAAATTGCACCTTCGGGTGTGGATAATTTAGCAGAGTATTTCATATCGTTATACAGATACTGTGCATAAGCACTTTGATCATTTTCTATACGAGTGTTTGGTGTACTGTTGAAAACTCTTAAACAATTATCGAGTTGCATCTCCTGCCAGAGGTCACCAAATAACTGCTTATTGGTGTTCTTAATACCAGGATTCATCATCTGAACCGATCGCTTCACATTTTTGGTAATATCCTCATCAACGTCTACATTGAAACTTGGTGGGGCGGATTTTCGGTCAGGATCATCGCCAATTTGCGTGAGTAGAACATTGCTAAATGGATTCTTTTTGGTTCCCTCCATAAATTCGGATTTTAAGACACTATCTAAAGTAACTGGGTTCACATAAGAATCTGGTTTCTTGTCAAACATTCCGGTGACTTCGTTGCCTTTAATTGCTTGAAAACCCTCATTCAACATATCCTTCGTCACCTTTTGCTTTCTCATCTTAAATAATACAAAAATAACCACTAATGTTAATAAACCGACCACTAATACTCTTTGAGACATTGTCAAAATATATCCTAAAATTGTAATCAAAATGATTAATCGAGAGATGGCATTTAGTTTTTGTTCATAACACATATTTGTTGTAGGCCATAACTCAAATATATATTCCTTATTAAATAATATTGTGGGATCATTGGACCAAAATTGAGTTGTCATTATTATATATAATATACTTTTAAAAAAAATCCACTTTTATCCACCTTTTAAAAAGGTGGAGCCAAACGTGTATCATTGTTTATTCTGCTTCGTTGCAGTGTTTCTCAATAGTTTGGCTCCACCTTTCCAAAATTGCATCGGATTTGGCTCCACCTTTCTTAAAGGTGGATGGTTTTGCTCCACTTTTTCAAAAGTGGATTACTTGTTCTTATCTTTTTTATCTTTTTTATGAGGTTTGGCTCCACCTTTCTTAAAGGTGGATCTGGGTGTTCTCTCTGGTTTGTCTTCTAAACTAGCTAAGAATTTTTGAATTTCTTCTTCACTCATTTGCGGCTTTTGATTTTGTTGTGCTGCTTGTTGCTGGTCCGCCGCTTTTGCATTCGCTCGTGCTTGAGCCTTGGCCAACATTCTTTCTTTTGCTTTGGCCTCCTTCATTCTCTGATTTAAATTCGCCTCCATTGCACCAGTATTCAACTTTCCTCCCATAGATCCTAATCCTCCCATACCTCCCAATCCCATCTTACCTAACATAGACTGAATGTTATCCATACCTGGCATATTTTTCATCTTATTCATCATTTCCGTTGCCTCTGCAATAAGCTCCGACTCTTTCAAATCTCCCGACTTAATTTTGGTATCTAATTTATTACCCACTGTCTTGACTAAACCCATCAATTTGGTCGGATTCTTAATCAGCTTCTGAAATACATCCTTCATATCTGTAGCATCTTCAAAATCTACATTCAGATTGGCAGCGGTTTCTTCTGCAATTTCGCGGGCTAGTTGTCCCAACTTTCCATCCAACATACCCGCAATGTGCTCTTGGATTTTTTGTGGATCAGGCATATTTAAGCCAGGAGTAGCACCTTCTTCTTGCGCATTCCCGCTTAGGTCGAATAGTCCCTGCATTTGTGATAAGGTTTCCTCTAATTTACTTTTAAATTCGTCTTGATTGATTGCTTCAAACATTTTCGCGGTATCTCCGAAAGCATCCTTATTATCGAGTGTTCCAACAATGGAAAACATTATCAATTGCAAATACTTCCAAATGGTCTCGCGGGTCTTGTCTGAAATCTCACATTGCCATAAGTTTCTGAAATGGATCTTTGGTAAAAATTCAGTGTCTATATCCGAATCCTCCTTAAACATATCGTCGTTTTGATACAAAATATCGAAAAATCTGGGCGGGAATTTCTTTTGACAAAATTCGAAAATAAGTTTTAAAGATTTTTGTTGTGATTTTTCGTAAACTTGGTTGCGCTCTTCTTCGTCTTCAATATAATTGTAGTGGTCTTTTTCTTTCCACCATTTGGAAATAAATGCCTCGTACTCGGGAAAGGTGGTTTTGAGATCATTTGCGAAATCCTTTATAACTTTTGCGAATTCTTCGGGAATTGCTTTTTTGTTCTCCTCTCTCTTTGGGTTCTCCTCTGTCTTTGGGTTCTCCTCTGTCTTTTGGTTGTCTGTCATTTAACTTATTATAATATTTATTTTTAAATTGTTGAATAGTTAAATATATAAATCCACCTTTGGGAAAGGTGGAGCCAAACATTGTATAAATTTTGCTCTACTTTTTATAAAAGTAGATGTGGAGCCAAACATTGTATAAATTTTGCTCTACTTTTTATAAAAGTAGATGTGGAGCCAAATCAATATTTCTTAAAGCTTGAGCCAAATACTTAGATCTATATATTTAGACGAATTTTACACATTTTCTCATTGAATTCGCCTACTTCGTCGGCGTAAATGAGTGAATACACAGTTACCATTGCGCATTTTCAAGGCAAAATTGTTTAATACACGTAGGAAATCTCAAGCTCAATGTAGTCTTTGTATAATATGTGTCTTTCGATATTACTTTAAAAGTAATACATTTTTACACTTTTGGTTATTATGTATATAGATACAATTTGGAATTTTTATAAAATTCGAATAAATTTTTTGTATAATATAACTATATAAGAATGGCTTCGTTTTTAACAAGTTGTTATCCTGCTGAAGTTGGGCGCTTTGTGACTATTCCACAAAAAAATGTGGACTATTGTTTTAGTAAAAAATTACAACCGGTTCCCGCTAATGAAAAACGGGCGTTTAACAAAAGTTATTATAAGAGAATAAATACCCCGCCCTTTGCCCCTCCTGGTAGCGTGAATGTACAGAAAGTAAGTTATGACCAAATATCGCCACAAGATTTATCTGCTGGACTCATTTATAAACAAAAAGGGTTTTTTACAGGAGGTAAAGGAAAATCTCAACGCCGTAAAAAAAAGACTAGAAAACACCGCAGAAAAACTAGAAAATATAAAGGCTAAAGTTTTTACATTATTACGCATTGAAAATGCGCAATGGTAACTGTGCATTCACTCATTTACATCGACGCCGTGGGCGAATTGAATGAGAAAAGTCTAAAAAAATATAAGTATTATATAAAATATTTATAATTAAGGATTTGGATCCTTATTTCGTTACAACCTTCAGTGAAGCACCGTTAGTTTCTTAAAGGTGGAATATAAAACATAATAAAAAGATATTAAAAATAAATGTTATAGTAAATAAATGTCGAATATTCTAACCGCTTTTAATGATCATTTTAGTGAATTTATTAATGACGTCCATTTAGTTTTCCCAGAAGACGCTGATATTTTATCCGCGAAAAATGCACTCACTGCCATTCGTAAGGCAAACCCTAAAATGATTGTGAAAATTTGGTCTACTTTTATTGTTGGAAAATATAAAGGAGAAATCGAATCTGGAAATTTGGACTTCTTTATAAACAAGGATTATTCACAAGATGTTTCCAATGCGGCGAATTCAGATAAGATTATGGAGTCGATTGATCGCCTTCGAGCTCCTATCAAAAATATGACTATAGAAAATCAGGCAAAGGTGATGAAATATATTCAAAATTTAACCAAATTAGCTGAGTTATGTGTCAACTTTTAGAAAAAGTTGAGCAAAACCTTAATATATTTTTGCTCTTACTTCGTTATAACTTTTTAAAAATTATAATTGTTTTTAAATAATAATAATAATTATAATTTTATCAAATCTTTGTTTCTTATTTTGTAAATGTTTTGCTCCGCAACGGTTAAAGCTTCGCGGAAGTCCCTTTGGACTTTTTAAAAAGTGGATTTGGCTCCACCTTTCTTAAAGGTGGATTGGACTAAAAGCTAGATGGTGGTCTAGCTCCCGAAATATTTCTAATATCCGCATCTCGTTCCTCCTTCATTTTTCGCATCCGTTCCTCCATTTCTTGATTCGCGGCATCCTCCCCCATTTTATGCGCCCCTCTGATGGTGGTATTGGTACTTTCGGTGCTAGTCGCGTGCTGCGATAATTGCCCACTAAATGCCGTATTCAAATCCATATAATTATGCATTTGTCTCATTCCACCATTTCCCTTCGCCTCCAAATCTTCCGGTGCCTGATCCAAGAAACTATATTGGTCTGACACAATATCTCCGAATCCGCCGCCACCAAATGAAAACGCCATTGGCTCCATATTATTTTGCGTAGCTTGTCTAACGGCCACCTCTTGTCGCGGTTTTAAATGTTCTAAAATTTGTTCGCCATATAATACAGCATATCCTTGATTCAACAATAATAATGCAGGCACTCGTGTGACATTTTCCGGTAAAATAATTTTTTGCCCATTTTCTAAAACTATATATGTCTTGTTATTGGCTTCTTTGACACGCTTGTCTATACAAATAAAATGGATATCGTTTTGTGACCCACTCTTGGAAAGCAATTGTAAATATTTTTTAGAAACTTCACAGTATTTACTATAATATAAAATACAACTCATCTTATTCTATAATTAGTTAATTGTAAATAATATTTAACTTATTTTTTTCCTTATTTTAAAAAAAAAATGATTATATTTTTCAATTTAAATATAAACTTATATTAGAAATTATGAATCCTGTCCTTGAACCTATTGATACTAACGATGATTCTTTTGGTTTCACCCTCAGCGGTGTAAACGTGAGCTTAGCGAATGCTGTTCGAAGAATCATTTTGAGTGATATACCATTGGTCGTTTTTAGAACCACACCCAATGAAAAAAATAAATGCAATATTATTGCCAACACGAGTCGTCTAAATAATGAAATTATAAAACAGCGTTTGAGTTGCATTCCGATCCATATTAAAGATGTGTCGGATTTCCCTTTAAAAAATTATATTATGGAAGTAAATGTAGAAAATAACACCGATACCACAATGTACGTTACCAGTGAACATTTTATTATTAGAGATCTGGTTACTGGGAAGGAGTTACCAAAAGAACAAATAAGAGAAATTTTCCCAGCCGACGACATTACCGGTTATTTCATTGATTTTGTACGATTGCGTCCTAGAATTTCCGATGAAATACCAGGTGAAAGATTACATTTGACTTGCGAATTTGACGTCGGAAATGCCAAAGAAGACGGAATGTTTAATGCTGTATCAACTTGCTCTTATGGATTTACTGGCGACTCCGCTGCACAAGATGCCGAATTGGCGCGTAAAATTCAAACCTGGAAAGACGAAGGTAAAAACGAAACGGAAATAAATTTTGAATCGGCAAATTGGAAATTGTTGGATGCGAAACGTATATTCAAGAAGGATAGTTTTGATTTTACTATTCAATCCATCGGTATTTATACGAATAACGAACTGACAGATACCGCTTGCAAGATTTTGATAAATAAATTTAATGATTTGAATTCAATTATGGAAAAAGATGAATTGGAAATTAAAAATGCCGACAATACGATGGCCAATTGTTTCGACGTTATTCTGGAAAATGAGGATTATACTGTTGGTAAAGTATTGGAGTATTTCTTATATGCCAAATTTTATGAATCGAATATGCTGACATTTTGCGGTTTTAAAAAGATGCATCCGCACGATACTCAAAGCATTATACGATTGGCGTATAAAGAAGCGGTCGACAAGTCGAGTATCAAGGGGCATTTGAAGGAATGTAGCGATGATGCGATCGCGGTTTATACAAAATTGAAGAAAGATTTCTCCACCTTTGAGAAAGGTGGAGCCAAACATTAGGGAAAGTTGTTACAAAATAAGAACCAAACATTAGAATCCACCTTTGAGAAAGGTGGAGCCAAACATTGAATAAAAATTGCTCCGCTTTTCTAAAAAGTTGATATATAACTTTTGCTCCACTTTTTCAAAAGTGGATTACTACATACTGTAGGGAAAACTCGTTTTTTCCTTATAAAAACAGTCCCTACACGTGTAGTATCGATTTTTGAAGTGTTTTTGAAGGACTTTTTTGGATTTTCCAAAAATGGACATTTATAAATGTCCAAAAATGAAAAGTTAAAATACTTTATGCCAAATTCTTGAAATGTGACCATAATTGAATTTTATGGTCTGGTCACAGAAAAAATAATTTTCATTTTGTGATGATAATTTTTTTTTATTTTAAGAAAGAAATTGTAAAATTTTAATATTATCCTAATTTAGGAGACAAAATGGATTACAATTTAGTTCCAAAAAGTTCCGAGAATTATGTGTGTGAAAAATGTGACTATACTACATCACGAAAAAGTCAGTATGAACGACATATGTTAACCGATAAACATAAAAAGATGACAATGGATGACGTTTCGAGTTACACGAACGTTCCAAAAAGTTCCGAACAGTATTTTTGTAGTTGTGGTAAGGAATACAAACATCGTCAGGGATTATGGAAACACAAACAAAAATGTACATCAAAATCTGACGACTCTGCTTCAGAAGATGAAGCAAGTGAAAAAAAACCGAATGAACCTACTGATAAGGATTTAATTATGATGCTTATTAAAGAAAACAGTGAATTGAAAACGATGATGATGAAAGTTCTTGAAAATGGTACTAACAATAATAATAGTCATAATACTACTTCTAATTCTCATAACAAGGCATTCAATTTGCAATTCTTTTTAAACGAGACCTGCAAAGATGCAATGAATATTACGGATTTTGTAGAATCAATACAATTTCAGCTATCAGATTTGGAAAAGATGGGTGAAATCGGTTATGTTGATGGTATTTCTAATATCATTGTAAAAAATTTAAATGCACTAGATGTTACACAAAGACCTCTTCATTGCACCGATAAAAAGAGAGAAACCATTTACATAAAAGACGAAGATAAATGGGAAAAAGATGAGGAGAAGAATAAAATACGCAAAGTGATTAAAAAAGTAGCTTTCAAAAATGCGCGTTTGATCCAAAAATTTAAAGAAAAGCATCCAGATTATAATCAGTACCATTCGAAATACTCTACACAATACAATAAATTGATCATTGAATCTTTTGGTGGATCCGGTGATAATGATTTGGAAAAGGAAGACAAAATTATTCGCAATATTGCAAAAAATACAGTGGTGGATAAATAAACACAATATTTGATGTATATTTGATCTATATTTGATCTATATCTGTTATCATAATTGATATATTATAACAGATTATTATGGCAACGCGTCGCGTACTTCTCCATTTACTTGGTTTCGATACATTTTTCGCCCAATTATTTTCTTACCATTTACAGTACTTGGCAATAAAGAGTAAACAATAATCCACGTAGCACCATTTCTATCTCTAACGGGCGCATATTTCGGTTGGCTTTCCATATATTTCTCTCTTTCGTTAAAATTATGATGTAATATGTCGATCAGCAAATTATCTATATTTACATCTTGATCCTGCAAAATACTACCAATATCAGGCGACAGTCTTTTGATGATGAGTTTTTTCTCGTCTACCGTAAAATGTTGCAATGTATTACGAGCCTCGCCGAATAAACCGCCGGTTTCTATACCTCCTTCAATAATACTATATAATTTTTTTCGCTGTCGTTCTCGTTCTAATGCGTCCCGTCTTGCCTGTTCTTCTTCTCTCTTTTTCATTTCTTCTTGTCTCCTTCGTCTTTCACGCTCCTCTTCCTCTTGTCTTTTTTTTAGTTCTGCCTGCTTCTTTTTCTCATTTTCGCGCTCAAATTCGGCCCTTTGTTTATCTTCATTTATGTTTCTGATCTTTTTCTTTAATACACCTAGCACGGTTTCGTCTACACGGTTATAGGATCCTCTTGTATTAAATAGTTGAATCAAGTCATCCACATATTTATTAAGTGCTCCAGTGTCCTTTGTATTCATTACAACCGGTTTATCAATGAAATAATGTTCTAAAAATTCTTCCAGTACCCACGTGTCTTGTGGATTTGGACGATCTTTCAGATTTTGTAAAAAAGCTTTATCTATTATCACATAGGGCGCATCTCTACTCTTTTTTTTATTAGGATTCGCTGGATTGAAGTATTCTTTGAATTTTTCCGTAGCCATTCGATTGATTGCTTTCATCTTTTCTAACAAACTCATACAGCATAATGTAGGCGCAATGTTTTGTTTTGGGAATTCACTATTAGGAATTTTATTATCAAGTACTAATTTATCTACTACATCGAAAAAGATTTCGCGTTTATCCTCAATATATTCATTCAATGCATCTCCATAATATTTAATTAGTTCCGGTTTTTCAGTGATATTTGTTGGTATTGGTACGCCTAAACTTTGCAATGACCTATTGATTTCGCTAACTTTATCTTCGGATGGTTCGTAAAATTTTTTATCACAATCCGTCAGAATATTTATATAGGTCTTAATTGGTTCTACAAAATCGCCGCCACCTCTTTTGCTAATAGTACTTTTTCGTTTATACACTTTTGTTCTTGTTCTGGTTCTGGTTCTGGTTCTGCTAATTAGTTTTTTATGAATTTTTGTTCTGTTTTTCTTATTCATATTCTTACGCAGCGTATATCGCTTCATTTATATAAATGCATATTTTTTCGCTGAAAATGTTGAAATTACTTTTGTGCCGTTTTACTACATAATGTAGGAAATCGTGTAAAAACGTCGAAAAAACGGGTCCTACACGTGTAGTATCGATTTTTTGATGTGTTTTTGAAGACTTTTTTGGAATTTCCATTTTTGGACATTTATTTTTGTCCAATTTTCAAAAGTTAAAATACTTTACTCCAAATTATTGTTTTGTGACCATAATTGAATTTTATGGTCTGGTTACCAAAAAAATAATTTTCATTTTGTTACGATAATTTTTTTTATTTTTAATGTAAAATATTTAGGAGTTTTTTTCTGTATCTTCTATATGATACAATCGGATACAAAAACACATCAAAAAAACATCGCAAAATTCGTATGCGAAATATGTGACTTTATGTGCAGTAAAAAAGGCGACTGGGATCGTCATTTAACCAGACCAAAACATTTAAATAATGTGCATAAGATACAAAATGATACAATAAAAAACATCGAAAACATTGAAAATAGCAAATATGTATGTGAATGTGGTAATATATATAAACATCATTCTGGATTATGGAGACATAAAAATAAAGGTACTTGTAATTATATTAACTGTGAAATTATTGAAACAGAAAAAAACCGAATGAACCTACAGATAAAAACTTGATAATGATGCTTATTAAAGAAAATAGCGAATTGAAAACGATGATGATGGAACAACAAAATATGATGATGAAAGTATTAGAAAATGGAACTACAAATAATAGTCATAACACTATTTCTAATTCCCACAACAAGGCTTTTAATCTGCAATTCTTTTTAAATGAGACCTGCAAAGATGCTATGAATATTACGGATTTTGTGGAGTCTATACAATTGCAATTGTCAGATCTTGAAAAAGTCGGTGAAATAGGTTATGTCGACGGTATTTCAAATATCATTGTAAAGAATTTAAATGCACTCGATGTAACCCAAAGGCCTGTTCATTGCACCGATAAAAAGAGAGAAACCATTTACATAAAAGATGAAGATAAATGGGAAAAGGATGAGGAAAAGGATAAAATACGCAAGGTGATAAAAAAGGTCGCCACAAAGAATGCGCGATTGATACAAAAATTCAAGGAAAAACATCCCGATTATAACGAATATCATTCAAAATACTCTACCCAATACCATAAACTAATCATTGAATCCTTTGGCGGATCCGGAGATAATGATTTGGAAAAAGAAGATAAGATTATTCGAAACATTGCAAAGAATACAGTGGTGGATAAATAAAATTCCACCTTTCCTAAATATGGAAATCCGCTTCAATAGTATCGACAACCCTCTTTCGCATTTGATAATTCAAACAATACATTAATAGCGAAGGATGCAATTCGTTTACATATTTTTGTACCAGTACATTATTCACAAACAATTTTTGTTCTCGTAGTTCGTGCAAATATTTCTGATGAATATTATACATATGCGTTCTATATTGTTCGGAAAATTCGATTAGCGGCTTCTCCTTTTTAACATAACAAGAAATATAATTGGCAAACAGTGTGTTGGTAAACAAATGCACTTGATCTCTAAAACCCGAAAACTCCTTCTTATTTTCAGGATAAAATTTCAAAAAATCGCCCACTTTGCCCTCTTTTCTAAGGGATAAATATTGGTATTGTAATTTGGGTTGATTTCCTCGCAAATTACGTACTTGTTCATAAACCGGATTTCTAATTTTTGCGCGCTCCCCAGTTTCCTTATTGTGTAGAACAACGCCAACAACTGAGTAGGCCGTATTCATTGACGCAAACTCGTCTATTAAATCAGAATATTTTTCAAATTTATAAACTTTGGGAAACATTACTGTCGTATTCAATGCAAAAAAGATGTCTCTAAAATCCTGCGAATCAAAAACGTCGATGTATACAGCACTCGTTCCGGTTTCCTCTTGTTCCTCTTGTTCCTCTTGTTCCTCGTTGCGAATCGAATAAACAGCCACCAAATATAATTGCGGATGTTTAAATGGTACGACAATTCTATTTTCTGGGTGTTGAAGCACAAAACTATAGCACTTGTCCTTTTCCAAATTGTCCATTACAAGTCTGTTTTCTAGTGCTGCCTCTAAAAACATATCGCGAAAGGTCTTTGATTTCAACCCTTTATAGAAACTAGAGGTGGCGCCCACGGTATTACGGGTGGATATTTCCCATCCTCCAGTTAATCCAATTGAATCATCCCAAAAGACATTGATCATTGTGCCTTCAATAAATTCTTCAGCAGTAATGCCACGTGTATCTTCGCTGTATTTTTTAATAAACTCATCGCAAGGAATTGATTTAGGAGGTGCAAACCCAACGACGTTGTTATTACAGTTCACAATTACCGATCGACATAACCCATAACTAGGTATAAGATCTATATGCAAGAAATTTTTATCATAACGAACAACCTTATAGATGGCATTGTTTGCAGTTCTACATTCAACTTTGTTTAATTTTAGTACATTCATTAGACTGCCGTCTCCACCACCTTTAATCATATCATTAAATCCTGGAATCCCGCTCAACGTATATGTAGTAGTACTCATTGATCAATATTAATAATTACCAATTTGTCTTTAAACTATAATTTAATATTGATTTTTACTTAAGCATAAAAATTTCTATTATAAATATAGAAACAAAATGTCATCAAATAGTGAAAAAGAATCAGAAACGGAATCTAGTACTAATCCAAATACAGATGTAAATCCAAACGATACTATATTAGAGCTACAATTAGGCGATGTAATACATATAACGAACCCATTAAACGACGAATTGAACGATCAATCCTTTATTATCGATTATATAGATAAAACAAAGGCTTATTTAATTAATTCCGAAACAATGAAACGAATCCGTTTATCCATATCCCCAGACGGAACCATTGGGGATGGCAACATTACTCGTATTGCAATTTTAAGCCGAAGCGATACCGGTAGTTACGCAAGACAAAACGACCTATTGCCAGGAAAGTGGGTGAATATTTATTTTGAAGGCGATTTTCCAATTATTATAACTGGAGAGATTACCAATTTAGAAAATGATATGATCGAAGTTAAAACGGTCGATGGTGATATTATCTATTTAAATTTTGATTACAAAGGAATTCCAGAAAATTTACCAATAGAAATGATTGAAATTAGAGAGAAACCAAGTGAGCCGTTAGCACAAGAATTAGACGAAGAATTCGTTGACGAAGAGAAAGAATCTTTAGAAGAGATTCCAGAATTAAAGGTAGTTCCGGAAAAGATATTTGTCGAGCCAGAAACCATCCAAATGAATGTTCCCTTGAAACAAATTAAAGACCAGTTGCGCGAATTTATTATTAAGGCAGACCAAGTTCAATTTGGCGACGAAGAATTTGGTGCCATAGTTCAATATGTAGATGTAGCCTCAAAAAGTCAGCGCTACAGTATTGAAACCCAAGTGAGTGATTTATTGGACGAATTATTGTCAACCATCCCAAATGCAGAAAGAACACCACGAGTTCTCAATAATATCCATATTATGATCGAGAGATTCAAACAACTGAGAGGTCAATTTTCATATTTTGATCAATATGGAAATGTAGAAAGTGCAATTGTCAAAGAGGCCACCTATAAGCCTTTGTCTACATATTTTTCCAGTTTTAAAATAAATTTATATTGGATTTTACCGGTAGTTAAAAATATTAAAAAGGTCTATAATGTTCAACACATTGACGAAGAGAATAACGACGTCATCGACATTGATTTGGATACTGACATTAGCAATATGGTAGAATTGATTGAAAATTACAAATCAAATAATTTGCCAGTAGACCAGAATAAATATTCGTCTTTATATTCGGAACTAAACCCATATTTCACCCCTTTCGAAAATATGGGCGACGAAAATTCCAAGGGCATTATTGACGAAAAATCTATAAACGCGGATATAAACACCATTGTTGATAATTTGGAAGAAATGTATTCGTCGATTTTCAATAGCAATTCAATCAGGAATCGTCGTTTTGTCATCCAAAAATACAATACTGCATTGACGAAATTAGACACAATGGATTCAACGGCTGCAAAACTGATCACCGTTAGAACCAACATTTCACAAAACGATAGTATGTCGTTGAAGTCAGTTCTAACATTGCCGGAACCAGTGATGCGTTTTTCAAAGATAAATCTTCCGGGAACAAATATGCTAGATCGTGCAAACCTGAACTTGGCGTTTTTAAATTATTGGCAATTACTGAAAAAGAAAACAAACGTCAATACGAATTTCATCGACAATTTCGAAAACGAATTGGAATTCAATGAAGAGAATTTTGCCAATAACATCAAAAATTTCGCTCTGAATCTGAGCGATGAAAATACAAAAGGACTGACACGCACTGAAATCTACGAGCAATTCGTAAAGACCTTTATACCAAAAACGCGCATCTTGTTCAATTTGATGAAAAAATATATTGTCGGTAAGCTGTCGATTGTGGACGTGGTCTCCTATTTAGAGCCCTTCCTTATATACACAGACGATTTAACATTTATGCAATACAGAGAAATCGTAGAATTCATTAACCAGGAAATTTCAAAATACAACAAGGGTTTCGTTGAACGTTCGCGCATTTTTAAAATGCTTGGTCAAACAAAAGCAAGACAAAATATTATACCGGCGAAAGCCTTTTCCATCATCGAGATACTTAATAGGGGATTGCGAAATGAGGTTATTAATGAAGGTTATGATATGTATAATCCGGAAGCCACATTTACGAACTCTGAAATTCTACGCAAAATGATGGTAAGAGATTACACCAAATTGTATACTACCGCCCTTTCAGTACAAAGTTTCCCCTTAATGTTTCCCAGCGAATTTTCGAATCTCTTTGAAGAAGAAAAGAACAAACTAGATAGTAAATTAAAGAAAGAAGACGGAGGCGAAAAATGCAAAACGGTTACTATTGCAAAGTATTATACGTCATTAGACGAATTAAATGGTGATAATGATAAGACAATCTATTTCGACAGAAAATATGACAAGACAAATTACGGGGTATTAGAAGACGTTTATGGTAAGGAATTGCTTTCGATGTCGTCAGACGAATTACGCGCTCATATAATTAAAGATTTAATGCAAAAGAAAAAATTCAGCGAATCTGAAGCAGAATATCAGGCAAATACATTGATCGACGGTCATAAAAAGGTCATTGAGGGACAATTTGCCATATTGTATAAAGGGTACCAGGAAAATATATCAGACGAGGCAGATTTTTATATTCGTAGCGACAATAAATGGGTTATAGATAAAGAGCTTAACAAAGAAGACATCAACACTGATGAATCATCTGTATTATGTGATATGCAAAAACAATGTGTCAGTGTCCCTGGCAATATCGACGATAAATGCGAAACAATTAAATACGATGAGTTGGGATTGCAAACCAAATTGCTGAAAGACGTAATTAGTGAATTTGACGCAAAATATAAAATGTCAAGGGAAGAGTTTCAAAAGACGATTACAGATAAATTTGAATATTTAAAATCAATCATTTCGCTTCTCACAAAAATTGAAACTAACAATATGTTAAAATATAACAATCAAAAATATAAATTAGGCGCGGGATCAGAAGACGATATAAATAGTAGTAGACCTGTCTCTCCTTATCAAGAATTGTTGAATTTGATTTTACGTCAAAAAGATTTTGTTAAAAAACAAAACGATATCCTGAAGTTTGTAAATACATATGCGCGAAAAGCGTTACAAGGGTTAGGACCATTAAACGAAATCGAATCGCCGCATTGGTTATATTGTATTAAAACACACGTACCGTTGTTACCATCCTTCAAATACGAGTTGGCAGAGTCTTTTATAGTGGAAGGGCAATATGGTTATTTGGATTATCTAGAAATTGTGAAATCTAAAATAGGGAAGCAAAGTGATGACGGTGATTGGTGGTGTGACGAACATAGTGGATGGCCTATTTGTCCTACCAATTTTGACTTTGAAGAGGGGTACGACGAAGGTTTCAAAGTATCTACACGAGCAATTATGGAAGAAGATGCGGGAAACAAAATCGTTTCTGCCAGCGCAGAAAAATCAATCAAATATGACACACCTGATAGCCGAATGATTAATAATATCGTAAACGCGTTATCCGTTGCAATGGGTATAAATATTGAGGTCCAGAAGGAATTTATCATCAATGTTGTATTGGATTCTATTAAAAATACAGTCGAATCTGAGAGCGATTATAAACAAATGGTCCGAGAAATGGCCGAAAAAGGTAGAAAAACGATGTCGTACAAGGATTTCTACAATACATCTTTGCTCTATTATACACTCGGCGCATTTTTGATAGCAGTTCAAACAGCTATGCCGTCGATTAAAACTAGAAAGACACATCCGGGTTGTGTGAGATCTTTTAATGGTTACCCATTTGAAGGCGCTGGTGATTTAACGAGTGTCACTTATTTGGGATGTGTTGCCTACGACATAAGAGAATCAGGTGAACCTTGGAACGTATTAAAGGGTAAAAAACAAGACGGAATTATAAATAAAATCAAATCGGTCATAAATGACGTATTATTGGCATTACCAGATGTAAAGCGTAAATTTGAAGAAAAAACCGACTACTTGTTAACCAATCCTGCGACGGCGATACCAGAGGAACACGACATTGCAAAATGGTCACAATTTTTACCCCCATTAGTCAATTATAAGATTAAACATCTGGTTAATATATCACCCGAATTCAAAAAATCATTAATGTCGGATTTAAGAAGTGGGACAATTAGTCAAAGAGAGAAAATCCTGGTGATTGATTCCAAAATAATACAATTCTCTCTGGCTCTCATAGAAAGAATACAAGAAATTGTTAAAAAGCACGCGCTACTTCTACACACTTCTGGAAATGAGCCTTATCTAGAAAACGCGTGTTGTGATAGTAAAGAGAACGAAACAACCGTCAATTATTTTGTAACCAGGGACCCGCGAATTGCTGAATATAATATTGTAGTTACACAATTGACGAATATGCTGGAAGACATTCGAAGTTATTCGGAAGCCGGCATTTTTTACAGTACTATTAATACCAAAAACAAATACCCTTCTATTAGTACCGAATTCAACGAGAGAACCATTTATTTGGCGTTTATTTATTTCTGTAAATTTAAATCGTTGATTCCTATTCCAGAAGATTTGCTTCCGTTGTGTACGAATAAACCGGACTCTAGTCTTATTAATCCAAACGATTCCGTTGATCGTATCATACAGAAGTTGAAGGACGACGGTAGAAATTACACCAATCAACAATTTTTAAGATTATTGCAGGTTATCAGTCAGCATAATATTATAAACATTGATTTAAATAAACCGGAGATATCATCGGTTACTAAATTGATGAAATTAATCGAGACGATTGACGATGAAAATGATGAAGTGTTTGAAAAATCATTGCGAGATCTCATTAGCAACTCATTGGACACATTTGATATTGCCAGCGAAAATTACACGAAAGAAGTAAAAGAATTGAACAACTTTTTAGCTAGAAATATTGATTCAATGAAGGAGGAAATTATTGGTTTCGTGCAAGAAAACAAGGGTTCAAATGTAACCAATAGTGTGGTAAGAAATATGTCGAAAAGTATTACAAATTTGTCCAATTGGGTAGCTGATAATTCAAATAGAAATGAAACTACTAACAAGGTGTCAGACGATAAATTATACAATATTGTGAACTTTTATAAGAATTTCATCGAAAATTTCGTAAATGTTTTTCCAAATATTATTTTAAACAAAGTGAATTATGACGATATTCATATTCCAAAATATTATGGTTTTTCAAAATCTCATTCTGGAAAATTAAAGAAATTTATTGGTGGATATTATGAAAAATTGAAAAGCTTCTATGGTATTTCCACTTTGCAAAATATATTATTTACTATACAGAAAAGCGCCAGGAATTTGGTTAAAATAGCAAATGCGACTCCTAGCTTCACCAGTATCCGAGTGACTGAAGAAAAAACGATCAAACCGGTATTTGACGAAAGAACCAGTAGATTATTATTCGAATATTATTTATTGCGCACATTAGTCAATTACATTGAGTTGTCGGACCAAGATGAAATGGTGACAGTTGAAGTCCAAAAAGAGAAAGAGGTAGCCGATATTTTTGCGGTTGAATATTTGGAAGAGGCATCCACGAGAATAGACATATCTATGACTTCGAGGAATGAAATGGATACCAGAATATTAACTGGTAACAAAAAAGAGTTGAGACAAAAAACCGCCGAATTATTAATTGCATTTGTAGATATAATGAATAACCAGAAGGACACAGTGGATACTTCTTACGAAGAAATACAAGACCGCATATTCAAATTAAAGGAAAAAGAAAAGGATATGGTTACCGATAGACTGAAAGGTATGACGGATGAGCAAAGAGATGCCGATACTATATTGAAAATAAACAAACTAGGAATGTATAGCAAAGGAATGCAAAAGGGTTTGACTACCTTGGATAAAGATTTTTATGACGAGGAACAATCCTTTAGAGATAAAATGAACCAAGCGGAGAGAAATATTCGAAAGAAAAATGCTGACGCAAATGATGAAAACATCGATATATTATTGGATGAGTATATGGAGCAACAACAGGTGGAAGATGAAATAAACGCCGAAGCTTATGATATGGAATATATGAACGAGGAGTTTTTAAATGGAAATACTGATGGATCCGGGGCTCCAGAAGAAGAGTATGATGATTATAGCGAGGAATATTAGGTCCACCTTATCCACCTTTAGAAAAGGTGGAGCCAAATTGTAACGAAGTAAGAGGAAATCCTTAAAACCATTATTTTAGAAAGGTTGCAAAAATTTTACCCACTATTTGAAAAAGGTTTTGCTCCACTTTTTCAAAAGTGGAAAAAAATTTGTTATAATTATATATAAGACAAAATGTACAAAAACTATATTAGACAAAATATCACCCTCGTGGCTATAATATTATTTATTACTATTTTCGCATCTATTCAGCTGATGAAGCCCGCTTGCTTTTATAATAAAGACGGAAGTATTCGCGAATTTGGCATCGGATACAGAAACAAAACGATCCTCCCTATTTGGCTATTATCGTTAGTTTTAGGAATTCTGTGTTATTTAGCAGTTATGTATTATGTATCTAGTCCTAGAATATTTTAACCATTTTGTATTCCGATGAAGCTTTGTAAAATATATATAAAGGTATTAGAGCTAACAACTGAATAATAATAGTTAAATGACCAATATACAACACATAGAAAAACGTATCATTAGAGTACTTAAGGTTACTGGTATTGGACGGGGATCCTTAGGATTTTATAGAGGCATTCAAGACTACGATTATGAACACCAAAATGATTTAGAAAGATATAACAACAAAATGCTCGAATATAATGAATCACTGAAAAAATATAAAAAAGGAAATCCTTATTATAGTGAACCAACTCTTCCTGAAAAACCACACAAATATTACTTGACCTCAATATCAAAAGGTGTTGCGGGTACGTGTTTCTATTTGAACCATATTTTCTTGTTATTTTATGTTTCTAAAGAATTATACCGTTTGGAAGCATATTTACGTAATATAGATGATGTCAAAAATAAGACATATTATAAAAAATTATAAATCCACTTTTGAGAAAAGTTGCAACGAAGTAAGAGCAAAACCAATTTTACACCACTTCATATTTCAAATGTCTAATTTTGTTTTCGTTTAGATTGGACAAACATATATATACATACATTATACTATACTAACTAGAAATGATTCAAAATAAATTTTTCTTGTTGCTTTGTTTATTACATTATTACCATAATGATGCTTTTTACATACCATTGAGTCCTTCTTTCTTTCAAAAAAAACACACACATTTATTACAAGCAAATAAAAGTGATAACAATAAGGAGTTGGATAATAATGATTTAGAAATAGATACTACAATTAAATCATCTAATAAAATTTTTCGTTTAGGAAGATCGAAAGATCAAGACGGTAAAAGTAACATTTGGTCAGTAGAACCTAAAATGGAAGTTGTATATGAAGAAATCAATGAATTTAATAAAAATATTTTGACAGGTGGATTAATTGTTACGGGAATGTTAGCAAGTTTGCCTGTATTATATACTTTGAGTAAATATATCCAAAATATTGATTATTGAAGAGATACAGGTAACATTATCACGCACATTTTAAATATGTAAAGGCGTAATATTTTGAAAATAGTGTTTAAAATGTATAAAAAATAAATTTAACAATGAATTTATTTTTTGAGCTCCAGTTGGGGATTGAACCCAAGGCCTTTTTCTTACAAGGAAAATGCTCTACCACTGAGCTACTAGAGCTTTTGTGACTATACGTTAGTCACAATATAAATTGTATATTTATCTTTAAGTAGTTTACAACTTTTAATAAAAGTTGTGCAAAATATTTTATCCAAAAATTGTAAAATTATAATATTTGTTTTGCACAACTTTTCTCAAAAGTTGTTTAGCTTGTAATGGTATAAGTTGTACTTGTTGCCAATGCTTTTTTGGTCTTAGCTTTCTCCTCTGATTTTAAAAACTTCTGATAATTTTGCTCCATTGTTTTCGGATTACTTACACAACCGCGCGTAGTAATTTTGAGTTGAACAATCGAAGTCAATAAAAGTCCAGTGTATATATACCACATTGATTCACCAACATTATCTCGACTTACTACCAATTCGAAAAGATCATTTTTAATTTTCGATGTTTCTGGACCATCGGTTTGATAATTTTGCTTCATCAATGGTTTTAAAATATTCCAATAAGAGTCGAAATTCGACGGCACAATTTGATTAATTAAGACCGACGTGTTTCCACATATTTTGATAATAGCATCCGCTGCACTTTGCATAGCCTCTTTTTGCTCTGGAGTTGCAGTGACATCCGCATCCATTTTCTTTTGGACATCGGGATTAATCAACAATTCGGTGATTATTTTATTAGCTGGTCCTGCTACCCAAAAATAACCAATCACATCCGAAAAGGCGCTTTTAAAACCAGGATAAATAGTTAGCACTACTATTAAAACCCCAAAAATCAATGTCCACGGCAAAAACGTGAAAACTCCTGCGGCGCCCATATTTTCGGTTACACTTCCACCACAATTCGATGAAATAATAGACACATTAACGATAAATTGAATAACCATTACTAATAATAAATAAATAGCTAAATACATATAATTATTACTAGTGTATTCTTTGTATTTTTGAGGATTAACTGATATTTCGTAAGTAAAACTAGGCTTGATTGCCAAATAATAGAATAATGTTGTCAATAAAAATGTTACAATATTTAAATAAGAATTAGCCATATAGATAATGTGTATAAATTAATTTATAATTTTAACTATAATTATTAACCACCCTTTTATGCAATTTAACGACTTCCCTGATACGGGTGCTAAACCAATACTTACAGAGCCAGGAGTAAAATATTTTTTGCATCAAACTCTAAAGCAATGCCATACTGTTAGAGACAATTTTCATAATATGATATTTAACATTGGATTGTTTATTGCATTTTTACTTGTTTTAGGACTAATCTTGTTTTATAAATACAAAGGTAAATTGACGCCAGTTGAAATAGCGAAAAAAAACAAAGAAAAACAACAATATATATTATCAAAAATCCAAAACTTCCAAAAAGCCAAACGTATAGCACAACAAGAATTAATTACGGGGCTACCTAATTGGGAAAGCGAATATGATATGATACATTCTAAACTGCCCTATTAAATATAATTCCTTTTAGTATCTTCATTCTTTTTTAGTATATTTTTGTGTTAAAGTACAAAAATATAAGATATACAATATATATAAATTATATTATGGAAATCAGTTCAGATACTACAGATAATAAATCCACTACAGAAAACTCGGCATCAATGACGCAAATAAATACTAATACAGTTCTCGACGTGAAAGAAGCCTTAAATGAATATTTCAAATTGAAAACGAAATACGAAACGCAAATTATGAATAATAAAAAGAAAATTATGAATAATCCAACGTTAAGTAACAGAGAGAAAAGATCAGAGTTTCTCAAATTGAAACCAAAATGTATTAATTGCAAAAGACCTGGCGGGACAATTTTTAAAACGACCTTTTTCCCATCCACGGATAAAGAGGAAGCATACAGACAACAAAGCGCTGCGTGTGGCGTAATCGCGGATCCGTGCCCATTAAATATCAAAATTCAACTCGGCAAAGTGGAATTGATAAACGAAACCTTAAATTTAATGGAAAAAGGCATCAAAAATGCGAAAAATGAAGTGATTGATAATAAAAATAAATTACTTTTTGGTTATTTAACTACCGAAGAAGTATTAACTGAATTCGAAGATTTAAAGGAAGAAATTAGCATTTACACATCTGCATATGAAAAATATTTAATGTATTTCAATAATATTGTAGATAATGACGACACGAAGAGGGAAATAAATGAATCTATAACAAATTCTTACATACAAATAAATCAGATTAAGGACTGTATAAAAAAAATGAATGAAACCGATAATGTGCAATATGCGCGCGACGCTGTAAATATATATATAAATATACTAGATCCGCTAATGAAAAAAATAAGAACCTTAAAATACAATGAAAATATGGTTTGGCATAACAATGACACCAATACGTGCAATTTAATTCAAAATAGATATAGCATCCAGAATTTATCTTATACCAGTTTTCAAAACAAAGTAGTTGCGTTTGAAATGGGCGAAGGGTTTGTTTCTAAGAAAAAACCCGGGCTAATTATCGAATCATCGTCATCTACAGAAGACGAAGGGAAATTTATTGTGAAACCGCTTGAACCAACTCCAAATAAAGAGATACCGCAAGACGAACCTATCTATGGTCAAGGGAAAGACGGAATCGCGTGGAATATACCGGAATATAACAATTTGTGGGAGAAAATGCCGCCAAAGTTGAAAAATGTGTTAAGACTTGATAATGAATGGATGAAAGATTTTATGTTTAGCCTCGTGAATGCTCGAGCAAAAGCCCAGCCGGCTATATTCACTGGACCTCGCGATCTAAAGATGCCTCCTGAAAAAATATCGGATGGAAAATACGATTTTGGCGTTGAAATTTATAGCACCGAATTTAACAAGTTACCAAAGGATATACAAGATAAGTATTTGACATTATATTCTACAAAAGATGGAGTAACAAATTATAATTTACTAAGAGACGCAATGAATGAACTCGTGGCAAAAGAGGTGGGTTTTAATAGAGGATATTTTTAAATCCACCTTTAGAAAAGGTGGAGCCAAATCACCCTTTAGAAAAGGTGGAGCCAATCAGTAACAATTTTTTGCCTTTACTTCGTTACAACTTTTTTTAAATGTAGATATATATTAATGATATTTAACTACATTTCGTTACCAGTCTTTTTAATCAGTTTCGCGATCGGACTCTTTTTCGTTTATATTTTAGGACCAGAAATGAAGAAAATTTATGTGTACCCTAGCCCTGAAACTGTAGGAAAGGTTTTATTTAAAGATAAAGCCGATAATTGTTTTCATTTTCAAGAAGAAGTAGTAGAGTGTCCTTCAGATGAATCTAAAATATCTACGATACCGATACAGGGCTAAATCCTTCCGCCTTTAGAAATCCACCTTTAAGAAAGGTGGAGCCAAATTTACTTAGTTATAACTTTTTCAAATATAGTTCCTATGTTTGGCTCCACCTTTTTTAAAGGTGGATAAAGGTGGATAAAGGTGGATTTTTTTTAAAAGTGGATATATATAAATGGGAATGCATCTAGGAAAATTTGTTCATACAGAAAGGGGTAAAATAATTATGTCCGTATTATTAGGCTTTGGTTTAGCTTCTTTATTCAGATCCGTTTGTAAAAACAAAGACTGTTTATTATTTTACGCACCACCTTTAGAACAGATGAAAGATAAAATTTATAAAAATGCAGGCAAGTGTGTGAAATATTCTCCTGTAGCAACTAAATGCAATTTAAACGCTAAAGTCGTCGAGTTTGAGTAGTTTTACGGTTTACGTGTTTGCGTAATTATTATAATCATTCCTTCTTTATAATAATTATGAGTGATTCAACAAATATTTTAGACTTACCTACCGACCCAGTTGGAGGTGGAAATATAAGTAATAATATATCATTAAATGCTTCTGAAAATGTAGTTGTACAAAGACAAGGACAAGGACCTACAGATGCGCAAGGGTTAACTTTAGATCAATCTACGATTAGTCAAATTGTCACTGGATTACAACAAGCAACTATTAGTGGAGCAACACAATTGCAATCTAGAGATATTCCTATGACTACAACAGGACATAGTACCGATCCGCAAATCCAACCAAATTATGTCCCTCCACCTCAAAACAATATTGATTATATCAAAAATTATGAAGAAACGAGTGATATGATAGACGATTACAATAAGAACAAGAACCGTCATAATTCGCTAGATGAAATGTACAACGAAATACAAACACCGCTTTTATTGGCCGTTTTATATTTTTTATTTCAATTGCCTTTTTTCCGAAAGTTTTTATTTCGTTACCTACCCGCGTTATTTTCAAACGATGGTAATTTTAATATTAATGGGTTTTTATTCACAAGTGCGCTTTTTGGACTGGTGTTTTATTCGCTGAACAAAATAACGAATCAATTTGGTAGTTTTTAAAGCCAACTTTGTTGGCGACTGTAAAAGCCGTAAGGCGACTATAAAAAGCGACTATAAAAAGCGACTATAAAAGCCTATTATTCCAACTTTTATATTTAACCAAACATATTAAATATATACAATTATTATCATTATTCAATGCCAAACTTTTTATTTTCATTATACACAACTTACATGAATGTAATTAGAATGTCCATATTCGATTATTTCAAAACCGGAAATCCAGTATATGACACAATGATATCCACAGTAGTGATTAGTGCATTAGGTTATATAATTAACTATTTATATGAAAAAAATATAAATCTAAATTTTATGAATCTATCATTTGACGACATAAAAGGATATTTTTATAAAAAAAATACGGTTGTATTAGAGGGTAAAAGAAGCTCAACTGTTTCTTGTTATAATTATACCCATAACATATCATCTGTTTATAGTAATCGATTTAAGGCGATCTTAGATTATATTATTTTAAATATTGACAAAATAGACTCCATTTACCGCATCAAAGAAGCGCATAGTAATTTTCAATCGTCTCGCGAAGATGGTGATAAGAAGAAAACACTTGATATTTATATGGTTTATCAAAATAAACATTTTAAAATTGATGATAATATTTTCGTCAAGGTAGAAATTGAACGAGAGGAATCAAACGATGACAAAGAAAAAATAGTTAGTAAAACGGATAAAATAACGGTACATATTTATTCCTATGTATATTCTGTAAATTATATTAAAACATACGTAGACAATATTACTGAAAAATATGTATCCTCTATAAAAGAAAACCGCAGTTCCAAAAAATTTATTTATTTTTTAGATAAGGTAGAACCAAAAGGGGACGAATCTGGTTTAGATTGTTGGCGGGAAGATATTTTTGAAAGTGCTAGAACCTTTAATAATATTTTCTTTGATGGTAAAAAAGAGCTCCTCGCAAAAATAGATTTTTTCTTGAAAAATCGCGAATGGTATTACGAAAAAGGGATTCCCTACTCACTTGGAATCGGATTACACGGACCACCCGGAACCGGAAAAACATCCTTTATAAAAGCGCTAGCAAATCATACCGGACGTCATATTATTGTAATGTCTTTAAAAACAATTAAGACGAAAAGACAATTAGAACAGTTCTTCTTTGAAAATACATATTGTGACAAAAATGAACACAATAGTGTAACTTTTGATAAAAAAATTATTGTTTTTGAAGATATCGATTGTATTGGCGATATTATTTTAGATAGAAGTAAGAAAACGCGCACAACGAAGAACGTAGATATTTTAACGAGTGGCACGATAAATCTTATAAATGAAAATAACAAATGCGACGAAAGACACAAACTTGAAAACGTATTACAAAACATTTGTGATATGGGCGATTTAAAAACCGTAAAAACCGTAAAAACGAATTTCTTGAGTGAAGAACCCATTACTTTGGACGACATTTTGAATCTATGGGATGGTATCAGAGAAACCCCAGGCAGAATACTAATCATTTCATCCAATCATTATGATAAATTAGACCCCGCATTAATTCGTCCGGGTAGAATTGATATTACACACGAGCTTAGTAAAGCAAGTCATAATACTATTTCAGAAATTTATTATCATTTGTTCGGAACAAAGATTGATAAAAATGCTTTGAAACAAATTAACGAGTATTTCTATTCGCCGGCCGAATTAATAAATATATATGTATCGCATAAAAATAAGACCGATTTTTTAAAAAGAGTATTGCAAAATGAAAACATCTAAACTAAAATATCTAGTTATACGTTCTAATATATTATTATAAATCACGTTTTATAATAATAAATAACAAATACAATGATCAACGACTATGTAATTAAATTAATCGAAAATTTACCGGATGATATTAAAAATGTCAAAGAACCTACCCATATTGACTTAGTATTAGACGGAGGTATTTTTAACGGCAGCTATTTAGTAGGAGCACTTTATTTTTTAAAAGAAATGGAAAAACGCAATTATATAAAAATCGACCGAATATCTGGTTGTAGCATAGGTGCTATAGTGGCGTTTTTATATTATATCGACGCATTGGAGTTGATGCATAAATTCTACGAAGTAGTTAATGCGGATTTTCGAAAAACATATAAGCTAACCTTTCTCAAAGAACTGAAGAAATATTTGGCAGGACGAATACCAGACGATATATTACAAAAAGCGAACAACAAGCTTTTTATTAGTTATAACAATATAAAAAAGGGCACCAAGCAGGTGAAATCTTGCTACAAGGATGTAGACGAAATAATAAACACGATTGTTAGATCGTCTTTTGTACCATTTCTTATAGACGGCAATATTTTGTATGAAAATAAATGTATCGACGGGATCACGCCGCATATATTTTGCAAGGAGCCCAATAAAAAGATCCTCTATTTAGACTTGTATGGATACGATAAAGTCGGTAATTTATTAAATGTGAAAAATGAAAAAACGAATTTCCATCGCATTCTCTCAGGGCTTTTAGATATACATTCTTTTTTTATTAAACAAAGTTCGACCCAGATGTGCAGCTACGTGAATGATTGGAATATAACCAATATAGGGTTCAATTATTGCAAACTTTTGATAGAAAAGGTGTGTATTTATTGTATCTATTTATTACTTTTTATTAAGGACAAAATTCCCGAAGAATTCCAAAATACGGTGTTTTATAAAATATTATCAAAAATAGTACAAGATATTTTTATCATAATATTGGAAAGTTATTGCTTGTAATAAATTGTAAAACTAGTTGCGTATAACAAGGAGAGAAATTATATGAGGTTTTATAAAATGGACGAAATTGATATAACGAGCAGCGATTTTTCGTTAGATGTTCCAAATATAGTAGATAACATTGCAGAAACTATAACTGTCGAAGGGGGTGAAGATTATACGATGTATATGTACATCGGTATTTTCATTTTTATTTTAGCGGCTGGTTGGATTGTCTACAATTATACTTTGAAAAAGAAAAGAGTGACATTTCAGGAAAAATTAGACGAATGTTATAGTGGAAACGACTGTTATAGTGGAAACGACTGTTATGGAGGAGTTTGTGAGCGTGCATAAAGGATCTTACTCTTTGTTGCGTCTCGTTTTCCCACCATAAATCGCAAATAGTTTTGACTTTTTTGTTTTTGGTTTAGATTTTCTCTTGTTCTTAACAACTGGTTTCTGTTTACTTTTATCTGATGTATCTTTTTTACCTTTTACATCATCTGGTTTGTAATTTAAAAACCATTCTTCAAATTCATTTTTATCGCCCCTCTGTTTGATCTCCTTATATTTTTCCGCTTTATGAGCACGCATCTCCTCCACTGATTCTTGATGCCCATAACACGTAATACTAAACCGACGCAATAATCCCTTTTGCTCTAATCGATTTTTTTGCTGAACATCGAAAAGGAATTTCGACATACATAATATTCTATCCAAAAATTGATTATAGTACGGACGATCTGCATATAAAAACGCCAAATAAAAACTCAACATAGTATCAATCGTGGCGATTTTCACTTTTTGTCCGGCTACATTTAAAACATTATAACTATGGCAGGCGATGGGTTTATAAATAAACGCGATGGTGTCTTTTCCAATACGGACTTCGTAATGAACAGGAATCACTTCGCCAACAGGATCCCTCTTAATAATTTTGGTATTTTTAACACCAATATCTTTTAAACGTTCCTTCACTATTTGGGCGGTCGTTTCAGGATCGTTCGACAATACATCAAAATCCGCCACTTTTTCCAACTTATGTTGCAAGTTTTTTGGCATATATTGCGAATAGAGAGATATCGCATATCCGCCAAAGAAAACGACACCTTGATTGAGAAGGGTATTTCTAACATTGTCGTAAATTTGATCTTCCTGGTCGCCGTCCGTGTCCATTTCTCGCTGAAATTCAACCTCATTACAATTTAAATCTGTAATTGGATAATGTTTATTCAACAGCGCTAATCGTTTCATTACTTTTTCCCATCGGCTGGTGTCGCCTGCTGGGCGAGATAGTTCTAAATACATTGCCATTCGCAAATAATTGGGTGGTGTATAAAGGATACCACCGACTCTTAGCGCATCCTTTTTAAGTGAATTGTAGATGCCTTTTGGTAAATAAGTAATGTCTGCTACCGGAATATAGTTGACAAATACTTTATAGGTTCCGTGATGTTGTCCCGATTTGGCTTCTACATCGGTGAAGCCCTGTTTGTAATAAATATCGGCTAATTCTTTCGCATCGTCTAATGCATTTACGGCAAAAAAATCGTAATCAGGAATCTCGACATCTTTGTTGTAAAATTGATCTTCAATGGGTAAGATATTATTGATTGCCGTTCCCCCGTAACATATCAGGTTTTTCTTCTTAATAAAGTCCTCGACTATCTTTATGATTTTTTTGATTTCATCAGACTGGACAACGCGCTTCGCAATTTTTTCTTCGGCTTTATCGACTGCCATACGAAGGATTGCTAATTCACAATCATTAAATGTTAAATCTTTACAAATATTTTTGGGTTTCATATAAATACTCTTATATATATCCACTTTTAAAAAAAGTGGAGCAAAACAATTAAATCCACTTTAAAAAAGGTCTAGCAAAAACAAATTCCAACTGTTCTAAATTTTGGCTCCGCAACGCCAGTCCCTTCGGACCTTTCCCAAAGGTGGATTGGATTAGAATTTAAAACTATAATAATCTGTACTCGCTTTTCGGGTAGCATAAGAATTCGCCGGAATTTGTGGTGTTGGTGTTGGAATAGTCACTGGTTTATACCTTAAATCAGGAGGTTTCAAACAAAAAGCATAACCGCATCTATCAAAGAACAAAGCATTTTCCATTAAAAAATTATCCACCATTTGATAACGCATAGCCACCATTTGGCATCCATACGATCGGCATAAATAGCCACTAGGATTGCCGGGATTCGCCCCACTATCTGGAAATACAATCGTCATATCACGTTTATTATATTCGCTCAGCTCCTGAGTGTCTTGATTGTTTTTCACCCCATAATAAGTGTACCCGCGCATAAAAACAGAATTACTAGTTATATTGACGTATTCTAAAAACTCTTGGTTTTCCAAGAAAGCGTTATTAATTTTATCCACAATCAAAATAATTTTCTTTTTGAAATTCAATAAAGGAACGCTTCCTAAATTTTTACCCGAATTTTCGTAACTATAATCTTTGCCTAGCATCAAATTATCATACGATTTAAAGATAGAAGCCATTTTGGAATAGATTTTTTGATTGTTACTCTTAATTCGTAAATGGATTAATATTGGATCGTTCGGATTTGGACACGTACCGCCGGCAAAAGCATAGTTGCGAATGGTTTCCATCACGCTCGCAAAATTCACGGAATTAAATGTCTCCTTAATATAATAATCATCGGATGTGCTGGTGGCGACGACTGGCTGATCATTGACTGAATATATTTCAAAGTCCAAACAGCGGACACCTTGTTTGATAACCGCCTTTAGATTGCAAATATCGACGAAATCATTTTTATAGCTGCCTCCCGAACAAGCATTGTAAGCCGTCTTTACATAATAATCGTATAAATTGTATTTACAGTCTGGATCTGATGCGGAAATGGATTTAATACTACCATCGATCGACGGGTATAAATTATTCATATAACTGCATTCGCGACTTTCTAATTTACTTAAATAAATCATATAGCCTATAAAGATGATCAAAATGATGATAATAAAGGCGATTATCATATACGATTGAAAATCTTCGTCTAACCCTTTTATTGCGCTTAAATAATCTGTTGTTTTGCTTGACATTAATATCTAATATAATATACTATTTTTATAATTTTGGATTAAATAGATTGAATGAAATATTTAGGCGATTTAGCTTCAAAAGTAAAAGTGAGGATAAATAATATAAATATAATATTTGTATATACTATAATGCCAAAACTTTGTGATTTTGAGACTTGTCGTAAACAAGCTAGCTATGGCGATTTTTATGGACAGCCCATAAGATGTAAACTCCATAAAGAAGAAACACATAAATTAGTTAGTCAATTGTGTCAACAAGGCGAATGTAAAATTACACCATCATACAATTATGAAAACGAAGAAACTTGTAAATTTTGTTCAGAACACAAGAAAGATGAAATGGTGGATATTAAAAATAAAAATAAACAATGCCAGCATCAAAATTGTAAAACTAGAGCAACCTATAATTTTGAAAATGAAAAAAGAGGAAAATTTTGTATAAAACACAAAATAGAAAATATGATAAATGTTATGGATAAAAATTGTGAATATACAGATTGTAAAATAAGGGCAACTTTTAATTATGAAAATGAAAAAAAACCAAGATTTTGCAAATCGCATAAATTAGATAATATGTGTGATATTGTTAATAAAAAATGTGAGTCAGAATTATGTAAAATAAAACCGCATTTTAATTACGACGGAGAAAAAATACCAAGATTTTGTTCTCAACATAAATTAGATGGAATGATTGATATAATACACGATGTATGTGTTTTCCCAAATTGCAAAACTCAACCGATATTTAATTATGAAAGTGAGTCAAAAGGCAAATTTTGTCACAAACATAAATTAATTAATATGATTGATGTCAAAAACAAAAATAAATGTAAATTTAATAATTGTTTAAAACAACCTGCATTTAATTTTAAAAATACAAAAATAGGTTTATACTGTGTGGAACATAAACTCGACGGAATGGTTGATGTTAAAAGCAAATTATGTATATATCAAAATTGTAAAACTAGACCAATTTTTAATCATAAAGGAGAAAAAAATGGCTTATATTGTTTAGAACACAAACTTGATGGAATGGTTGATGTTAAAAACCAAAAATGCAAAGCCGGGTTCTGCTTAGGAACATCTGCAAATGTAAAATACAAAGGGTATTGTTCTGCTTGTTACCAACAATTGTTTCCAAATGATCCATTAACATTTCAAATTCGTTCAAAAACAAAAGAAATTGCCGTAAGAGATTTTATCAATACTAATTTTGAAGGATTTCATCATGACAAACCATTATGGACTGGTAATTGTGATTGTACTCACAGAAGACGTATTGATCACAGAAAATTAATTGGAAACACATTGCTGTGTATTGAGACGGATGAAAATCAACATAAAAGTTACGATAAAAAAGATGAAGAAATACGTTATGATGATGTGTTTATGTTGCACGGAGGAAAATTTATTTATATTCGTTTTAATCCCGACAAGTTTAAGGATAAAAATGGGCAATCTGTCAACCCTATGTTATATACTCGTTTGCCTGTTTTGAAAGAAGAAATTGAAAAGCAAATTAAGAGAATTGAAAATGATGAAAACTCTGAATTATTAGAAATTATTAAATTATATTATAACGAATAAAGAATTAAAAAATTAGCATATATTATACTAATAATATGGGGGGCGGATTGATGAATCTCGTTAGCGAAGGACAACAAAATATAATTCTTAATGGCAATCCTAGTCGCACTTTTTGGAAGGCAACATATAAAAAGTACACCAATTTTGGTAAGCAAAATTTTCGTATAGATTATAATGGTTCACCGCAATTAAATTTAACAACTGAATCTACATTTACCTTTTCCATAAAACGCTACGCAGACCTTCTTATGGACTGCTACATCTCCGTCAATTTACCGACCATATGGTCACCAGTGTTGCCACCGCGTGCTGTAACAAACGACGACGGTTCAGTCACATATACAGATTGGGCACCATATGAGTTCCAATGGATAGACAATATTGGCGCGCAAATCATAAGCCAAGTATCCATTACTTGCGGCAACCAATTATTACAACAATATTCAGGTCAGTACATATTAGCATCTGCTCAGCGTGATTTTCCAGGTACAAAATTAACATTGTTTTATCAAATGATAGGAAACACACCCGAATTAAATGATCCTGCAAATGATGGGGCTCGTGTAAATGCTTACCCAAATGCATATTATACTTCCAGTCCCGCGGGCGCACAACCATCCATTCTTGGCCGCACATTATATATTCCACTTGGTGCGTGGTTTAATTTAGTAACAACCCAAGCGTTCCCTTTAGTGGCTCTTCAATATAATGAACTACAAATAAGTGTTTCTTTCAGACCAGTTAACGAGTGGTTTAAAATACGCGATGTATTAGACTATACAAATAATTATCCTTTGGTTGCACCAAATTTCAATCAAACGTATATGCAATTATACCGCTTTTTGCAAACACCACCTGATGAAGAATTAGGACCAAATTCTTATACAAATGTTAAAACGTTATGGAATGCAGATATTAATTTAAATTGTACCTATTGTTTTCTATCCAATGATGAAGCCGAAATTTTTGCAAAAAATGAGCAAAAATACTTAATAAAACAGATTTATGAAACACCATTTTATAATATTACAGGGCAAAACAAAATTGATCTTGATTCGATGGGTATGGTTATAAGTTGGATGTTTTATTTTCAAAGAAGTGATGTCAATTTAAGAAATGAGTGGTCGAATTATACGAATTGGCCGTATAGTTATATGCCACAAGACGTGTCCCCTGCTTCAACTGCAGGTGATTACCCAAACCCTGATCCGTCGGGACCTCCTTTACTAGGACCTGGGTTAAACCCGGATGGTTCTTCGAGCGGTCTTTATACAACGGGTGTATACAACCCACAAAACCTTAAATATATAATGGTTGCCTTAGGAATATTATTAGACGGTCAATACCGGGAAAATATGTTACCCGCTGGTGTCTATAATTTTGTGGAAAAATATACAAGGACAACTGGTGGCGCACCTCCCGGATTGTATTGTTATAATTTTTGTTTAGATACGAATCCATTAGTAGTACAACCTTCCGGTGCAATGAATATGAGCCGATTTACAAATGTTCAATTTGAGTTTACGACTATTTCACCTCCAGTGGATCCTTATGCGCAAGTATTGACGATTTGCGATCCAACCACCGGCGATATTGTTGGTATCAATAAGCCAACGTGGCGCATTTATGATTACAATTACAACATGTATTTAATGGAAGAACGGGTAAATATGGTGGTGTTTGTGGGTGGAAATGCGGGTCTTTTGTATGCTACATAATGAATGATTTGAAGAAAAAATATATTCTTATATTCTATATAATGGAAAAAATAACTCGGAAAACGGTTGAAAGAATGAGTCGTCAACTATATGATGTAATGGAAAAAAGACGAAAAAATATAAGACCAATCGAAAATACCAGTAAATCTTATGATTTATTATTAAACGACAGTATGTTACGTAAAAAAAAATATGATATTTCTACTTTAGAAAAAAATATAAATAATTTATCTATGAAAACTTTATTGTATACCCAAAATTTAACTGCGGAATTTTGCGTAAAATATATCTTGAATGATGAATATGCTTCATGTATAGAAGATACATATATTTGTATAGGCGATGTTCTTAATGCACAAAAACACCTTACAGTATCAGATATAGCTACCGTATATAGATGTAATTATTAATTTATTGTATAATAAAAATTGATTCATAATTTATATTATATAAAAATCAAATAAAAATATATTACCTACTAATAATAAGGATAAAATGAATTACGGTGCATTTCATAGTCATTATGATGAAAATAATATAGAAGAAACTAATATACGTATAAAAGACGAACAACAAATTACAGAAAATAGATTAAAAATGTTTATCGAATCATTATTTGGATCTTTCCGAAAAGATAAACGATATTTATATGGTCTTATAGTAAGCTTAATATTTATAACAACTTTACCATTTAATATTTCACTACTTTCAAAAAATAATAAAGCACATAATGAATTAACACTTGTTGAAACAATGAACCCTCCATCGATAAATAATAACAATATAAATAATATCAATATTAACAATATTCAAACGAGTAGACCCACATCTTTTCCAACCTATTTAGACGAAGATGATGACGCATATACGGGTTTCTATGATAAATTTGATTTAAGATTTACTACTTATCGCGACGGCTATGATGTACTATCTTATTTCTTGCCAAACGCGAGTGATTTATACTCTTACAAAATTTTAAAACCTTACACTGGTATAGTTGAACCATATGCGAATATGTGGATATCTATTACAGATACTGGTGATGATATTGCGGATCGTAAATACAGTCATAAATATACCATTTGTGATGCAAATAACGATTGTATTGAAGGTACCGATAGTGACACCTCATTCAGTTATGATTGCGATCCTTTAAATGACGAATACAGTGTAACATTGAAACAATACAATGCCTTTAACGGAGAATACACCGGACGATCCAGTGAAGGAAAACTATTGTGTATGTATGTTCGCCGTGAATTTCGCGCATTAACAGATGATGATTTGACCAAAACGATCGACGCAATGTATACTATGTGGACTACAGACGAGGATACTGGTCAGGCATTATATGGCGATGCTTATCATAATTATGTATATTTATTAGAGTATCACTACTTTAACGCTGCGTGGATTGATGCAGATCACGTTCACGAAGGTCTAGGGTTTTTAGCGCAACATATAAAAATGAGTAATATATTTGAAAAGGCGATGCAGGCAGTGGAGCCATCCATATCATTGCCTTATTGGGATTATACAATTGAGACCGCTTACAATATAAGTGTATGGGATTCGCCAATGTTTCAAGAAAATACATTTGGAACTTTAACTTTGCCAAAAAATCTAACTTGGGGATGGTTATATGAAAGCGATGGTATAGACAACGGTAAAATTCCCGATGGTAGGTGGGCAAACGTAATGGCCGATTATAATACAAAATATGAGGAACTCTATACGGCCTATGGATATATGCGCGCTCCGTGGAATATTAATCCTTCCAAATATATCACGCGCTACGTTTCCATAGACAAGGATTTGCCTAAATGCGATTCGCATTACACGATGTTGGAATATGATAGTATCACCGATTTCTTACATCAAATACCGTATGCGCCGCACGCATCTACCCACGGCGTAGTAGGTGGTGTATTCGGTTGTGACGCAATGAACCCTTTACGCGAATCGGGCTACATATTGAGTGTCGATGGTCAATTAAATCTTTGTAAAAATTGGATATTCTATTTGAAAGAACTGTATAGAGCCGATGTGTTAATTCCTCCAACCGATTGTTCGGCCACTAACGAAAAAGGCGAATATTCTTTAGAAAAGGAAGATATTGCGTGTAATTATGAATGTAATGAAGATCGAATGTCAGTATTATCATTGATGTTGAAACATAGTATATTAAATAGCGACTACGATTGTGTGCCAGTAGATGATATGCCGGAGGAAGGTTGGACTGCGTGGATTGATTTTATTTGCGAAGGTGATGGAAGCAAAGTATTTGGCGGAGATCATTTGGAGTCCGCATCTCCAGCGGATCCATCGTTTTGGCCAATTCATCCAACAACTGAAAGACTATTGCAGGTAAAATATATGGCAGGAGGGTTTAATTCAGACGATTGGCCTACCGATGCTGAGGCAGAATATATATGTAATAAAGTATCGTGTTATAATAGCGATATTAACGATTTTGAGGTGTCGTCAGAATGTTGTTATGGTCACTATCAGCACGATCAAATGTACGACGCTACAAATAATGATCGATCAACAAAGGTGGGACCCACAAATAATGATATACACGAATGGACCAACCCAACAAAAAGTTATTATGCGATGCCCTATATATATGACGGCTTCGCGTGGGATCATTGCAATGAATATAATTTAGATTTCGACGAATTATTAACAGAATTATATGATGATAGCGAATTTAATACTACTACCCCTGCTTCAGAAAAAGGGTGGTAACACATATTTCTTTAAATATAAAATTAAATATTTAAAGAATGGGGTCGGGTCAGACAAAACACTACATATCCACCTTTGAAAAGGTTTAACGAAGTAAGAGTCAAACACTACATATGTGTAGTGAATACACTACATCAGTGAAGAAAAATCGTAACATTTGAATGTAAAAATTTGTCCCTACACGTGTAGTATCGAAATTTAAAGTGTTTTTGAAAGACTTTTTTGGAAAATCCAAAAATGGACATTTATAAATGTCCAAAAATCAAAAGTTAAAATACTTTATGCCAAATTCTTAAAATGTGACCATAATTGAAATTTATGGTATCATTACAAAAAATTTAATTTTCATTTTGTGACGATAAATTTTTTTTATAACAACTTAAAAAAAATATATTACTTATTATATGGAAACTTTAGGAAACGAAAACAAGCCAAAAACAAGCCGAAATTATTATTGTGAATTTTGTCACTATGGAACGTCTAAAAAAAGTAACTATGAAAATCATATTTCAACTGTAAAACACGAAAAATGTTTAAAAGGAAACGGTTTGGAAACAGCCGGAAACGAAAACAAGCCAAAAACTAGCCACTATTCGTGTGAAAATTGTAAAAAAGAATTTACAAATCGTTCTGGATTATGGAAACACAACAAAATTTGTAAAACAAATGAATTTGATAATAATAAAATTAGTAAAGATACAGAGAAAAAAGATGATCTAATCAATTATCTTATCAAGGAAAATCAGGAATTCAAAAACTTAATTTTAGAAATTATTAAGAAAGATACATATACTACCAACAACACAACAAATACTAATTCACATAATAAGGCATTCAATCTGCAATTCTTTTTAAATGAGACGTGTAAAGATGCAATGAACATTATGGATTTTGTCGAGTCTATTCAATTGCAGTTATCAGATCTTGAAAAGGTTGGCGAAATTGGTTACGTAGAAGGAATTTCTAATATTATTGTAAAGAATTTAAATGCCTTAGATATTACTCAACGACCTGTTCATTGCACCGATAAAAAAAGAGAAACTATTTACATAAAGGATGAAGATAAATGGGAAAAGGACGAGGAAAAGAATAAAATACGCAAAGTGATTAAAAAGGTCGCTACTAAAAATGCAAGACTAATCCAAAAATTCAAAGAAAAGCACCCAGATTATAACGAGTACCATTCAAAATATTCAACACAATATCATAAATTGATCATTGAATCCCTCGGGGGGTCGGGAGATAATGATTTGGAAAAAGAAGACAAGATTATTCGAAATATTTCAAAAAATATTGTAGTGGAAAAGTAAAATATAATATAATCTGTTTTACTATTTGTAATATCAAGTGGACACACGCGGTTCTTCATCTGGAGTGTATTCGGGCGGATAGAATATAGTATACACATCCCATCCTCTATCATCTCTTCTTCTTACGACACGTTCGTCCGTATTGGCACCTACTCTATGTAAAGGTACATTCTCAGTAGGAGATACAAAACTAAAGGCCCAATCTGGGCCTGGTGCATTTGAATTGGGTTGTAATGTATAATTAATTCCACCGAATCCTATACGCTCTTGTTCATTGCCTCCTCTAGTATAACGTTTCCTACTTGCTTTTCTAGATCGTCTAGAACGTTTAGAACGCAAAGTTCTTCTACGCGATTTACGTTGTTTCATATTCTATAATATTAGAAAATATTATTTCTAAATAAATAATTTTTGCTAAGAAATAATATCATTTATAACGGTGCATTCGATGGATATGGACCATCTTCAATAAATTGACCAGTTAAGCTGTACCTTTCAGGATAATTTGGCATATATTTGAGACCAGAAGGTTTATATCTTTTATTAAAAAGCTCCTCTTCTTGTTTAAATTCACTTGTCCAAGTATCCACACCAAAATTCGCCATCGCGGGTTTTGCATACATATTAGAAGTAATTACTGTTTCTTGAGTGCCATACCCGCTGGTTAATGGTGAATATTGAGGAGTCACACCCCACGTTAATTTTCCAGCATCATTGTCGCCTGGAACACAATCATTAGATCTTTTTAAAGGAGGTGAATAAGGTTGGCATCCAGGACAGTCAATGTCAGCAAAACATTGTTGTCCAGTTATAGCACAACGTCCAGTTGGACCACAAAAATTTTTGCAACTATAACTAGTTGTTAATGGCAAATCTACACTATGGCTTACAGCACCATTATAGTCGTCTTTTAATGATCCGGTTGTAAAACATTCCATAATATATTTATTTTTAGTTAAGAAATCAATCCAGTTAAATATTGCCACAATTAAAATGAATACAATAAGTAACATAAATATTATACTATATTGTTTTACAGATATTTCCATATACAATAAAGCTATATAAAAATATAATATTGGACAAAATAATAATGAATTGGGAGTTTAGTAAATAATGAAATATATATTTTATTATATCATTTTATTATATAATTTTAATATAAGTAATGGCAAATAAAACTGACACTTCAGCAATTGATGAAAAAAAAGAAAAAAACAAGTCATCAAATACAAGTAGTTATTACTCTAATATTCTAAATTTTGTATTGACTGTAATCGTTTTATTTATTATTATAACAATTTATTATTCTACAAGTGGGTTACTATTATACGCTTGTAAATTAGGGCAATCAAATATATTACCGACAGATCTACATTGTTTTCCTTATACAGATACTAAACCAGACATTCAACCAATCCAAACAAATATTTTTACTACATTTACTGATCCGCAATTATCAATGAAATTGAAATTTCCTTATAATGAGCATAACGCCGCAAATAAAATTTTAGATATGTTTCGTGAATATAAAAATGATCCGAGGTCCAATTTTTTAGCAAATTATTTTATTTCAATTATGGAAGCAACGATTCACTTTAATTACAGCGCATTCAATACAATTTTGAATATGTTAAATGGCGTACCCGAAATTTTGATTGTTTTATTTGGACCTATTATAGTTGGTATATTATCAACCGTTATTTTCTTACTAGATCATTTTTATTTGATTTATTTATGGTTTGCAAATATGGGGTGGTTTTTTAAAACAAACTCAAATGATTCTGGCAGCGGAAAGCCTAAATGGGAAGACGTTACGTTTGTTTCCCCATTTTATTTTTGGTGCGCAGTCTCTCTAGTTATCCTGTTCGTTATTTTATTATTATTTTCATTACCATTGCTTTCAATTGTTGCATCGTTATCAATAGTTTGGTGTATGTTTTCTTGTATAGCATATGCAGCAGAAATGAATGGTAAGAATATAACAGCCACCGCCATTGTACAAGACATATTCAAGTATTATAAAATTCCTATAATGGGACTATTTAGTTTCTTAGTAATAGTAAGCGCGTTTACCAAGTTAGGTACGTATCCTGGCATATTTTCAATAATAATATTAGCACTAATTTATTATGGTATAATATCAATTGATATTTTCAATCCTATTAATAAGGAACAATTATCATTAGCCGTAAGTTATAAACAAGCAAAGAAAACGTGTAATTATAAGGAACTCGCGAAAGAAAAACACGGATTGTTATATAATATGTTATTTGGTCAGTCTGGCGGAGATATTACAAAAGAACTGAAAAATATTGGTAAAAAGGTGTATCATAAATAAATAGCCGTATAATTTTATTTAAATTATAGATTAAAAATAGTTTAAATAAAACATTAAATATTAAGTATATAAAATGGGTAAAAATAAACAAAAAATGAGTAAAACTCCGTTTGTAACTATGTGTACACCCACATTTAATCGCAGACCTTTCATACCAATTATGCTTAAATGTTTTGAACATCAGACATATCCAAAAGATAAAATTGAATGGCTTATAGTCGACGATGGAACTGACAAAATCGAGGATCTCGTATCACATATTCCACAAATTAAATATTTTAAATTCGACGAAAAAATGACCTTGGGTAAAAAGAGGAATTTTTTAAACGATAAAGCAAAGGGAGATATAATTGTTTTTATAGACGACGATGACTATTATCCTCCAGAAAGAATTAGTCACGCAGTGGAAGTATTAAAGGCAAATCCAAAAGCATTGTGTGCGGGCTCGAGTGCAATGTTTATACATTTTAAACATATAAATAGGATGTTACAATTTGGACCTTATGGCCCCAATCACTCAACGGCAGCAACATTCGCGTTTAAAAGAGAGTTGTTAAGAACTAGCAGGTTTGATGAGAAATCTTCCGTAGCTGAGGAAAAACATTTTTTAAAAGATTACACAGTACCATTTGTTCAGTTAGATTCAAAAAAAACTATATTAGTATTTTCGCATAACCACAATTCATTTGATAAAAAACAATTATTGGAAAGCGGACCAAGTCCATTTATTCACGAAACAGCATTAACTCCTGCGGATTTAGTAAAGGAACCAGAAATTTACAAATTTTTTATGGTAGATATTGATCCATTATTAGCGACTTATGAACCAGGTAAACCAGAAAACAAACCAGATGTTGCAAAACAATTATTGGAGATAAAAGCAACCAGAGAAATTATGATGAAAGATCAAATGAAAAAACAACAAGAATATCAAGAAACTATGAGTAAAATACAAACGTTAATAGATAATAAAAACCCAGGACAACCTATGAATGTTAATGAATTATTTGGTGTTATACAAAAATTAACAGCGGAAAATGAGACGTTAAAAAAGAAAATAACGTATTTAGAAGACAAAATGAAACAATTAATTACTGAAAAAATTCAAGAAAGAAAGAAAGAACTAGTAAAAGAAGAACCAGTAAAGGAAGAACCAGTAAAGGAAGAACCAGTATTAGAAATTAATAGTTCCAACGTTGCACAAACAGAATAGTTCGCAAATCAAAATACAAACACGATAAATATACTTAAAGATATTATAAGTATATGATTTATTATAAATGGAGGATGAGTATTTTAACCCTGTAAATGAAAATCATTTAGATATACAATCGACAAAACAAAGCTTAAGTGTGATAGAAGAGACAAAAGGGTTTGACAGGGGATATTCTAAAATTTTTAGACGTTCAAATCGTATTAGCGGTAAAAATAAACAAAACAAAATCGACTTATATACTTCGGGTGATATTGGATCAAACATAAGAGATGCAGAAACAGGAGTTTATTATACAGATAAAGTAGGCTCGGCAGACGAATATTTGTTTTTCAAAGTTACAATTGCAACCGGAGAATGTAATAGTAAAAATGGCTCTTCAACATTATATTATCTGTCACCAAATCATTATATGTCTCATATGAATTGTGATGTAGATGCAAAAACAATAGCTGAATGGGAAGGAAGAAAGAATGCTAGATTGATAGAAAAGGAAAAAAACAAACGTCCAAAAAATTCATATACAAATGTTAATTAAATAATATTTTTTTTATATAAAAACATCATAAGAGATTAATTATGAGGTTTTTAAGGATTTTTATTTTTTTGTATTTACATAGTTTTATTAGCGACTCTAAATTGAATTATCATAAAATAAATCATAAACAGCCAAATATAAACAATATTTGTTCAAGTTCAAATGAATTACCGATAAAAAACAAATATATATTTTTAAAACGAGTTTATAAACTGAAACATAATGGTACGGACGACAGATATCCTGCTAGTGAAAATATTACACAAGAAGAAAAATATAAAATATATAAAAATTATGAGAATAAACGTAAACTAGACATTCTACAAAATGAATATATTTCTATTTACGATAAATTAGAATTGTTAAATGATCCCTCTATTAAACCATATAATTTACGTGCTGGTGGATTGATGGAGGACTACGAATTTGAATTATGAGTTTTTATCAAAATACCTATCCTTCGGCTAAACAATCTTCGGAACATTCATCTTCAAAATCATCTTCGATTTCTTTTTCTGACGTACCGGTTGCATTTTCTTTAATATATTTTTCAATGTATCTATAAATTCTATTTATATCCAATTTAGTAATCTCATAATTTTCAAGTAAATTAACTATTTCATTATCATCATTACTATTTTTAATGTGAATGAAAAAACCGAATAAATCCTTTTTATCCATTCCCAGTTTTTGACATAATTTTTGTATAAAAAGCGAATTGTTATATTCAGTAGAATATTTAGTCAGCACCTTTGTAAATCTGACTTCTGTTGGGTCATATTTTTGTGTCTTTTTTATATATTCGTGATACATTTTGTTGTTTTTAAAGGTTTTAATCAAGGAACTCATTTCGTTGAATTGCCATATTTGTTTTTGAAATGTAATTCTGTCTATATAATCTGCAAAACATATGTTTTCTAATTGATTAATATAAAACGGTATTGAAGTCTTCTTGTCAATTTTATCAATAACGTCAATAATATTTTCGTGCCATAACAATCCGACGCTTGTTCTATCTGTTTCATTCATAATATGATTATGATGATCTAGGGAATAATAATTATTCATTAATTTATGTGTGATTTTTTTTGTGTCGTCGCTATATGATTTGATTTGCAATATATTTTCAATTACGTTGCTTGTAAATAAATGTGGTTTGTTAATATGAATGTTATAAATACTATTTAATTTTCTTAAGTCACCTTGAACAAATGTAGTTATTTTCTCATTCATTGACAACTCTATATTTGGCAATAAAGTATAGACAATATTAGAGATTTGCTGTGGACTAGGCGTTTTCAGTTCTATTGTGTTACATACTTTCATCAATTCTTTTATTTTTTTATCGACTTTGTAATTTCCAATACATATAATAGGGTTTACGGTAACCTCTTCCAATTTTTGTTTTTTCGTTTTTTTAGGTCGAATAAGTTTAATTAATGTATTGATACCCCCCTTGTCGCCATTATTCATTCCGTCAATTTCATCCATAATGATGGCAATTTTTCGAACATTTTTATTAAACAAACTCATAATATTTTTGTCAGACATATTATGCTTTGTTATATCTTCAATGACAGAAGTATTTCGTATGTCTCCAGCGTCATATTTAATAATATCGTAGTTTAATTCTTTTAATATATTTGTGATGAAAGAAGTTTTACCGGTACCTGGGTCTCCATAAACATAAATGCCTTTTTTTAAAAGTACGTTGTTTTTATTAATTTCAAATTCGCGTAATATATTTTTTATATTGGAAGCGTTCTCATCTCTATTAAGAATTTGGTTCATATTTAATTTTTCCATCTTATATACTTAACAATATTCTTTTTATGTAGATTTTTACCTAATCCATGTTCTTTTAAAAAGTTGTGCATAACATTTCTGCAATTATTGGAGTCATTTTCTATACAAAAATTGATTGTAAAATAAAAATAATTTTTAAATATCATATTTTTATATCTATATTGTTTGATTTCGTACCATTTTAAGTAATTCTCTCTAACGATCATATTAAAAACAAAGTCATTATCACGCCGAATCATATCTCTGACATAGTTCTCATAGTTTTTAATGGATGGTTTTATAGTGTTATGGTACAACAAATAATTCTCTCTATTGGTAAATACGAAAGCAGATTTGGGTATAAATTCTTTAATAAAGTTTATAATATCTCTAGGTAACATATTGATTTTATCTATAATGGTACTCATTATATTGTATTTTTACAATTATTTGTAAAAATAAAATTAGGTAACTTTATATTTTAAGCGGTTGATTGACAAGGATTGCTTACACCATAAGTAACGCCATCCCAACTAATGCCGCACCTATTTGCCCACGTATATTTAGCGCAAGTGCCCTGACTGCCTGCATAAGGTTCAGTGTTAAAATTCATTACTAAATGATTATTATCTCCGGTTGCGGGACATATTCCTAAATCTTTAACATTTGTACACGTAGTATTATTGCCAGAACCATCGGCGACCCAATAATCCGGACATTCAGGAACTATAGGAGGCCACGATTGATCCTTAGACGACGATAACGCCATACCAATAAATATTAAAGCAATAATTAATATAATAATAGCGGCAAATAAAACCATTTTTTGAAAAGTTTCCATATAAATTAAATATATATAATTTTTTCTATTTGAGTATTATATATTAAATGAATAAAGTCAATAATGGACGTGTAGATATAAAAACCCCTAATACTTCAACATTATTTCAAATGTACGACAAAATACCTGCTAATCAATGTGTAACATTTAGGAATCCGACTGAGGGGTTATGGGATTCTACTCCTTTATCACAAGCTTTTTTCTCTCAACAAAACATTCAAATGCTTCAAAATGGTATACGCGCCGGTGTTTATAATAGATCAAATGGTCAATACACAATTGGTATGCAAGATTGTGATTCGCTAAAAATAATTATGCGCAGTGTATTTCTGCAACAATCCGCGAATCAACCAGGAAATTATCAACAACAAATTAGTCAACTAAATAAAATAGTTCTGGATTACTGCATTCAGCAGGTGTATAGCGAAGCACAAGGATATATGAAGTATGTGAATGATGTAAGTACCTTAGTAGTTCCGATTGCTCATCCAGTAATGGCAAATGATAACGACAGACAATTGGAATTTAAGAGTTGGTTCTAAATTATCAAACTCGTATATATAAATACTTAATAATACCACTAAATATTATTAAGTATGGATGATAAAATTGTTTTAATATGTGCTACAGGGCGTTCAGGATCTACTACAATGCAAAGAATAATAAATACGATACCAAATAGCAATATTTGCGGCGAGAATTTTGCAGCGATAAATAGTTTACTAGAATTTTATAGAAGAATAAAAAACTCGTCTGTGCAAAATATTCCAGGTCATTTTAATCCCGCATCGTATGCAGAAATCATAAAACAAAATATAAAACCATCGTGGTATAACTCCTATAATTATCAACAAATGGTTCAAATGATCAAAATAATGATTATTACTATGTTTAAGGATAAAACAACTACAAATGTGTGGGGTTTTAAAGAAATTAGATACGATTCTGGAAATATAAAATACATTAAAGATTTTAAAGAGTTATTTCCACAAACAAAAGTTATTATTCATATTAGAGAGAATATATTACAACAAAGTCAGAGTGGATGGTTTAAAAACGACAGAAACGCAATACCATTTCTAAATAAAACTACAAAAGACTTGATTCAATTTTACAAAGAAAATAAAGATTATTGTTATTTAACCAGCTTTGAAAAAATGTTTGATATGAATATTTTGAGAAATATGTTCCAATTTATTGGTTGTGGAGAGAATTATAATGAAAAAGAAATAAGTGAAATATTAAAAAATAATTTCAAGGATTAGATATCCGTCATTTTATTTTTTAATATTTTTATTTTAAATATTTTTATTTTGCATTACTTCGTTATAACTTTTTTCAAAAGTGTATTTAAAAAGAGCTTAATTCTGTAATTCCTCTACCGATTATTAATCCGTGAATGTCTTGCGTTCCTTCATATGTATTAACAGCTTCGAGATTCATCATATGTCTTATAATATGATATTCGTCTGATATACCATTGCCGCCCAATATATCTCTAGCATTTCTAGCAATTTGTAAAGATTTCAAGCAGTTGTTTCGTTTAACAATTGAAATATTTTCAGGAACCATCAAATTATCGTCTATTAATCTGCCAACTCTTAAACTTGCTTGAATACCCAAAGTAATCTCACTAATCATATCTGTTAATTTAATTTGAATTAATTGATTAGATGCTATTTGTTTTTTAAATTGTTTTCTATCTAATGAATATTGTCTAGAACGTAAATAGCAATCTTCCGCAGCACCAAGAACACCCCAAGATATTCCATATCTTGCATTATTAAGACAAGAAAAAGGACCTTTTAATCCTTTAATATGTGGAAGCATATTTTTCTTCGGAACGACAACATCCTCCATAAAAATCATACCCGTAGTAGATGCCCTAAGAGAAAATTTACCATTAATTACAGGACAAGATAATCCCTTCATATCTTTTTCTAAAATAAATCCTCTAATATCTTTATTCTCGTCCTTTGCCCAAACTATAAAAATATCAGCAATTGGTGAATTTGTAATCCAATTCTTACTGCCATTTAAAATATAATTATCTCCTTCAAGTCTAGCATTCGTTTGCATACCAGAAGGGTCGCTCCCGTGATCGGGTTCCGTCAACCCAAAACAACCAATTAAATTACCTTTTGCTAGTTCTGGTAAGAATCTTGTTTTTTGTTCATCTGAGCCAAATTTGAATATAGGATGCATAACCAATGATGATTGAACACTCGCGCAACTTCTATAACCACTGTCGATTCTCTCAATTTCACGCATAATTAAACCATAAGAAACATAATTTACATCAGCGCAACCATAACCTTTGATAGTTGGACCTAACAAACCTATTTTTCCCATTTCTTTCATAATGTTTCTATCAAATTTTTCATTTCTAAATGAATGAACAACATTAGGTAGTAAAAAATCCTTTGAAAAATTAGAGGCAACATCCTTTATATATATTTCATCATTTGTGAGTTGTTTCTCTAAGAAAAAGGGATCTTTATAATTAAACAAAGTTCTAGATATTATTTTATTTTTATTACATTTTCTTATTGCGGTTAATCTGTGTATGCCTATCATATCTTATTTATAATAAATAAACTACAATCTTTAACCTATTTACATTACATTTATTTTGTTATACTTTTCTTAAAAGTATAAAATTACATTTATTTTGTTATACTTTTCAGAAAAGTATATTTACTCGTCTTCCACAACTAAATTCGGTTTTTTAATAATTTTTTTTACAACGGCACCTCCTTTTGATACGACTTTCTTTTTGTTAGTTTTTGTGGTATCGTCACCATTCATAATACGAGTTCTTAAATCCTTATATTCAATATATAGATCTTTCAGAGTATCTAACTCAGAGTTCCACATTTGATAAACAGTTGTATTTTTTATCGTTTCTAATTCGGTTTCCTTATTACCTTTATCTTTCAATAATTTTTCTACATTTTCCTCTGTAACGGAATCCATAGGCATTTTAACTAGATATTTATACTCTTCGTCATTCTCAATTTTATCGTATCCTTTTTCTTCTAACATAGCGATGACTTGTTCCTTTTTCTTTTTCCTCAAATCGATCGTTCCATTCAAATTTTCCTGAATATATTTTGCTTTATTAGACAACAATACTAATTCTTTTTCCAATGCATCAATCATATATTCTTTTCTAGTACCGTATAATTTCAATCGCACTTCATAATATGCGTCGATAATTTCCGATACCTTCTCGTATTTATGAAGAGTGTCGTTCGCATCAAATAAATGCATATTAGTTGTTGTATTTGTTGTGTATAATTTCAAGACCTTTTCAAGACCGTTACAACCGAAATCGCCTTTCAATCCTTCTAGTTCTTCTAATTTACCTTTTGTAAACGTGATTGTAAAGTCTACGTTTGTATCTTTACTCATATCATCATAATCTTTAATTACAGCGGATAGTTTTTTCCCATCTTTATCTACTCCTGGATCTATTAGTCCTTCCAACAATTCTTTGAAATCTTCCGTCCAATATCCAACCGGTAATTCAGTTACTTTAATTTTATCGACTGCTATTTTTTCATACAATCCCTTGATTAAGAATTTCTCATCATTTATTTTAGATATTTGACCTTTGAAGCCTTCGTAATATGGAAGAAATTCGATATTATCATTTCCAACAGATAACAATTTATTTTGTAAATATGTGATAATTTGTAACGGATTATAGCACATAATATCAGTACTGAAACCTGTTCCAATACCCTTAGACCCATTGACTAATACCATAGGAATTATTGGCGCATAATAAATCGGTTCTACCAATAATCCATCATCATTTAAATATTCTAAAACGTTATCATCTGATTGTTGGAAAATACTTCTAGTAATTTTATTTAATTGGGTGAATATGTATCTTTCAGAAGCACTATCTTTGCCACCTTGCAATCGAGTCCCAAACTGACCATTTGGCATAAATAGATTGATATTATTCGATCCAACAAAGTTTTGCGCCATTCCAACGATCGCAGCATTTAAACTCGCTTCACCGTGATGATAACCAGAGTGTTCCGAAACATAACCACTAAATTGTGCTACTTTTATTTCGCTCGTCAAATTTTTCTTGAATGCGGAAAACAATATTTTTCGCAAAGATATTTTAAGTCCGTCCATCAAATTCGGTATACTTCTGTCACAATCATATTTTGAAAAGTGTATTAATTCTCTGTCTATAAATTCTTCGTAGGTAACATTCGTTTTTGCGGTGTCCAAATATGCATCACGATCATAAAATTTTAGCCAGTCCTTGCGATCATCTGCGCGTTTCTTATTAAATACCATATCAATAGCGTCATCACTCTTTTCGGAATGTTGGAATCCCACCATTTTCTTTTTCTCAAAATATTCGCGGAATTCCTTACCAGTACTTGTACCAAGACCTTTGTAATACTTTATTTTCCATCCTTTGCTATCATTTGCCTCCTTCCATTCGTTATATTCACCGTCATTATAGAAATTTAATTCTACGTCACCCTTTTTTGCCTTCAATATAGGAGTGTTCATAAAACCGATAAATCCAGGAATATTCGCAAGTGTAGGCCACTCGGATTGAAACAAATTAATACCTAGACCTTTAATATGACTACCGTCCAAATCTTGATCTGTCATAAATAGAACCTTACCATAACGTAGATTTTTGTACACATCTTCGATAGTATTATATTTTTTACCAGTTTCCAAACCTAGGATTTTCTTTATTTCAGCGATTTCCTTATTTTCTGAAATCTTCTTCACTGTTTCACCTCGTACATTTAATATCTTACCTTTCATAGGATACACACCAATTATGTTTCGGTCTTCAGACGATAATCCTGAAATAATACCTGCCTTTGCTGAATCACCTTCGCAAAAGATGATGCTACAATCTTTGGATTTTTCAGTTCCAGCCCAATTTGCATCAGTTAATTTAGGTATTCCTCGCACAGATTTACTTTTAACGCCGTCTGTTTTCTTTGCAGCCTTATTTTCTTTCACTTCGGTTAATTGTAACGCAGCATCCATAACACCCATTTTGGCGATTTTTTCGATGAATTTATCGCTTACATCACATTTCGATCCGAATTTAGAAGAAGGTGTATTCATATAATCTTTTGTTTGACTATCAAATGCCGGGTTTTCAATGTCACATCGTAAGAATAGAATCAACTGTTCCTTAATCGTATTCGGATTGACCTTTACTTTTTTCTTTTTCTCGATAAATTCACCTAATTTTCTGGTGATCTGATTCAGAATATATTCAACGTGCTTTCCACCTTTTGCTGTATGAATTCCGTTAACAAATGATACTTGAACAAATTCGTTGGTAGGAGTCAACGCGACAGCATATTCCCAACGATCTCCGCTCGCCTCATATACGCGCTGCGATTCACCTTTATCGCCAATGTACATATTCACATATTGCTCAAAATTTTTAACTGGTATAAGATCTCCGTTGTATTTTACCTTGATTGATTTATCTGTAATCGCGGCAACGTCGTAGGTCCTTTTTTTCAGTAGCGAAATAATATCCGGAGTCAGACCATTAATACCTAGACGCGCATAGTCGGGTTTAAACGTGATTTTCGTATACGGCTTATTTTTACATTTCGTAATAGATGGTTTGCAAATCTCGTCTAAATTGTTTTTAAATTCTTGTTTATATTTAAGACCGCGTACGTGATCAATCGTTTCGACGGAACCATAGGTAGACCATATGAGAACCAATTTGAATCCGAACCCGTTTTTGCCACCAACAATTTTCTTCTCGGTTTTATCATAATTAGTAGATGTTCTAAGATGACCGAATATCATTTCAGGGATCCACATTTTATGCTCAGGATGTTCTGCAACATCGATGCCGTTGCCATCATTCAACATTGTAATTGTACCATCATTATCAATCGTGATTTCAATATTGGATACAGGTAAGCAATTTTGTTGCCCGCTTGTAATGGCTTGTTGCATTCTGACAACGTGATCCCTACAATTCACGATACCTTCATCAAATAATTTGAATAAACCAGGAATATATTTTATATTTTTTTCAATAATTTTATCACCGGTCTCGTTTAGAATCCATAAATCAGTATCTACTTCTTCTACAGAACCGATATACGTATCTGGATTGGACAAAATATGCTCGATATCCGTTTTCTTTTGATATTTGTTTGCGAGATTAGCGTCTGTAGAGGCCATTGTATTTATAGTATTGTTATTTGTTTTTAATTATATTTTTTATTCAATTTTAATTTTATGGAAAAGTCTAGTTATTGTCTTTCACTATAAAAAAAATTGAAATTTTACAAGGTGTAAAAATATATAAAGATAAAATACAATATAATACAATACATATGTCGTTTGATTATCCATTAAGAACAAAATTTATATACCTAAGAGGCGGTAGGTGTTATTTATTAGACTATTTAGGAAGAGGCGGGTATGCAAATCAAGAGTACAGTTTTTATTTGATAGATTCAAAAGGTAATTCATATTTACAAAATCATAGTCTAGATTGGTTAGTAGAAAATATTGCAAACGACAGTTTAATTGTTCGTAGAGAGTTACCGTGTAACCTATTGAAACAAATACAAGAATATGCGGTAAATGTAAAACATTTGACTCGTGTTGATTTACCGGATGATTTGAAAAATATGGTAAAGGTATATTTGGGAAATGTTTCATATAACAAATTATTTGATAGAAAGAAAATAAAAGAAAATAAAATAAAAGAAAATAAAAGAAAATAAAATAAATATATTGAAAAAAAGAAGTAAAAAATACATAAAGCAACGATAAACCCTACCATTATCAGTATTTATGTTATTTTTTCCCTTGTACCTTTACTCTTTTATCCTTGCAAAATATTCTATGGTTTTCATAATTCCATCTTCCAATTCATATGTAGGTTCCCATTTTAGTATATTTCGAGCCTTGGTTATATCAGGTCTTCTATTTGTTGGATCATCGCTAGGTAATGTTTCATAAACAATAGAAGATTTTGAGTTTGTCAATTTAATAATAATATTAGCCAATTCTGTAACTGTTATTTCGTAAGGATTCCCAATATTCACCGGATAATTATATGGGGTGTTCATTAATCTAATTATTCCATTTATTAGATCTTCTATATAACAAAAACTACGAGTCTGTTGGCCATTTCCATACAATGTAATATTTGTATTATTAATGGCTTGATTGATAAAATTGGAAACGACTCTTCCATCATATTTATCCATTTTAGGACCATATGTGTTAAATATACGCACAATGCGGATATCTACATTATATTGCTTATGATAATCCATCATTAAAGTTTCCGCCACTCTTTTTCCTTCATCATAACAACTACGTATGCCAATCATATTTACATTTCCTCTATAAGTTTCGTCTTGCGGAGATATTTCCGGTTCACCATATACTTCAGACGTAGAAGATTGTAGAATAGTTGCATTATGTTTTTTTGCAAGTTCTAAAAGATTTAATACACCTTGAAAATTCACTTTTAATGTATAAACAGGGTCTTGTTGATATTTAGGAGGAGATGCAGGACACGCTAAATTATATATTTGATCTATCTTGAATGGAATATTCAATGGAATTGTAATATCGTGGTTAATAAATTTAAATCTTGGATTCGAAAATAAATGCTTAATATTTTCTATAGAACCTGTGTATAAATTATCAAGACAAATTATATGTTCACCATCGTTAAGCAATCTTTCACATAAATTGGAACCAATAAAACCAGCACCACCTGTTATAAGTATTGTCTTCATATAAAATAAGAAGCTTATAATCTAAATAAAATTACGAGTGAATTTCTAGAATAAAATAAAAATATAATATAATGCATTCTCAACGACAATTCACACCAGGAAAGAAATCAAATAGTTCAAGGATGATTAATTATGTAGCTGCATATAATGCATTATTTCCGAATGCACAACAGTTAACGTGCGAGTATTGTATTCCCGATAATTACGACAAATTTGTAGTAGGATCTGATTCACCTTCTATAAGAGTTTCAAATAATGTTAGAGTTGCGCAAGTTATAAAAAGTTCTAGAGGCGGAAAAACGCAATATGGTAATTTTTATTTAGGTCAACCACTAAACTTGAATTGTTTAGGTAGAATGGAAGGGATGCCGGGTGGAAGTGGAAGACCTCCAAGGAATTAATGCCGCTTTTAGGCGAATATACCCTTTGCGGTGCAAAATATTGTATCTGATAAGATGCTGTTTGATTTTGTCATTGAATCTGCGTCATAATTGTTTTCTCCGTTTTTCTTAAAGTTGAAATTTTTTTCTCAATTTATCTTATAACAATGTTTGAACAAACTGAAGGAAGTAAAGCTCAAGTCTGGCACGGAACTGCTAAACGAACAAGCGGTGGTCTTACCAAATCGCATTTGATGAAGAACAAACACGGTAAAATTGTCTCGAAAAAACAACACAGTCGAGGAAAACAAGCCATCAAACATTTATTCAAATTAGGATTTAAACCAAAGAAGGGTACATTTAAGGCTTTTCACAAAGGCAGTAAGAAAATGAGAGGTGGTACTGGAAGTGCAGTTGGAACCGGATATTTAGGCGCTCCTCTTGATCGCGCATTAGTCGCCGCTGGTGGAAGTAGTCGTAGTCGTAGTCGCAGCCGCGGTCGCAGTATGAGTCGTAGTCGCAGTATGAGTCGAAGTATGAGTCGCAGTATGATGGGAGGTATGGCTTATGGTGGTCCATTATCACCTTTGGCCTACGATGGTAAAGGTGTAGGCACATCTGGGGTCGATCTTCAATTTGTTGCAGGAAATGCTGCATAAATATACTTTTAGAAAAAGTATAATAAAATATAACAAAATATGAATAATATTCAGTTCTATGTAAAACACTTTTACAAATAATATTTTTATAAGAATTAAAATGTTATTTAGATTACATATTTTTTACCCACTCGGTCTCAATAAACTTTTCGTATACAATATGATCAGACAACTTAAAATATAAATATTTTTCAAAAAATCTTTTACTAACAATAAATTTAAATGAATTTGCATTGCAAAATTTATAATAATAATTATACGCGTCGTCGAATGAAATAAGTGCTAGTTTTGTATCTGTTTTAATCTGTTCTTTTATGTATTCAAACGATGTATTTATATCATTCGTTTTATTCCACATTGAGCAATTTACATTTAAAACAAATTTATCTTCTATAATTTCTACTGATGGAAAGAAATGTTTAAGAATTTTCAATATATTCTCTTCTGTTATATTTCCATTTGACATAAGTTGATCGGGGTTTTGTTTCGACCAACATTTAAAAAGCGAGCATAATTCATCTATTTCAAATTCATTATCAAATTCAGTATGAAATATCACATTATTTTTAATAATTGTATTCGTATCATTTTCAGAAGGTTGAATACTAATAGTTTTTTCCCAGAATTTAATAAAGTCGCTATGTACTGGCAAATATTTACTAGTTATACCAATAAAACTATCTAACTCTTCATTATACGTATATTTTTCTTTAAGAATTGTTTTTAATGTATTAGAATAAATTACGTTAGGTAAATTACAACTGGAAAGAAATTGTTTCCATAAAAAATGCAAATTTTTCCATTCCATTTTACAACCATCTGTATTTGATTCTATTATATATTTCTGAGAAAATTCGGAAACAATATTAGTAGGGTTTGTATTTTTTAAATAATAAACATAATTTTTTAATTCTTCGTCGGATTTATTATCAATAAAATGATCAGAATTTTCATAACGTTTTGAATAATGTGCTGCTACACAAAGTAAATCGAGACCAATTTTCTTTAACAGCTCTCTCCATACATCGCTAGAAAAATTTTCGTTTATTTTAATAAGTCGACAATTCTCGTAAGAATGATTTTCGTGATATTTTGTCATAAAATTATTCGTAGTATTATTGTTGCCAATAGATGAGCCTGCAACATTGTCTAATTCATTTAATATCTGCTTCATTTTTTGACTTACTAAAAATATAAGTTGCGATTGTTTTTTTAGAATATTATCACCGACAATGGTTAGGAAATATTTTGCAGAATTTTTAGAACTGAAAACCGCCGGATATATTACATTTAGCACATTTTGAATAGTGTCTGTTTCAGGTATAGAACTAAAAAGACTTCTATCTTTAATTTGTTTGATAATGTTTATTTTTGTTTTATATTTCCATTGCAAAAGTACACGATCATTTGATATAGTAGATAATAATTTATGAATCACATCGTCTTCCTTCACGATTAAATATTTTTCACCGTCGTATTCATAAAAAAAATTATTATTTTGCAGATAAAAGTATTTGTTTTTACTTAAAAAAACTTGAATAAAAATTTGTTGTTCATTTGTTAAATAATTGTTACGATTTACGCGTTTTTCGTGATTTTTATATTCATTATCTAATGTGTTGGGTAAATAATTAACAATGTGATTATAAACTCTCTGAGTCATATATTCATTGTCTTTATATTTATCTATTATATCTTTTATAGTTTCCGAACATTTCTGTTCAATTGATTTTTCGCTCATTCTAAGTTTTTTAACATAATGTTTTTATATTAGTTTTTAAATAATATAATAATATAAGAACAATGAAAAAACAAATGATTAATTTAAGATATTTACCTAGATCTTTAACAAAAAAGGATAAGAGGAAACAATCAAAAATGTTGATGAAATCTAGACGTCTTTATAAAAAAGGTAGTTACTATACTAGAAAGAAATTAGATTCATTTCAATCAATCAAATCTCCTCATATAAAGAAGGCAATAAAAATATATAAGGTGGATAAAATTGGAGCAACAACTGAATTAGCAAAAGCAACTGGCTGTTCAAAAAAATCACTTGCAAAAATAATTAATAAAGGTCAAGGTGCATATTATTCTTCGGGATCTAGACCAAATCAGACATCTCAATCTTGGGGAGTTGCACGTTTGGCAAGTGCATTAACTTCTGGTAAAGCAGCAGCAGTTGATTATAATATTTTAGAAAAAGGTTGCAAACCAAAATCAAAGGCTTTAACAATGGCAAAAAAAGCCAAAAGAAAATATGGTCACGGAACTAGAAGAGTACGAAAGGTTTTAATTGATAAATCGAAATAAACTAATAAACTAATAAACTAATAAAGCAACCTAATAAAATAATACGAAAATAATATAATTATAATAATATTATTTTATTATAAAATGTCAAGTTACAGTAACTATTTAAGATCTAAAAATATATGTTGTTCTCAAGGAGTTCGTGGACCACAAGGAATAGTTGGACCAACTGGTTTAGTAGGTCCAACTGGTGCACCAGGGCCAACCGGATCTATACCTTCAAATGGTTTTGTACCATCTGGAGCTATAATGCTTTTTGGAACATCCGTTCCTCCAAGTGGTTGGTTAGAATGTGATGGGTCGCAAGTATTAATTTCTGATTATCCAGATTTATTTTTAGCAATAGGTTGTACTTTTGGATGTGTAGCATCACCTTATTTTGTATTACCGGATTTAAGAGGTTATTTTGTTCGAGGATGGAGCAATACAAGCACTCTTGATGCAGGAAGAGTTTTAGGATCTACACAGACAGCACAATTAGAACAACATAAACATATATCATCGAATAATGATTGCCAAGACTATTCAAATGTGAATGGTGTTGGTACAGGAACATATAATTCTTGGTGCGATACAAACGAAATAGGTTCAGGATCATCAGCTAGTTTAACAGATGATGGAACATTTCCTGAACAAACCGCTAGTGTCGGAGATGAAACACGACCAATAAATATTGCACTGATGTATTGTATTAAAACTTAATATAAATTGTACAAAACAGTTAAATTTATATGTTGTTTATTTTAGATAGTGCGTTTAATATTTTAAATTCATAAGTATTTAAAGATTATTGGCTAAAATTATTATAATGTCCGCATTTTCAAATAAAACTCAGGTATCGCCCCAAACAGATGGAAATGTTTTAACGATTAAGACTGTTCAAATTGCACCATTTAGAACTTTAATGACGGCACTAAAAGACATTCTTTTAGAAACAAATATTACTTTTGAGCCAGATGGCATTCGTATCATTAATATGGACAAGTCACATACCATTTTAGCACATTTATATTTAGCCGCACAAAACTTTGAGTTTTATGAATGTAAAAAGGAGAAAATTATTATTGGAGTAAATATGTTTCATTTATTTAAATTAATCAATTCGATTGACAATGATGATACATTGACTATATACATAGAAGGTTCTGACTATATCGATGGTATTGTTTCTCATTTGGCATTGAAATTTGAAAATGGAGAAATTAAGCAATGTAAAACACAAAAACTACGATTAATTGAGCCTGAGCAAGAAGAGCTGCAATACCCCGATGTAAAGTTTTCATCTATTATTAATTTACCTTCTGCTGATTTTCAAAAGATTATTCGTGATTTATCTTGTATTTCAGATAAATTGGAAATTAAATCAGTTGGTAATGAGTTAATATTTAAATGTTCAGGTCAATTTGCGTCAGCTGAAATTCATCGCGCCGAATCAGATGGATCGATGGGATTTATTTTGAAGCAAGACCCATCAAAGATTATTCAAGGTGAATTTTCTCTTAAAAATTTAGGCTACTTCATTAAATGCACGAACTTATGTCAACAAATTGAAGTATATTTGGAAAACGATTTGCCTCTTGTTGTGAAGTACGATGTAGCAAGTCTTGGATCGATACGCCTGTGTCTCGCACAATTGCCCTCAACTTAACGACACCATTTATCGTAACAAAATATTCCAAAACGATAAATTAAATTTTGGTTTAATAATACATTCAATAATATATTGTTAAATCTATTTAAATATTTAGGTATATTAAATATATGCCTACTAAATATACATTAGAGCAAGTGAAAAACATATTCAAACAAAATAATTGTTTGTTAAAAAGTGAAACATATGATAACCAATTAGGTAAGTTAATTTACATAGCAACGTGTGGTCACACTAATACAATTAGTCTCAAATTATTCTTAAAGGGAAATGGAAATAAATGTAAAAATTGTGCTTTGGATATACCTACTTATGAAACGATTGTATCGCATTTTAAAAATAAAGATTGCCAGCTATGTTACACAAAAGAAGAGTTTGAAACATATTATATAAATAATAAACAAAATTTGACATATATTGCGTCGTGTGGTCACAAAAACGAAGTATGTTGGAAGAATTTTAATGGATTAAATCAAGGTACCAATTGTCCTTCTTGTGTAAATAAAAACACAGGAATTAAATTAAAGGAGTTTAGAACAGGTGAAAACAAAAATTCTTTGCAACAAGAGTACAATAATATAGCCTATTTTAAAAATTTGATTGATAATTGTTTTAATATTCTCAAAACATTTGATGGATGTAAAGCAGATATTGCTATTCAAAAATTTAGTGAAACAAATGATTTATGGTTAGGTATTCAAGTAAAAACGACTATTAAGAAAACTGATAGAAACCAATACTATTTTAGATTAAATAGTGGAAAATATGATAATTGCATACTTTTATGTATATGTAATGAGGATAAAAAGATGTGGTTAATTCCCTACGAAGAAGTCGCTGGATTAAAAACAATTGGTATCGCACAAAAATCAAAATATAACAAATATGAAGTTCAAACAAATAACATTGTTGAAAAATTAAATTATTATTATGAATTATGTAACAAATTAAATTTTAATATTCTAGATACGCCAACTAGTAATTCTCAAAAACAAGAACAAGAATATCGTAAAATTAGAGAAACTAAAATTGACTTTATCGAGTTTAAAAATAATGATATCGAAGGATTAGTATATGATTTTATGATTGGAAATAAAAAGGTTCAAGAAAAAGTAGGAACTATTACTCATAACAATATAAATTCATACTCTTTTGGTTTATGTAAATATGATTGTAGAATAAATGGTAAATGTAAAAATAAATGTTATGAAGAAGGTGATAACGATTTTTATTGGTTAAACTGTAAAAACGGTAAGTTTTACGTAATACCGGAGGAGGTATTATATGTAAATGGGTATATAGGAAAAGAGTGTAAAAAGGAAAAATTGTATGTGTCACAGACAAATCAAAATACAGAATGGTGCGATAAATATTTATTTGATTATGATAATATAGATAAAACAATGTTATTACAAATAATAGAAAATAATTAACAAATAATATATAAAAATATTATCAAATATTATTATATATAAATGTCAAGATATTACGGAAACTACAGTCAATATTTAGGTGCACAAAGATGTTGTGATTTTAGAGGTCAAGGTCCACAGGGCGAACAAGGTCCTACCGGACCAGCAAGTATTGGAACGATTGGCAATACTGGTCCTACTGGTGCTAGTGTAACTGGTCCTACTGGTAGAAGTTGTATGGGTCCTACTGGTCCTACTGGTTCCAAAACATTTGTAATCAATCATCCTACAAATTCAGAAAAATTTCTGGTTCACAGTTGTTTAGAAGGTCCAGAAGCAGGTGTATATTATAGAGGAAAAGGAGAAATTATAGATAACGAATGTGTCGAAATAGATCTTCCAGTATATGTTGAAAACCTTGCGTCAGAATTTACAGTGCAAATTACTCCAATTTATAGCGGAAAAATAGTGACATTAAATTGCAGCGAAGTTAATAACAATAAATTTAGAGTATATGGAGAAAATGCTAAGTTTCACTGGTGTGTACACGGAAAAAGATACGACATAGAAGTAGAACCTAATAAAGATTCGGTTTATGTAAAAGGAGATGGGCCATATTTGTATATTTAGAGCAATCTCGTATTAGTTATATAGTAAAATAAAACACTTAAATACTAGTTATAAATAACATTTATAAGTATGTTTATTGAAAATTGGTATTCACAATCACAAATAGAAAATTTAATAGAATTAGTTAAAAAAGTAAAACCCTTAGAAGGAAATATAATTGAGATCGGCTGTTGGGAAGGTAAATCTACAATTGCTATTGCGAATAATTGTTATCCAGAAAAATTACTATGTAATGATACTTGGCTAGGAAATGTTCAAGAAAGTATTGTTACAGGGAAGGAACACATTACGGAGACCATTCTGAAGAGTAGAGATGTTTATAGGATATTTATAAATAATATGAATTCCTCAACAAAACAAAATTATCAAATAGTAAAAAAAGATTGTCTTGAATGGTTAAAAATTTATAATGGAAAAATAAAATTCATTCATATTGATGCGTCTCACGAATACGAAAGTGTATTTGAAACAATTAAATTAGTTTTACCAAAAATGGTGAAAGGTGGTATTATATGTGGAGATGACTTTTTAAACGCCAATATAAATTGTACTGATTTACACGGAGGAGTAGAACGCGCTGTAAGAGAACTATTACCAAATTTTAAAAATATAGATAATTTATGGTATTTCATCAACGATCCATAAATATATTTTATATTTAAAGTTATATTTTATATTTAAAGTTGCTCATACTATATCAAATAATATCATTGTTGAAATAATATTATTTTAATAAAACTTTCTTTATTCAATTAGTAAATATTTTCATATCTACATCTTTATTTTCATAGTTAGTAAATTTATACGGATAATTATAATGGTGCGTGTTTGAATTCCACAACGTTACATAATTTCCTCTGCTACTGGTTATCCAAAATTCAGGTGAGTTATAATAATCATCATTTATGATACTTAGGTTTTTTATATGCGATGATTTTGACCACCAAAAATTTCCAGAATAATGCATAGGATTGCTATTTGATTCTACGTGTAGATTTACACCAACTGCATCATATTTGTCTAATAATTCGATGTTTTTTTGGTGCATATATATATTAAAATAGCTCAAATATTCTACCCAATCATACACATTTTCTTCGAGATGCGTATTATAATGTTTTACACCTTTACTATGAATATATAAAACATAAAAATCTTCTGACAAACTATCTTGGTATAAAAGATTAATAGTTTTTTTTTCATAGGATGATATTTCATCGGAATTGTATATTATTTTAATTTTATTGTCTTCGAAAATATGTTTATTGTCTTCTATAGTTTTATCATTTCCCAAGACAACGCATCTAATTTCAAAAATATTATTATATAACCCGCTGAGTTTTATTTTGAAAAGTAGATTGGTAACAATATCGATCCAATTATTAATACAACATATGTGAAAATATACTACTATCTTTTTCTCACATTTTTTTGGTTGCGATTTTTTAAAATAGTTATTTAAATATAAATTATATTTTGGTGGAAGAAAAAAATTGTCTTCTATTTTTACGTTGTCTATAAGAACGTAACTCCTATTAAATAAGTCTACACCATTAGATAACTTATTTTCAATATTAGAAATATTTGTGTAATATTCAGAATTATATTCTTGATGTCCAAATTCTAGTAACTTATTATTAATAAATTTCGCGTCTCCAAAATAACTTAAATGCCAACCGCATTTATGAATTTTAGGTAAAATTAATTCTGTTCTTATAGATTGTGGGGTTGTTTCTTTGTATTTTTTATAGGTAACTAATTTAATTCTTTCCCAATCTTCTTTATGTCTGCAATTTAAATTATAATAATACATATCAGTTAATAACATAAACCCGTCAGTTACATTATCCAAATTTTTAAGTATAGATATATTATTTGGCGAAATAATTTCATCCAAATCAGAAATAATAATTAAATCATTGTCATTTAAATTAAGAAGTTTTATCCCATTGTCTATGGCATTTCTTTGAAAATTTTCATTAGCCCATTGCTCATCTTTATTATAATTAATATTAGGATATATAAACGGTAGATCAACTACAATATGAATAATTTTATCAGAAAATTTTTTAAATAAATAAGAATTGTTTTCATAAAATAGTTCTTTTTTATGACCAGCGTGCGTATAATTCGATTCAACAAGTATGAAATAATCTACAATTTCATATAATAAGTTTAATCTATAGTATAATAATTCTAATTCGTTATAAAATGTAAAACAATCAATTATTTTTCTTTTTGTAACTTGAAAACGATGTACTGCTGTAGTGGTTCTCATAAACTTCTTTATATTTTCTAGTAAATATTTTTTTTGATAATCGCTTGAGAAATATTCATTAGAAAATTGTAGTGCGCTTTTTGAAATTTGTTCTGCAATTTCATCGTTATTTTTTATATACTCAATTTGTTCAATCAAATTACTTAAATCATAATTCACTGGAATGTAATGCACATATGGTTGAATCAACGATGAGAACCAACACTTACCATTTGATATTAAGAAAGGAACGCACCCACTTGCAAATCCCCACATATGATTTGATGCTATTACATTTCCATCTACAATAAAAAAAATCTTGTATTTTAAAAATTCGGTGTAATTTATTCTGTCTGCAAAATATTCACACGGTATATTTTTATTTTCACTCCACCAAGTTGATAATCGAACGTTTTCTGCAGTAGGATAGCCAAATAACTTTTTTACAAAATTGACACGTAACGAATCTCCACCCTTTACACCAGAACATCCGCCTCGCCAACACAAATCAGAACTTCTATCTTGCCACGATAATAGCTGATCGTTGGGGAAATAATATTCAACGCCTTTTTCAAAAAAATTGTCATCTAATGGTAGATACAAATAATTGATGTTTTCTTCTTCTTTATCTACGTGACAAAGAACCCCTAAAATAAAAGTCTTTTTTTTATTTTTTGCATAATCTATAAATGTTTGGATTTCGTCCCATTCTATATCCTTATAATCAGTAGAATGTTGTTTTTTTATATTTCCATCGCTTTTAGGAACAACAAAAATGGTATCTTTGGGTAAATTGTTTTTAATAAAATTAATGAGTGGACCATTTTTATTTACTTCTGAAAAATAACCGCTCCACAATTTATCGTAATTAATATCATTTATTAATTCACCATCTTCAAAAACCAAACATTTGGACATAATATTATATGATAATTATAGTATTATATTTTTAAGTATATTTTACGAGGGAATCTATATATTTTTTATCGTAAACTCCAATTCGAGTTGTTCTATCCCAAGTACTATAATTTATAAGAACGCGTTCGTCTTCAACAACAATACTTAAACAATATTCGATCGGATCGCCTTCAAATTTAAAAGGAGCCGAATATCGTAATAAATTCATATTTGCATCAAATACTATTATTACGTGATAATAATGGCGGGGTTGTTCGTATGAAACAATATGACCAACAAACCAAATTTCTTCTTCAACAATTTCAATTTTAATATTACTTGAACTATTAAAAATAGTTTCATCAAATTTTTTTGAATATTTAAAACCACACGTTGATCCGCGAATTTTTGAGAAAAACCGAGGGGTTTCTTTCTTTTCAACAATAAACAATTCGTTTTTCAAAGTGTCAATTTTTCCTATTTGTAATGGATACCAATCATAAATAATATGAGTAGAGTCCTTATAATCAAGAAACACCCAATTTTTCTCACAATCAGAGTGCTTAAATTTTTGTATTATTTCGGCACCTTTTAAATGACGAGTTTCCGTGTTATATTCTCCAATAACAATACCTAGCTTATGATTTTGGTGATAACCAGTACCGATGAATTTTGTCTTTTCTGTTTCAGCATCGTGAAATATTCGAATATCTTCTATACCAATATATTTTCTATTATCAAATTCTAAACTCATCCATTTTATATTTTTAATATTGAACTTGCTATCAAATTCGACATATTTATTCACAGTTATAATATGTTTGTCACAATTTAAATATCCGCCTCCTTCATTTATATAATAATTTACATAACGGGTATTCATATGATAGCCATCTCCAAACTTATTCGGAATTAAACAACTAGACGATGAATTAAACGAGATATTTTCGTTATTAATATTTGATTCCATTTTATCATCCATAATTATTCTCGATTTTTGAATCAAAACATCTTTATAAAATTTCATATTTTGAAACATATTATTTATTTCTGATTCGTTCATAGAATTATTTAAAACTTTTACCACTTCATAATTAATATTATTTATTCCTACATAGGCAGCGAAGACCGTAAACTCATAATACAGTCTCGAAGTGTATATATCATCGTGTAAAAATAAATAGTTATCTCTCTTTTCATTTAGATCTAGAATATGTTTAGCCTCCTTGTAAAAGATATGCGCTAATTTTTGTTTGCCTTCGATTCTGTAATGGCGAACAATTTCATATAAACCTTCAAGACGTTCTGGATAAAATTGATAACCTTCCAACCAATATTGCATTGCTTCATTTATTTTGCCCAAATTTTTATAACACAAACCAATCCTATAGTGACTGTACCATACTTCCTCTTTCCATCCACCTAGTTCAATACGTTTTTTATATATTTCAATCGCCTGTTCAAATTTTCCAGAATCGTGATAGCTATTGGCCAAATAAAAATAATATCTTTCGTTTTTAGGGTCTTCTTTAATACCGTCTGTTAATAATCTTATATCTCTCTCAAATTTATCGTGTTTAGACCCACCATCTCCAACGTCTCTAATAAATAATTCCTTTTTATCAAACCCTAGGACACGATTATTGGGTGGTGTATTTATATATTCGTGCGTAACACCAGAATAACTATATAACCCGTTATTTTTAACAATTCTCATATTTTGATAGTAAAATGCATCATTTCCTTGAAGAATATAAAAACTATCTGCTGAAGCCAATGTTTTTTTATCAAAAGATTTACTTTCGAGAATCATATCTGCATCTAATAATAATACGAAATCGGACATTCCTCTACACGAATTCAATGCGTAATTACGATTGTGACAAAAATTTTTAAATGGTTCCAAGACAATTTTACCCGGGATACCTTTTCTTTCAAAATATTCAGAAATAATTCGAATCGTGTCATCTGTAGATCCAGTGTCGCATATGCAATAACAATCTATAATTGGTATCACAGAGTCGAATAGTCTTGTTATAATTTTACTTTCATTTTTAACGATCATATTTAAACATAATGTGGGTGATTTTGGTATTAAATCCATTGTAATTTACTTATTATTTTGATATTATCTTTATATTAGTTTTATTGCTTAGATTATTGATTTGTTTTACGTTTTGGAAAAAAGCTGATGAATAAAATAATTTCTTATATATATATATATAAGAATGGCGAAGTTTACGACAGGTACAAAGTTTACTTACTTCAATATCTTGTTCTGCATTGCTGCAGTATTAGTTATATCATATATTTTAGGATACACAAATATAACATTTCAAACAAAAGAAGGAATGAAAAAGGCTGGAGGTATAGACCCTGTACTTTGGTATGTTGTAATATTTTTAATTTTAATTGGGATAAATTTTATATATATGTCGTTTAAGCAAGGTCTCAAAGAGCCGTTGGAATACTTTAACATAGTAAAAGGGATGTGAAAATATTGTTCTGAAAATTCGATAAGAGGTTGAAACAAAAACAATGCAAAATTATTGTATTTTAAATATATATAAAATATATATAAAATATAAAATGGCTTTCACACGATTTAAATATGATGACTGTAGAACAAAAAAATCGCTACAACAAGCGACAGATCCTGGTAGATGGATTTTAAATGTTCCAGGAAATGGTGCAAATCCTTGCTATATAGAAGATCCTCAAATTATTATACAGAAATGGGGGGCAAATTTACGGACAAATACTATCAATTTAGAGAGTGACTTGATGGGGGTTAATCGGCAAATAGGTAGAGATTGTTTAGGAAAAGATAATTATAAAAGTTATAATGTACCAAATGAAGCAATTCAATATCCAAAATGCAATAATTTATTTACCGAACAATCCAGAGCTACAAATCCAGCGTGGTGGTATCGAGATTTAGAACAAGTGGACTGGCAATATCCTCCCTTGAATCCTCAAGCAAATACCTGTTTACCTTTTCAAAATAATCTAAGCACACGGATTTTAGAAAAAGATTATTTTACACCCAAGAGAGATTGTGTGTTAAACGAGACAAAAAATGATCTGCCAACGAGTTATAGTCTAATTAGGGGAAATTATGTAGGAGGGCCTACAACGTGTCAGCAAACAAATTCTTGTCAAACATTGTAGAAAAATTTTAGTATTTAAAATTGATGTATAAATAATAAATAATCAATAATAAATAATCAATAATAAATAATCAATAATAAATAATAACAAATATCAAAAATTCTTATTAAAAATAAAATAATTAAATTGTAAAATTATTTAGATTATTATATGTGAATAAAAATATAATACTCTATATATATAAATATGGAAATAGCAATCCCTTTAATAGCATTAGGAGGTATGTATGTTGTATCAAATCAATCAAATGAAAATTGCAGTAAAAAAGAAATTAAACAACAAAGACAAGAAAATTTTACAAATATGGGGATCAGAAGTAATCTCGGTGTGAAAACAGATAATTATTTACCAAATACGAATATCCCTCCTCAAAACTTTCCTGTTTCAAATATTAATCAATTAGTAGACACTGTCCAGGAATATCCTAATCCCAACGCCGCAACAGATAAATACTTTAATCAAAATTTATATGAGAAAAAAGTAAGAAATCACGTCCCGGTTTCAAACACGATTCAGGATATATATTCATTAACTGGAAATTATTTGAATTCAGATCAATTCAAACATAATAATATGATACCCTTTAATGGAGGAAAAGTAAAGGGTCGAACTTATGATATGAATATTACAGAATCTGTTTTAGATAATATGATTGGCTCTGGATCACAAGTAATAAAAAAAATAGAGCAAGCTCCGTTATTTAAGCCAGAGGATAATATGCAATGGGCTTATGGTATGCCAAATCAAAGTGATTTTTACCAATCTCGCGTTGTTCCTGGTATGAGAAATAACAATGTTAAACCATTTGATACCATTATGGTTGGCCCTGGCTTAGACCAAGGATACGGAATAAACGGAAGCAATGGTTATAATTCTGGTATGGAAGCAAGAGATAAATGGTTACCAAAAACAGTCGACCAATTAAGAGTGGATACAAATCCGAAATTAGAATACGAGTTATTAAATCACGAAGGACCGGCAAATTCGTTCATTAAATCAGTGCCAACTGCACAGATGCTTGGACGCATTGAGAAACAAAGACCTGACACATATTTCATTAATACACAAGATCGTTGGTTAACTACGACTGGAGCGGAGAAAGGTGAATCATTAAGACCAATTCAAGAAATGGGTATTGTTCGCCGTAATGACATTGTCACTGATTATATGGGGCCTGCTGGGGCAATAGATGTGAAAGCTACCACTGCTCCTCAAAATTTTGAGAAATCCAAAAGACACGAACCATTTCAATGTGATGTGAATCATTCGCGCGCTACTGGACAAGGCAACCATACAGATAAAGACTTGTTTTTAAGAAGTCATACAAATTATGAAAACAATAGATCTACTGTTAGACAGCCAGAAACATTGAGAAGTGGATTCAGTGCAGCTATTGGCGCGGTTATCGCCCCGTTAATGGATATTTTAAAACCAACCCGTAAAGATGAAACCATTAACAATGTTAGAATTTATGGGGAAGCGACTTCTTCAGTGTCAAAAGGCTATGTATATAATCCACAAGATACGACTCCTACTACAGTTAAGGAGACTACATTATATCAACAAAATTTTAATATTAATAACCAAAAGGAAGGTATTTATGTAAATAATTACACGTCGCCCGATAATACACAGAGGGATACAACAAGTTGTGAATATTATACTGCTGCAGGTGGATACGCAACTGGGTTTGGTGATATGAGCTACGATGCTGCTTACAGACAACATAACAATGATATTAAATCACAAACCATTATGAATAGACCAAACCAAGGTGGAACACAAGTATTTAATCAACAAATGAATTTAACGACGATTCGATCAGATTCTGACCGGTTAGATGGTCGTGTAAATCCCGCATTTTCTAAATTATCCGGGTTACCACCATCCGCGCAAACATATGGCGCAATTAGAGCACCACAATATTATAATGAATGTGCTGGATGTGATCGTATTCAGCCAGATATTTTAAATGCACTAAAATCGAATCCCTATGTATTTTCTTTTACTGATGCTGTTTAATATTATGTTTACTTTATTTAACTTAAATATAATATTAGTGTATATAAACTATACAAAATGGATGAAATATGGAAGGAAATATTCAGTCATACAAACTATGAAATTAGTACACTTGGATTAGTGAGAAGAAAAAATACCAATAAATTAATGAAACCAAATAAATGTAGTCTAGGATATTTATCAGTTACATTAACTAAAAACAACAATCCTACTAAATTTTTGGTTCATAGACTAGTTGCTACAACATTTCTGCCAAATTACTATAATAAACCTACTGTTAATCACAAAAATAAAAATACAAGTGATAATCGTATATGGAATCTTGAATGGGCTACTAATAAAGAACAAAATATCCATAAAAATAAAGATAAAACTGAAACTAATACTTTTTATATCTGCACAATGAAACCAATATGGAGAATTGATATGAAAACAAATCAAAAAATAGAAAAATATAATAATTTATCAGAAGCTCAAGATTGGTGCATTAAGAATAAATTATCAATTTCAAAAAATATTAAAAACGGAATAAGCTTAACAGCATTAGGGAAACGTAACCACGCATTAGGATTTAAATGGGAATATGAAACAAATAATTATATAGATTTAGAAAATGAAATATGGAAAGAAGTTCCAAAAGAATTTATAAATAATTATACAAATTCTATAAAGATATCTAATTTAGGTAGAATTAAATACGGAGATGGTACAATCGGCGTCGGTTTTAAATATAGAGATTATTTAGGTATTTCTATTGGCGGAAAAATTTATATGTTGCATCGTTTAGTAGCTCAAGTTTTTTTAAATAGCGTAGAAAATAAATATATTGTAAACCATAAAGATGGTAATAAACTTAATTCTAACTTAAGTAATTTAGAATGGGTAAACTATAAAGAAAATTCATTTCATGCATACGAAACTGGATTAAATAAATCAAGAAAACCAGTTATCCAATTTGATATTATGATGAATAAAATAAATGAGTTTAAATCATTAAACGAAGCATCTGATAAGTTAAATATTAACGCGACTAATATTGGATCTTGTTGTCGAGGAAGAACTAAAACGTGTGGCGGATTTAGATTTATGTTTAAAGAAGATTATAAACCAGAAATAGATTATTTATTAAATTTTAAAAAACATATTAATAATAAAGAAATAATCCAATTTGATTTAAGTTTTAATAAACTAGAAGAATATAGTTCTGTTTCATCAGCTGCAAAAAAACTAAGCATTAATAGATCAGGTATAGATGATTGTTGCAATGGTAAACAAAAAACAGCCAATGGGTTTATTTTTATGTTTAAAATAACTTTTGATTCGAATAATAATTATATTGTTCAAAAAAAAACAAGGGCAAAAAAAATTGCCCAATTTGACCAAGAAATGAATAAATTGAATGTTTTTTCTTCAATATCCGAAGCAGCTAAGCAATTAAACATAAACGATTCTAATATATCATCGTGTTGTAAAGGCAAACGTAAAACAACTGGAGGATATATATTTAGTTATTTATAACCTTTGATTTTTCTATATTTTTATTTAATTTGCAAAATATATTAAAGCCTATAACAGTAATAAGATACCCATTATGTTAACAAAATATGTATACCCAAAATGCGCCAATAGTTTTCGAAATTGGTGTTTATCAAATAGCGCATACGAAAAAATGTATTACGAATTAGGAGAACCACGCGTATTTGATGTATCTTTAAGAGATGGTCTACAAGGTATTCCAAAAGATAAACAGCTTGAATATTCTATGAGCGATAAACTTAAAACATATCAAAATATTATATTTAATTATAAACCTAGAAAGTTAGAAATAGGATCAATCGTTTCCGAAAAAGTTTTGCCCATATTCAAAGACACACTTGATTTATATAATACGATTCGTTTTCAAAAAAAAAATATTTTCATAAACGAAGAATTACCTGATAATTATATACTTATACCAAACCAAAATAAACTAAAAACTGTTATAAATAATCCAGAAATAAATCATTTTTCATTTATTACTTCGTTTTCAAATAGTTTTCAAATTAAAAATACCAAAATGAATTTAGAAGAATCGGATAAAGACATCAAGTCTATGTTGTATGAATTAGATAATAATAAAAATAGAAAAGTAGAACCTGTTGTTAAACTATATGTTTCTTGTTTTAATGAATGCCCTATGGAGGGCAAGATAGATACAGATTTTATTATAAATCGATTAATAAATTTAAATGTTTTAAAAGTAGATACCATTTGTTTGGCTGATACGTGTGGCACACTGAAAGTAGAAGATTTTGAATATATTATCAAGACTTGTTCTTATTTTGGTCTTTTCCCAACAAATAAGTTATCGTTACATCTGCATTATAAAAGAGACAGAGAAGAAGACCTAGAGAAATTGATTCACAAAGCATTGGATTATAAAATAAATGAATTCGATGTTTCTTCACTAGATAGTGGAGGATGTTCAGTAACAATGGATAAAAATCGGCTGTCATCTAATTTATCATATGAGTTGTATTATAAATCATTATGCAACTATATTATTGAAAAAACGAAACATCAAATAAACTAATTTGCAGTTGTACAATGTGATAAACCATTGAATTCTATATTTTATATTTTATTAATTACGTTATATTAAAATATAAAAACACTCGGCATTAATATAGTAAGCGTATGTCATTACAAATTCATCAATCTATTAAAAATAAATTAAATTACTTTCACGGAATGCATAAAATACCCAATATTTTATTTCACGGACCATCTGGAAGTGGAAAAAGAACGATTGTAAATGAATTTATTCACAAAATATATGAAAACGACAAGGAAAAAATAAAAACATTCGTTATGTATGTAAATTGTTCTCACGGTAAAGGAATCAAATTTATAAGGGAAGAATTGAAGTTCTTTGCAAAAACACATATTAATTCGAATGGCGGAAATAATTTTAAAAGTATTGTCTTATTAAATGCAGATAAATTGACAATGGATGCTCAATCAGCACTACGTAGATGTATTGAATTATTTAGTCACAATACACGTTTTTTTATTATTGCGGAAGATAAATATAATTTAATGAAACCAATATTGTCGCGTTTTTGTGAAATATATGTTCCAGAACCCATTGTTGATGGTAAAATAATTAATTTATATGAACATAATCTAAATGAAATATTTAAAATGACCGATATTAAAACACATCGTATTGAATGGTTAAAAAAGGAATTACTTAAATCTGTAAATAAAAAAATTAGTTTAGAAGATTTAATGTCATTCTGTATTAAATTATACGAAAAATCATATAGTGCTTTAGATATTATGCATTTATTAGAAAATACAAAATTTTTGGAAAATACTATAACAATTGAAAAAAGATATGAACTTCTACTCTGTTTTAATCGGGTAAGAAAGGAATTTAGAAATGAAAAACTGTTAATTTTATTTATTTTAAATTTCCTTTTTATAAGTTCAGAATTGTCTTTAGAAAATATTAGTTTTATGTAAAATGGATGATTTTAATGTTAGCGCTCTTCACGAATCCAAAAATGAATGGGGATCCCGTTTAATTACTATTTTAACACCTTTAATCATTGATGGGTATAAATCCATTTTAGATGAGTCAGTTAAACTTTGTCGCGAAAATGGAGAAAATGACAAATATTTAATGACCTTCCAGAATCTAATTTCTAGAATACCAAAATGGAATGCACAAATCATTGAGACAGAGAGAAAACGAATTTGCGATAAGTCTGGATGTAATTATTTAGAAGACTTGGTTACTTGTGTTCATATAATACAACTTAAAATTTTAACTGCTATGCGCGTTGGTCAAAAGCAAAAGAAGATCGATATTAATATTCCAAAACTAGACGATTTTATTCATAAGACGTATATAAACGTAGCTAGAAAGGTATATAAAAATGTATACTTATTTGAATTAAATGTACAACCATTGCAAATGCAAAAAAATTACAGAGAATTAGAAATAATTGTACAGGAATGTATTTTAAATACACTAAGAGAAAGTATACCAGTAGAGGCGATTTTAAAAGCATATATGGATGAAACTGTAGAGGAAGATGTAGTAGAAGAAGTAAAGGAACAAATAATAGAGGAACCTATCAAGGAACCTGTAAAAGAACACGTTACTGATCAAAACGTAGGAAGCGGTTTGCAAAATCAAGAACCAATAAAACAAAGTTTGAGTTTTAATGAAATAGATTATGTTAAAACTGAAGACGGATCAGTAACAAATGTAAGTGCACCAAAATCTATATCACATTTGGAAGAAATTAGTGAAATGCGCGCGCAACAAAGAAGAATGGAATCCGAAAACGACGACGAAAACTCAAAATTGAATATTTCAGATCAACCATTTAATTTAGATGTTTTAGATATTCATAATATCGAAGAGCCACAAATAGAATTATTACCAGATTTGTTAATTGATGATGTCGAAATTTTAGATTAAAGTTGTTGTTATTTCTTTTAATAGTAATCATTTTTATTTTATGCGTAAAATTTTTAATAAGATTATGATTTAGTAATTTAATGGAAAATATTTTTATTTTTGCTGCTATCATTTCCATAGTATTTTTTATATCCAAATTTATTGAAATGAGATTTGTTGAAAAAGAAAGTAAACCTCTGAAACTATTAATAAGAGATGCTTTATTGGTTTATTTTTCAGTAGTCGCAGGCCATTTTATAATAGGTCAAATAAACCCTTTATTACGAGGAGGGTCTAATGGATCATTAGTTACTCCCGTCTTTACTGATAATCCTGGGTTTTAGAATAAATTCTTTTTATCATCGTATATTATAATGAAAAGAATTAAAACAAATAAAAAAAGAAATAGATTTATTAAAAAAAATGTTACTTTAAAAAGAAAATTTCGTAGGAAAAATAACACAGTAAAAAGATGCCTCAAAAGAGGTGGAGGAGAAAAAGAGAAAAAGGAATCGGCGCTCAGAGATGAATTTAGAAATATGTTTTTAAAAGCATTTAAAAAATTGCAGGATGCTGTGAAATCAGGAAATCAAGAACAATTAAATAAGGCGGTTGAATCGTTTATTAATGGTTTCCAGAGTAACCAAACTAGCATTAATACGTTAATACCTGTTATAAATAATACTCCTGTCAATAAATATAACCAGCCAGAAGGTAGTCCTGTAGAATATTTTGTTCCATTATTAGTTCTCATATTTGAAAATATAGACGATCCTATCATAAGAAAAACATTGATCAAAAATTTTATTAAATGTAAAGGAAATATAAATTTGAAAAGTTATACAAAAGATATAACGGCATTATCATCTGCAATTGAATTACAAGATAAAGACTTGGTAAAGTTCTTAATAGAAAATGGAGCGGATATAAAAATATTAACAGATGAACAAAAAGATGCTTTTGATGCTTTGATGAAAGAAGAAGAAATTATAGAACCTCCTACACCAGAAAAAGTAATAGTTAAATTAGACTTACAACTGGCGCCACCATCTGATTCTGGTTATGATAATCGTGTAGAACCTGAATTTTGGAAACCGATTTTTGGAGAAAACGAGCTTTTAAAATTAAGAGAAAAAATAAATAATATGATGAATGCAGATGGTAATATACCTATAACGAATAAAGAAGCGACTGAACTATGGAGTGTGTGTAAAATAAATCAGTCAATCATTCCAACTTATTTTACTCCAACAAAAAACGATCCATATGAATTATTTGGTAATTTTATTATTGATCAAGATTTAGATTTCTCTCATTATAATATTGTATTATGTTCTGCACTAATAGTATTTGGTATAATATCGTATAAAATGATTGGACAAGATTATAAACTTATTTTTAAGGGTGGTAAGGCAATACAATTAGTATTGGCCGGAATTCCAGAAACATCTACATATAAAAGCGAAGATATAGATATATTATTATTACCAGATGCAAATGTACCATACGACGAATTTAAAAGTAAAAACTTGGCAGGACATATATCTTATCTAGTAAGATGGTTTTTGAACACTCCTGAAACACAATATAAAGTTTCTGTTCAAGCTCCAAACTCTCAGAATACTAGAGCAAACCCATTTATATTTAAATTAAGTTATGTAAAAGTAAATCACAAACGCGACTATAGAAAACAAATTATGGTAGATGATTTCAGACAATTTTCGGATATTGATTTTAAACAAATACCCGATAACATAAAGGTTTATTTTGAGAGGTCTATCGAATTCCCTTTTTATATTTCAGAGTTAAATGAAAATGTTTTATTCGTATGCCCAAATATAGGATCACTGTTGGATGAAAAAATTTACTATTATGTAAAATACACAGAATTTAAAAAATTATTGAAAGAAGGAAAAACAATTACGGAAGCAGGTTTAACAATGTTCGATTGTGAAAGATTTTTAGAAAAATTCAAACGGGCCATTTTGGCGATGAATACTGGTTTACAAAAACAAAGGTTTCCAGGAATTCTTCCAGATGAATTAATGATAAAAGAGAGAACATCTATAATGTCACGTTTGAATAAATTAGGCTTTACAAACGAACCTCTTAAAAAAGAAATAGTTGAGAGCTTATATTCTAGCGACCAGTCCAAACCTTAACGGTGCTGTGCGGGATAGTGCCTTTTTTTAAGTCAACCAGGTACTCGTGAAAAGTATAAGTACTCCACTTATGATGTCGCGATATGTTTCCAAACAATGATTTTATTTTTAAAATATTCGGATAATCTGTGTAAAATATACAACCCATAATTCGTTCCAAACAACACCGGTCTGCTCTACACATTACAGATTTGATCATACTTGTCACGTTGTATTTTCTATCTATTTGTAAAAGGAAGTCGTGGTTTATGTATGATTGTACTCCGAAACAACCAAACCATTTGTCTTGAGGCATACCCATTGTAATTTCCTTTTTCAATTTATCATTCAATAGATGCGTGTCTGTCAAATTTTTTATTATTCTCTTTGAATTTTCTACATTTTCATTGTCTGGGTTAAAATACCACAAAGGCAATACTTTTGTGCCATTCAACCTATTAAAATTGATTCGTTTATGAATAAAAACGCTGTCGTGTATTATTACCGCATTTTCAAAAAATTTTTGTTTAATAAAATAATAATATGGGAGTAATTCGCCTCTTCCAGGAAATTCAGACTGTATAATTTCAACATTTTTGTAGTTAAAATCTGATTTCACAAAAGCTTGGATACTATTGTCGTCGATAATTACTATTTTTCTATCAGGATATAATGTTCTAATAAGTTTAACGGAATGGTTCCAATATTTATTCGTAGTTTCTGAATTCACGTGTCGGGTAATAATAAATCCAAAAGAGTTCATAATAATATATTGTATATATTTTATTATGGAGTAAACTAATCCGAATTTATGATAAATTACACATAAGAAGGTATATTGTCTATATTAATAACGTCAGCCGGTACTTCTCCTTTAAATTTTGAATAGGCATCGAATTCAGGTCGTTCTAATTGTGCTTGTGGTATATGATTATGTACACATCTGGCAATCATCTTGTATAATTTAAAATCAGGATAACGATCGGTTCCATTGTTTTTGTATAACATATTAATACCTTTGTCGTCCAAACACCATTCAACAATTAATCGTTTAATAGGATCTTTACATTTACTTAGATCTTTTACTTCTTCAACGTCATTAATAATATAATCAAATATTGAACACGCTAAACGACATAAATCAAAACTAAAGTTTGGTTCCAACCGAGGTTTTTTCTCATTTAAATATGGTTCGGTGTTGTATTGTGTAGCAGCGTCTCCACCTACTTGAAAACTATCGCTACAGAAAAGTTTGCCATCAAATTTGTATATACTTCTTCCGAAATCAATAATTTTAAATATACGACCAAAAGTAGGAACTTTATAATACTTCTTTTTGTAACAATAATAAATAAATTTTTTATCGGTTTGATTATACATTACATTATTTGTATGTAAATCGTTGTGTGTAAAACTAAACGCTTTTTGATAAGTTATTAATATCATAATTATTTGCATAAAAGCAGATAACCATTCTTCTTTTGTCAGGTCTTCATTTAAAATTAAATCGTCGAAAGTATTTTCACAGTATTCCATACCAATAATTTGAATCGGAAATTTTGGAATAGTTGCATATATAGTTTCTTCTTCGTATGAATCTTCATCGGAAGCGTCTTCTGAATTTGATTTATTATCATAACTAGGTTCTTCACTATCATCTTCGTCGTCAAAAGTCTCGATTTCGCCGCAATTTTCACATTCCTCTTCAACGTCACTATCATTTGTATATGATGATCTTGAAGAACACGAAGAGTTTGATTTTAGAGTAACGTGTTTATTTTCTTTATCGTCAATTATATTTGGATTTGATAAATCTTGCAAACCTATCATTTCTTCACTTAATTCATTTGTTTCATTTAATTCATTTAATTCGCTTAATTCGCTTAATTCGCTTAATTCATTTGAATAGACAGTATTATTTATCGTACCTTCTTCAAAGACGTCTTCAAAAATTTCATTATCGAAAGATATAATTGATAATTGAGATTTTGCACTAGTATTATGATCTATGTTAATAGGTTTTAATTTTTTTTCTTCATTTTGAAATAAGTGACTATAATCATCGACCTTAAACAATTTATTCTTGTTGTTGTTAAAAAAGTCAGAATTGTTTAGATAATCAATATCGTCAAATACATTTATTGTAAAATCATTTTTAACTCCTAAAAATGAACCATAATAGTCTACACCGTGAGTGAATTTATGCTCGTGTAATAATTTGCTAGTAAAATATAAAAATAATCCATCTACATATGCGGAATTGTTTGTATCTATAAATTTCGGATGGCAGTCGTTAATTGTCGAGTTTAATTTAGGTAATGAAAATAGCTTCTCGTCATTTATGTTGTATTTTCCTATTAAATATTTATATGGATCTAATAACGGAGCCATTTTAAAAAACACTTCTTTATCCTTAACCTTTTTATTTTCAATATTGTGAAGTGTACAATTGTACAAATGAAAATCCTCTTCGTTAACTTTGTTAACACTAGAAATATACCATTTATGATTTAAATTAATACTATTGTAGTTTGATTCATTCAAGGTGAAAAATTTTGTATAAATAGGGACATAGTTTTGCGCCTTTGAGAGAAAAAGGGAAGTCGATTCTTCTAAACATTTAAAAAGTTCAACGTTCTTTCTTTTTTGATAATTCACAAATACCATACTTTAGCTAATTAATATATAAATTATATTTGTTTTTAACTTATTATAATGCTTTAATATGTCCCTCAATACGTTTGATTTGTCAAAAAATAATTTCTATTTTAAATAATAATGACACTGGAACTTAAAAAATTCGATATGAAAACCATTAGCTTTAAACCAAATGAAAATAAGGGTCCGGTAGTAGTTTTGATTGGAAAGAGAGACACTGGTAAGTCCTTTTTGGTTAGAGATTTGCTTTATTATCAACAAGAAATACCTATTGGAACTGTTATATCCGGGACTGAAGAAGGAAACGGATTTTACGGCAATATGGTGCCAAAATTATTTGTACACAATGAATACAACACTGCTATTATTGAGAACATTTTAAAACGCCAGAGAACTGTTTTGAAGCAAATTAAAAAAGAAATGGAAACTTATAAGCGCACTACAATTGACCCAAGAGCATTTGTTATTTTAGATGATTGCTTATATGATAACACGTGGGCGCGCGATAAAATGATGCGATTACTATTTATGAATGGGAGACATTGGAAGGTGATGTTGGTCATCACAATGCAATATCCCTTAGGTATTCCACCCACACTGAGAACCAATATAGATTATGTTTTTATTTTGAGAGAAAATTACATTGCCAATAGAAAACGAATTTATGAAAATTATGCTGGTATGTTTCCGACATTTGAATCCTTTTGTCAGGTAATGGATCAATGTACTGAAAATTATGAGTGCTTGGTTATTAATAACAACTCCAAATCTAACAAGTTACACGATCAAGTCTTTTGGTATAAAGCAGATGAACACGGTAGTTTTAGACTGGGTTCGAAAGAATTCTGGGAATTATCAAAAGGTCTTAAAGATGACGACGAAGAAGAACAATATGATCCTACTGCGGCAAAAAAACGCGGGGGTGGGCCAAAAATTAGTGTTAAAAAGGCGAATAAATGGTAAAACTCGCTTTTATAAAATGTGCTTTTGCAAATAAAAGCGGTAAAGTAACTTAAAGAGTATCTTATCATATATTGTATAATAAGATATGTCAACAGTAAACATTGTAGAACTGATAGAGAAAAATCCTATTACAAAGCTTTCTAGCACATATAATAACAAGCTATTACAAAAAATTAAAGAAAAATTTTGCGGTTTTGAGCAGCAATTATTTATTAGCAGTTTTTATTGCTACCTAAATTATGATAAAAATATAGATTTTGTCGTCAATTTGGATGATATATGGGAATGGTTAGGTTTTACTCAAAAGGTGAGCGCAATTAGAGTGTTGGAAAAACATTTTAAAATTGATATAGACTATAAAATTAAAACCGCTTTACCAAATTGTAAAGCGGTTTTTGATACAACAGAAAAAGTAAAACAAAACGGTGGTCAAAATAAACAAACTATACTTCTTACCATAAAATGTTTCAAATCATTATGCTTGAAAGCACAAACGACAAAGGCTAGCGAAATACACGAGTATTATATGAAATTGGAGGAAATATTACAAGAAATACTAGAAGAAGAAACAACAGAATTGAAACTTCAACTCGAACAAAAAGACAATATCATTTTAGAAATTAAACAAACTGTAGAACAAGAAAAACAATTGTTATTACAAAATACTAAAAAGGAAAAACAAAAAGCAGTAGAACAAGCAATTATTGTACAGTTTCCATTAAATACCGAGTGTATATATTTTGGATCAATTGATGATACTAATGAAGCTGGCGAGAAATTGATCAAATTTGGTCACACAAATTATTTGGCTACTAGAATATTAGATCACAGGAAAAAATACAAAAACTTTATTTTAATAGAAGCATATAGAGTTCAAAATAAGGTAGAAATAGAAAATCTTATTAAAACTTATCCGAAAATAAAAAGACAAATACGTACTATTGAAATAAACGGTAAAAATAAAACCGAAATTATTGCATATGACGATATTAATTTTACTATTGAAAAATTAAGTAAACACATAAAAGACATTATTCATTCTAAGACATATAGTATAGACAATTTTAATAGATTGATGAAACAAAATGAAGAATTAGAAAATGAAATTCGAATTTTAAAAGAATTGAATATGCATCAAGAAATAATGCTTACAAAAAAATCTGTAGAAATAAATGAATTGAAGGAGAAAATAGATGTGCAACAAAAAATGATAGATACTGTAGATCTAGAAAACAAATCAGTGTATCATAACGCATTACTTCCTGAAGACGATTTGCATAACAAATTTAATGAATTTATTAATTCTGTTTGCATAGTTCGTTCTGATGTAGAAGAGTTGTCAGTCAATATAGAAGGACGGTTTCGTTTATGGTGTCAGGTTAAACCTAGGAAGGAAGTTTTCCATTCATTGAAAAACTATTTGGATACTAGATTTAAACCTAAGAGGGTCCAAGGAAATCACGGATATGCGGGTATTAAATTAAAACCAGTTGAGTATAAAAAAACCAAAGAAAATGATGATGTAGAAAATTTTATTTTTCAAGTATGTCAATTTTCAGATTGTGGCAAAATATTAAATTCAGTATTGTTGAATGAATATAAAAAATGGAAAATATCAGTTGGTAAAGAGTTAAATGATAATGATATGAAAGATCTAAAAGATTATTTGAATTCTTATAAGTATGCTCTAAAAGCAACTGTCTGGACGAGTGAAGGTAGTAATGAAGGCTATTATGGATTGTCATTAAAAGAATTTGAATGTAAACCTAAACTCGTTTCATCGACTGGAAAGAAAGTATATAAGAGGGAAGACAAAACGGACATTTTATTGGCTACTTGGGATACAATTGCAAAAGCAGCAGAAGCAGAAGGTATATCGGCTGCTAAGATGAGCAGATGTGTGAAACATAAAAATATAATAAATGATTATTATTATAGTGTTATTTAGATCAAAAATATTACATATTGTTTTCACGTTGTAAGAATAAATGGTAAAAACAATCGAAATAGAGTTATATAATATTTAGAAATTACATAAATATTTCTTTTAAAATCTAAATATTATATATTAATGAGTAGTGAAGAAGCAAAAGCAATCGCATTAGGTAATTTAATTGGAGAATTAGATGTTGCGTCAGAAATTACTTTAGGTCAAAGGCTTGTTCCAGGAAGAATACTTGAAGGATATCACGGCGAGATTGCAAGTGGTCTAAGAGTTCCGGAACATTTAAAATATCCTGGAGAAAAAGGAGGAAAACGAATGAAAATGAAGGGCGGTGGAATATGTGAAAGCAATATATATGTAAGATTGGCGGTTGATTCTGCGATTATTTTAGCTAGTGCAGCGGTTGTCGTAGGAGTTGGCTATGCGGGATTTGCAACATTGCAGGCATTTATGAATGTCTACGGTTTAAGCCAAGCAACAATAGCAGTTATTGAATCTTTATATAATTCTTTGATTGCAACCGGTGGAGCAATATTATCCTCATTGTATAACGTAAGTTCTGCGACGGTTTCGGTTGGCCAGTCTGTTGGAACTCTTGGTACTACAGTTGCAAGAGGAATATATGCTAGTGCAGGTCCGGTTTTAAATGCGTTTGCAAGAGCCGCGCCAGCTATAGCAGCAGGACGATATATAGGAACCAATAGAAATGCATATGAAGATGCAAAAAATATATTGACTACATTAGACGCACAATATAAAGCTATTACCTCATATACTGGCGCGATTACTCGTTCTATGACAGATAAAAAAACCAATATAGAACGGCAAATGGCTAGTGCAAGAGAAACACTTAAATCAACATATGAAACCGTTAAATCTGGTGCTGAATCTAGTGCATCAAAATCATCATCTCTTTACTTGGCAATCCGGACAAAGATTTGTCAGTTAATTGATCGCGGTGTAGAAGCGGTAGATATAACTGCTGGATTAGAGGAAGCTCTTGCTACGATAAATTTCGAGGGCGGACGAAGAAGACGTAGAACTAGAAAACATAAACGGTCAATGAAATCCACTTTTAAAAAAGGTGGAGTCAAAAGTTCAAAAAGAAAACATTCTAAAAGGAGTACTAAACATAGAAAATAAACACTAAAATGTCTTTTTGTAAAAATAATATATTAAGTATCTATAATTATTATATTATTTACTCTTTTTTATTCGCAAAAGGACCTGATTGTAATAAACTCTGACCATTATCGGTTTTTCCGATTACAATATTCTCACCTTCAAATAACTCCATACAGATATCGGCCGTAGAAATATTTTCTTGTTCTTTCAAAGAAGATTCTTGTGTATTAATATTATTAACACCAATTAGGTTTCCTTGTTCATCAATTGTTTGTGTCAAAGTGTTACCAGATTTTTCTGCGATTTTAATATTTTCTTCGATTGCCTTTTGTTTTGTTTCTTTAACTCGTTGTTCAAATGCGGTTTTTGCATTTGACTCGTTCTTTTGTTTCTCTGACATAAGCTGATTTAGCTCTTCCTCCATATATTCCACACGTCCTGTTTTATAGGCTTCAGGATCCCACGGCATCCACATTCCAACTGGTCCAACATAAACATCGTGATTAGGGTCTATTTCGCGCAACATCTTACATCGTAACTCAGCTTCTTCTTGAGTAGGATAGGAACCACGAATTTTTAATCCTCGAGTGCTTGTTTGGAAATTATGTGCAATATCGAATTGTTTTTGAAGCTCCTCTTCATTATTATCGATAAAAGTCTTGTATTCATCTTGCACACTTGTTTTAGCCAAATTATCCTTTTCTTCTTTTACGAAATCTTTAAAATCATTAGAAACGTCGTCAAATGAAATGTTATATTTAAACGAAACAAAATTAAGGAATTGAACGTATTTTTCCATTGATTTATTAAACTCCCACTTCTTTAGAAACTCTTCAAAGAAGAAAATCTCTTTTTCCTTTAAAATTTTTTCTGGAGAACAAAAAGAAACACATACAAATTTCTGCCCGGCTATACCCTTATCTTCCTCCAACAAATCAACATATTTAGGGTTAATTTTTCCGGCATTAGTTTTTCTTTCAAAACCAGATTTCTTAGAATTCTTGTCTTTAGAACAATCCATTTAGTTAAATACATTATTTAATTTTAAGTTTTTTATCGCAATATATATATTTTTTTTCTTTTTATTTATTATAATGAACGGTTTAATAAACATCAGTGAACTTGTTAAGAGAATCATTAAATACCTTGTTGAAGGTTTAATGGTAGCTATTGCTGCATACGCTATTCCTAAACGCTCGTTGAATATTGAGGAAATTGTTTTAATCGCATTAACCGCCGCCGCCACATTCAGTATCCTTGATACATATGTTCCATCAATGGGTGCCACTGCACGATCAGGTGCAGGTTTTGGTATTGGTGCCAACCTTGTAAAATTTCCTGGTGGATTTTAATCGAATATAACATAAGGAATTGATTAGACATAATTAATCCAAGAGTTCTATATTATGATATATATTTAAATCTAAATATATATTATATTATGGTAAAACATTCCCGTAAAAAATCTAGAAAAGCACATCGGAAAAGTAATAAAATGAAGGGAGGAATAAATAGAACATTGGAAATAGATGATTTAAATGAAAGAAAACCTAGAGATTTAGACACGTTAGATCTATCTGTTATATCAAATTCTGACGATGATGATCACGATTTTGGCCTAAATGATAGTTTGAATTTAGACAATACAAATATGCGCGATTCAATGGATACTATAAACGAAAGTATGACAAATATTGGAGACGATTATGACTATAATAACGATTCTAATAATATGACTATGGACTCTTTGCATTTATCAGATTTAAATGAAGACGAAAACGAAAGCAGTTTAGGAAATACAACAATCGAAGATGACTCTATTGGTGGTAAAAAACGACGAAGAACAATGAAAAAACGAAAGATGATGAAGAAAAGGAAAACGATGAAGAAAATAAGAACGACTAAGAAAAGAAAACAAACAAAAAAGCAAAAAGGAGGTATGTGTTATGGAAATGGTGTTGGTGCAAATTCTTATGACCCTAATTTTTCAATTTACAATACCAGAGAATTGGAATTATTTCCTTATAAACCAAAGTAAATTTAATTCGGCAATATTTGGTTTTGATAGTTGATTATCTTATTTCTCACTATGTAGATACAAGATAATGTTAATAGTGAAATTTCAGTACAACTTCTAAAAATCATCGGGGTATCATCTAATTTAACACTGTAGTATATCCACATACTAGAAGAAAAAATGCTCAAAATGCAAAATAGCAGCGATAAACTATTAGTGCTTTTATTTTTGTAAAGTAAAAACATAAAAATAAAACGACCAACAATCGAGAGTGATGTAGCTGTATATGGTACTATTTTTAAATGTTCTTCATTCATTGATATATATATTTCATTATTAAATTGTATGAATAAATTCCCAATCAAGTTCTTCACAAATTTTCTTCCATATAACATCTTGTTCTATTCTCTTCTCTTTATCTTTAAGCATCGGGAAAAATGGTAAATATTTTTCTTCTCCCAACAGTTCACACAACTTATAAGCTGTATAATAATAATTTAAGAAGTTGACTCTGTCATCAGGACAAAATTTGGAGTACGGTGATTGTAGTTCTATAAAAAGATTACACAATGTTTCTTCTAATTCAGGAGACATTATTGGTGGTTTTATTCCTAATTTATCTTTTATGAAAGGGATGTGCTCATAATATTTATTATAACCTAGCTTTTTGAGGATTTCTTTGGTTTTAAAATTGGTAATTTGCGATAGTTCGATTCTCTCTTTTTTAATTTGTAGTTTTATATTTTCAATAACGTCTGGTGGGATCTGGGTAGTTTCTTTACCTTGAAACTGTGCTAATATTTCCTTAAAGTGATTTATTCTTTTATAAGCATAAAAACATACCTCCTTAGGTGGTTCTTTATAAGAGGGTTTTTCGTTTTCTATTAAATAGGGAATACTTCTCGAACAACTATTGCAAATCAATACGCCTTCATCTTCAAGAGGAATCAATTCTCCTTTATGACAAAACGCGCATATGTCTGTTTGACAAACATAAGAATTAATATCAAGAAAACTATCGTCGATATTTGTAAGATATTTTTGTACGATGTTATTTTCATTTTGGGTTAATTTATTAGATTCGTTTTCTTGTTTAATCTTAAAAAACGAATTCACTAATTTTGATTTATTTGTGTTTGTCGGAATTATTGCACCGTCAGATATATTTTTTTTATTTTCGAAATATTCAAAAATAAATTTCGAATTATCAAGGAAATATTCCTTTTTTTTAGATTTAGTTTCTTTAATCAATTCAGTCAATTCATTTATTCTATCTTCTAGATCAAGCTTTTGTTCTATAGAAAGATCACTTTGGTCATCTATTAATTTTTGTTTCAATTCTTGTCTCTCTATTTTATATTCGGGTATTTTGTCATCTTCGTCCTTTGTAAACTCATTTAAAAATTCCTTATGCTTTATATCAAGTGTTATAGAAGATTTTTTGTTAAATTTAATTTTTTTATTTGATTTTGGTTTAAAATTTGGCATCTTCTTTTAAATACTTTAAAAAAATTTATTTAATTTATAATAAAAATAAATATATTATTTCTGGATTTATAAAATACATAAATTATATTGAATGATATTTGAATGATATAATAAAACTAGTTAGAATCTATTTAATGTTTTCTAGGAATTAATTAATGGATATAAAAATAAATCTAGAATCTTTTAAAGATTTACAAAATAGCAATGTCAAAATCGACGTAATTCAATTTCAAAAAATGCTATTACTTTTTAATTCTATTGAAGAGGGATGGTCTGTTAAAAAACGAAACGATGCCTATGTATTTACTAAAAATCACGAAGGAAAAAAGGAAGTTCTTGAAGACAACTATTTACTTAAATTTATGAAGACAAATTTAGATTTAGCAAAAATGTTTTCCTAACCAACAAATCCGCGATATTCATTATTTTTACAAATGAATATGTTTTGAATTTTCTCTTCATTGACAATTTTTGAAATGCTTGATTCGATTCTTCTTTCCAATCATAATTATCTTTTCATAGATCTTTTCATAGATCATTTTGTAATAAACGAATAATAGAAAATCCATTTTCATTGGCACATTTTAATTTAAAATTATTTGAGCACTTTTAACAATTAAAATTGCTTCAATGATTAGAATGTGTCTATTGAAACTCTCCGTGTTCTCTACATATTATAATTACATTTGTTTTAGCATTAATATAACATACAGATGAATAATCATATCTCTCGCCGTGAATTTTTCTTGCTTTAGTAATAAAGATGTTTGTTTTGGCGATTAATGCCATTTTTATATATTACGATAAAAATTATAAGCTGTTTAGTAATAACATATTTTATAATACATAAAAATCATATGAATAAATAAAGTATTAATTTAATTTAATTAAATGAATTAAATTAAAATTCAAAAAATTATTTTCTTTAGCATATTTATAAATATGGGAGGTGGATTAATGCAACTCGTAGCCTATGGCGCCCAAGATGTTTACCTTACTGGTAATCCTCAAATTACTTTCTGGAAAGTTACTTATCGTAGATACACTAACTTTGCTATTGAATCAATTGAACAAACATTTAACGGCCAAGCTGATTTTGGACGTAGAGTACAATGTGTTATTTCAAGAAACGGTGACTTAGCTTACCGCACTTACTTACAAGTTACTCTTCCTGAGATCAACCAACTTATGGGTCTTGGAAACTACTCAACTGGTAACAACACCGGTGTCTATGCCCGTTGGTTAGACTACATTGGTGAACAATTAGTCGCCCAAGTTGAAGTCGAGATTGGTGGTCAAAGAATCGACCGTCAATACGGTGACTGGATGCACATCTGGAACCAACTTACAATGACCTCAGAGCAACAAAGAGGATACTTCAAGATGATTGGTAACACAACACAACTTACCTTCATCACCGATCCTTCTTTCTCTGATGTCGAGTCTCCTTGTGACTCCTTGGCTCCTCGTCAAGTTTGTGCCCCTAGAAATGCTCTTCCTGAAACAACCCTTTACGTTCCTCTTCAATTCTGGTTCTGTACCAACCCTGGTCTTGCCCTTCCTTTGATTGCTCTTCAATACCACGAAGTCAAGATCAACCTTGATATCAGACCTATTGATGAGTGCTTGTGGGCCGTTACCACATTGAACTGCAACAGTAACCCTTGGTCAGCTGGCAACCAATACTCAGTTGGACGCCCAGTCCCAGCAACCATTGCATACAATCAATCATTAGTTGCTGCTTCATTATACGTTGACTATGTCTTCTTAGATACTGATGAACGTAGAAGAATGGCACAAAACCCTCACGAGTACTTGATCACCCAACTTCAATTCACTGGTGATGAATCAGTCGGTTCATCATCCAACAAGATTAAGTTGAACTTCAACCACCCTGTTAAGGAATTAATCTGGGTTGTTCAACCTGATCAAAACGTTGATTACTGCTCATCCTTAACTTGTGATGCTCTTTTATTCAAGGTCCTAGGTGCCCAACCATTCAACTACACTGATGCCATCGATGCTCTTCCTAACGCAGTCCACGCCTTCGGAGGCCCTGCCTCAGTTGCCGCTGATTCTCGTGCATTCATTGATGCTCGTGGTCTATTCCAAGACGCTGGTGCTCTAGATTACCAACCAGCCGATGAATTCCCAGGATTCACTGGATACTGGCACGGACCATCAAACCCTTACAATGAAGTCAACATTGGAGGTGTCCCAGTTCCAATCCCATCTGGAACTGATGCTAGCATTGCCGCTTTATTACAAGACAGAGGCTCACACCTTGAGAACTCTGGTGTCTCTGATGCTGGTACATTCGTTTTAACTGAAACCTCATTAGATATGCATTGTTGGGGACAAAACCCAGTCGTCACCGCTAAGTTACAACTTAACGGCCAAGATCGCTTCTCAGAGCGTGAAGGTTCATACTTCTCCTGGGTCCAACCATACCAAGCCCACACCCGTAATCCTGATGAAGGTATTAACGTGTACTCCTTTGCATTGAGACCTGAAGAACACCAACCTTCGGGCACGTGCAACTTCTCCAGAATTGATAATGCCACACTTCAATTGGTCTTATCCAACGCAACTGTTGAAGGTACCAAGACTGCTAAGGTCCGTGTCTATGCCACCAACTATAACGTCTTACGTATTATGAGTGGTATGGGTGGTTTGGCTTACTCAAATTAAACACCGTATATCGTGTGGTTATTATTTATATATTTTAATAATTAATTAATGCTTTTTAATTATTAAAGCAAAAAACCGTATAAAGAGTTCAATAATAATAAGTATATAAATGAGTGTCGATATAGTTAATCTTATTGAGAGTAATCCACTTACCAAATTTTCGGGTGAATATCAATCTAAATTAGTTGAAAAAGTTAAAAATTCATTTAGTAATTATGAACAACAGCTGTTTTTGTCAAGTTTTTATTGTTATTTGAAGTATGATCCACGAAAAGATTTTGTAATTGACCTTGATAATGTATGGAAATGGCTGGAGTTTTCTAATAAAGCTCACGCTAAATCAGTTTTAATAAAAAATTTTATGATTAATACGGATTATAAATTTTTGCTCACGAAGACGGGAGAGCAAAGTCTTGGTCAGAAATTTGGCGGAGAAAAAAAAGATACCAGAGGCGGTCATAACAAAGAAATTATTATGTTAAATATTGATACATTTAAGCGTTTTTGTCTTAAGGCGGGAACAAAAAAGGCCGATGAAGTGCACGGATATTTTATTAAATTAGAAAATATTATGTTTGAAACTACAAAAGAAGAATGTGATGAATTAAAACAGCAACTACAACAAATAGAAAATATTAAAAACAAAGAATTTGAAAAAAAAATTATTACAGAAAAAGAATTAGAAAGAGAAAGAGTTCTTTTAACAAAATTTAGAAATTCAGGCAACTTAATTTATATTATAAGAGTAAAATCATATTCTAATGGTGAATATATAGTTAAAATTGGGCAAAGCGAATATGGTGTAAAATCAAGATACGACGAATGTAAAACTAAAAAATTTGAAGAGTGTTTATTATTAGATTGTTTTCCAGTTCAAAAAAGTAGAAATTTTGAAAAGTTTATACACAAACATTCAAGCATTTCTGGTAATAATATTAAATTAAATAGTCATATTTCAGAAACCGAATTATTTCTTATTGGAAAAAACCTTACATATTCAATTTTGATAGATATTATAAATAAAAATATTCAAAAATATAATGAAAATGATAATGCCAAAGAAATATTAGAATTAGAATGTCAAAAGTTAAAACTAATTGATGGTATAAATAATTCAAACTGTTATATTCAAGAAATTTTAAATACAAATAAAATTTTGTTAGAAAAAATGACTTTTTTAGAAAAACAAAATCAAGAAATATTACACAAACTAAACTCCCAACAAACTAAGATTACCACTGGATTCAATGAACAGCTTCCTACTTTGGGACCAAGACTTCAAAAAATTAATCCAGAGAATTTACAACTTATTAGAGTATATGAGTCTGTCACAGAACTAATGAACGAAGACAAACATATAAAACGCCCAAGTATTATGAAAGCCATACAAGAGAATACTATCTATTGTGGGTTTCGATGGCAATTAGTCGAACGTATCTTAGATCCAACTATTGTACATTCATTGGAACCGACAAAAGAGACAAAAACACAAAATTTAGGATATATTGCCAAATTGGATTCAAATAAAGCTGAAATACTCAATGTATATCTAGACAGGAAAACTGCAGCAACTCAAAATAATTACCCCTCCCACGCTTCGTTAGATAATCCAGTTAAAAATGGAACTTTAACAAACGGACATTATTATATATTATATGAAAGTTGTGACGAAAAATTAAAGTCATTATTTGAAGAAGAACACGGCATTCCATTATTGTATAAGAATGGTGTTGGACAATTTGATGTAAATAATCAATTATTACTAGAATTTGCGTGTAAATATGATTGTATCAAATCCTTAAAAATTAGCGATAAAACACTTACAAAGGCGCTAGATAAGAATATAATGTACAATGGTCATTACTACCGATCCATTGGAAGTAAACTGAGTTACAAATAATAAAAAATTGATATCAAAAATAAAAAATAATAAAATACAAACAATAATAAAAGACAAGTAATATAATCTATCATAAATAAAATGACCCAAAACAACCAATATTACACATTTTATTTCAAATTAGCATACACGTGCCAAAGTAAAATATATTTTGTAAGACCAAATATTACCATTAGTCAATTTATCGATGACATTAAATTGAGAGCAAGAGGTGACTTTGATTTAACTGATAATGAAGATATAGAAATTGTTATCACCGGTCAATATGACAATGTAAATGGTAGAGATCCCGAATTAGCACCGGCTATTCAACCATCAAATATTTTATTAAGTCAATTTTATCAAAATACTCATATGAACACATCATTCTATATCAGAAAAATTTCGAATAATATAAATATAAATATTCCTATAAATAATGATAATGAAAACGGTTTTGATATTAGCGTGCCTAGATTAAGAAATCAATATGTCGGTTATGAAAATGTGTAAAAATTCGTTATAACAAGAAAATTATATACATTTTTCTTGTTATATATTTTTTATTTTTAACTTTATATTTTTATCATATTACCATTTGGAATACCGTTGATCGGAACAGTATTACTAGGTATTTTAATAGGATTATTTCCCGGAATATTATTACTAGGTATACTACTCGTCGCAGTAAATGAAAACCCTTGATCAGCACAATAATCGAAATCCCACGTATCATAAGTATACGGTAAATCATTGGACCACGGATGTATAAAATCGTAAAAATCCTTATTTGTATATTCTTCATTATCGTCCAAAAAATTTGAGAATTCTAGTACATCGTCTTCATTGTGACCATCACAAATTACATCCATTGTACACGTAGGCAATGTTAAATCACCTGAACCATCAACATTCGACCAATCACATACACCGTTTAAATAAGCCGCACCGGAAGCTTTATTGTATTCCGTAAATGCCCAAGTTTCATCAAAATCAGTAATCGTTCCTTGAGATATCATAATACGTTTTGCGCCAAGTAATCGTTCCAATTGTCCGTGAAGTGGCCAAAATGTTGGATCAAATGCTGCAGCAGAGGAGAACATTTCACCCGCAATACCAGGATCTTCTACTGCACGTAGCACTTTTAAAAAGAGTTCATCGTCCGCATTTTTTAGATATGATTCAATCGCATAATATACGTTTGTCTCCTTTAAAATAGTCTCTGCTCCATATTCATCAATATATTGTTGTGGTACAGAACATTTACAAGGTGTTCCATACGAACAAGTATCCGGACATCGAGTGTATCCCATACGCCATAGTACTTTGAAAAATAGTAATTTATCCGGTTTTTTTACCATTGATATATCTTCATCATCAAATAAATTGCCATCACCCCAAGCTCCGCCAATCAAAATATGTACAGGTCCGTGTGTTTGACCATTAGAACAATCATTTAAATCAGCGAGCGACGTGCTTTTAAAACACGATTGTAAAACAGAACAATCTGGCATTGTTTCATATTGAGTCATAGAATATGTTTTATTATGTCGTCCTAGTTCCTGAAATGGATTATTATTCCAAGGACTACGCATATGTCCATATCCATTTATATATGGATTTAACGATCCTGTATCGTGAATATTCCATTCTGTATACGCTTCACCGTCCGGAACTAACAAACCATCCCATCTACCTCCATCATCTATTTTATGTTCTACACTTGTAGGACTTGATATACCAAACCAATCTGCATCAAAAATAGGTGAGTCAGACCAATGATCATATAAATATGTGTCCATACCATATTCCCAGTAAGGGTTCGAAATAGCCGGATTTATCGATTGTAGACTTTGTTCGAATTCCAATGTAAACGCCATATGATGTGTAATAATACCCGCCCCGTCGTGCCAATGATCGCAGTCAGTAGTTCCTGCTCCACTCAAGTGTTTATAAGAAAAATATTCAGCATTATGAAATTTCGATCCATACACACGTTGTCCTTCTGATTCAGTCAAATAATATAATAGTTCTAAAGCATCAAAAAAGGTTTCTCTATCTTCGTCAGTAAGACTACGTATCTCTCGACGAACATATTTGACTGCTAATTTAAAATCATAGGTATATACTGTATTAGTTGTAATCGTGTTCGACATTTTAGTAGAAATTATTACTTTCGCATCATATACACCCGTATTATTTAACATTATGAATTGATCATCTCCATAAAAATATTTGTTGTCAATATTCCAAGAGACAATATAATTAGACAAATCGGTTGTCTTATCTGCTACTGTAAAGGTGTTAATTGAAAATAACTGTTTTTTATATGGTTCTGCGACTGCATCCCAAGGTAAATCATCTAATGTTTTTATAACTCCGTATGTTGGGTCAGATACAGATATCTCAATTAAATAATCAGATACCGTATTGGTAATACTATCAGGTGTACTAATAATATTATTGTTATCGTTATTCGAATTAGATGCAAACTGTGTATTTGAAAATGATACACCTGAATTTTTATACGAACGATTACAAATAGCTACAAATGAAAGAAATACAAAAACAACAGCAGTTATTTTTGACAATAAAAAAAAAATTTGTAATTTTCTAGAAGGTGTTCTATTTTTTTCATCAACCAAATAATTTATTTCATTATTATTAATGGAATCATACATTTTTCCATACATTTGTTATATATATTATATATAATATTGACGAAGTCTTTATATTTATTGTAATTATTTTAGAATTGTAATAAATGAACATTTGATTATAAAATTTTTGCATAGTTTATAAATAACCATCTATCATTAGTAAAATATCTGATGGCAAAATAGTTTCACTATTGGTAATATCTTCTAAAGTTTCAATTTTTGTTACCCAATCAAATGGCATAGATACTTGAGTATTTGCCCATCTTTCTGTTTCTGAATTGTTTACAACTATGTAATCTGTTTTTTCGTATAAAGCGACAAGGTTTGATCGAAAACATTTATAAATTGAATTCGGAGAATTCACGTGAAATAAATAGCGCTGACCTGGTCGTAAATTTTTTTTTGTTGTTTCCATTGAAAGATATATTATTATGATATTATTAACATAAAATATTTTATATCAATTTTATATTTTATACCTTTTATATTTGTACCCATTATTTATTGATCATCATTTCCATATGGGTCGTAATCTATTTCAGCTGGATCTTTATTTACATTTATTTTAAATACTGTTCCTGCATCATCTTCTATATCATCTGGAACCTCGATATATTCATTATTTTGCCACAATACTTTACGGGTATTAAATAACCTATTCATATTTATAATTTCTGGTTTATCCGTTTCAGATGTAAACAATTTTAAGATTTGTTCATCGTCTCTGAATCTTACGGTATATGTTTGTTGCACATTATTCCTACCAATTCTGCCCATAGCTTGAATGATTTTTTCCTGAGTAAGATCCAAATCCTTACTTAGAAACCCGTGACAAAATTGATAATTTGTTCCATAAATATAATCACTTGATGCTATAATCATAAACAGTTTTTGTTCATCCGCTAATTTCTTCATTATCTCCGTATAGGTTATATTTTCGTGATTTATAAATACACCAATACCCATCATCAACAATATCTTCCACGAATTTTCAACACCCTTTAGTGCCATTATATCTGAAACATATTGTTCATCTATACTACTAGTAAACGACGATTTACAATCGATGCCTTCAGCCCATTTATCTAAGTGCATCTTCCTGTTTGGAATAAAGGTATCATTCAGAACCGCTGATTTTATCATCGATCTTAATGACGTTATTTCTTGTAGTAACTTTGATAATGCGCCTTTATTTTCAAATTCTTCTGGAATATCTTTACTCATTTTTTTGGGATCTTTGTTCGATTTGTTTCTACCAGTTACCTTTTGTCCTCCGTGAAATTCAGAAACCTCATTTTTTACTCTTTTATCAGCGGCTTCTTTAATGATATCTACTTCTGATTCTAACATATATAGCTTTTCATTAATAATATTGTTATATTCTATTTTCTTCATTATCTCATCCATTACTACTGACGGAATATTTGCTTGTTGAATACAAAATTTAGCTATTTTCTCGATATCATTGGAAATAAATATTGTTGGTCCATCGGTTAAATTATAAGCATCTTTTGTTGTGACATAGACACCCGAGGTGCCTTTTTGATTCGAAATTTCTAGTGTATTTTTTGAAACTTGTTCACTCGCTAATCTAGAAAGCGGAGTTCCAGACAAGTCGGCTTTCTTGAATACTGAATTTACACCAGGTCCAACACTATTTGTTTTTATAATTTTATTTCCCTTAGGATCTATTGTATTATTTTCTAATATTCGTGGAGTGCGGATTTCTTTGAAGTGATTATATATCTTAATCCAACTATCTTGTACAATATTTTGTAATAAATATACATAATACATCTTAATATTTTTCATATTTATATCATCTAGCGTTTCAAAATGCCTATCTAAGTTAGTTTTTGCATTTCCAAGCTTGTTAGAAATTATATATGTAATAAAATGAACGACCTCTTTCAAATCAAAATATCTTAACAACGTCAAGTAATCGTTACAATGTTTTGCAACATCTAATATTTTATTATAATCACTGTGTAAGTAATGAGGCAATACGACAAGACCATCCTTATTAATTATTGGGATAGACTTTTTACAATCGTGACTGACAATATTACATATTTCTGCTCCAGGAAATTTATTCAAGAAATCAGGTATCGTTTCAGTCAATTCGTTTTGTTTAGGTAATGTAGCAGATGATAACACTACATTGGGAATACAATTTTTCTTCCATATTTTTCGGATTGTAGAATGAAACTCGTGGTCATTATAATCGAGTGTAATTGTTGGTTCATCCCAATACATAATAATATCATTTGCTTTAAAGAATGCCAACATATAATACATTGCAGGTAAATATGATTTTATATCACAAATCATTATTTCTACATTATCTCCAATGCTATTATCAACTTTACCAATTCCACCAGTTCTCCTATTTCTTGTGAATTCTTTGGCTGCAAAATAATGCAATCGAATATCATCTGCACTCGCACATCCAAATGCAAATGCAATTTTTTTGTTCACTGATATTGCTGCTCTTGCTAAGGCTAATCCAACGTGCCTTGCAGCACATACAAATATTATTTTCTTCTGCTGTGAAAGCGCAATCGGAGTTAAAGTTTTCCCAGTTCCTGTAGGTGCCATATATAATATCAACTTTGGATTTGGTTTCTTACAAGCGGTAAATATATCTTTTTGGTGTTCGTACAGAGTCAAATCACTATACTTCAACAAACACTCATTTTTTTCAATAATATCAACACCATTCTCTATAATAATTGCTTTGCTTATGCCGTCTTCAAATATAGATAATATTCGGTTAGTTAATTCTTTAATGTGTCTATTTAGTTTAACAATATTATTTCGAATCATTTTATAGAGGGTAAAGTAGTGGAAATGGAATAGTTTATCATTACCACATTTTTTATTGTATAAAATTTGTTCCATATGAGTAAGTAGTACGTACTCGTAAATATCATTTTTTTTTATGGCATTTTCATCAAATCTTTCCAAACGAATTTTATCGGTAGAATTTAATTTTATAATGCTATCTATTTTCATTTTTTTATAATCAGAGAGCGAACTTTTTAAATAAGCCTCAATTTTATCACATCTATCGCGTAAATATTTATTATATATATAATCTTCCATTTTCTCTGAAAATTCTATTTTTAAAAACGTAAAGATAGAATTGTTATTGTTGATTTTTATATTTACATCATTATTTCCTTTAATGATCAAATTCAAAATTTCTATTTCTGTATTGCTGACAGAAACCTCAATAGAGTTCCATTCAGATCTGTTAAGCTTTCTTTGTTTTAAATCCATTTTGTAAATTGTTGTGTAAGTATCTTATTATTGTGCTATTTCCTTTAAGTTTGTTTTTAATATCATTTTTTTTTAAAATTGAAATCAAATAATGTTAAATAAAAGATAATATAAATAAAATATCGCATATATTATAAAATAATAAAATGTCTTTCATTATTGTTTCTATTGAAGGAAATATTGGATCCGGTAAGTCGACACTCTTGTCTAATTTACATAAACATTATAAAGATATTGATGATGTGGTATTTTTAAAGGAGCCTGTCGACGAGTGGGAAAAAATAAGGGATGAGAAAGGAGTAACCATACTCGAAAAGTTTTATGCTGATCAGGAAAAATATTCATTTCCTTTTCAAATGATGGCATATGTTTCAAGATTAAAGGTTTTACGAGACGCACTAAAAACAATTCGAGAAAATAAACCAGATAAAAACGATACAAATAAGACAACTATCATTATAACCGAGAGAAGTTTATATACAGACAAAATGGTCTTTGCGAAGATGCTATATGATAGTGGTAAAATTGAACATATTAATTACCAAATTTATTTAAACTGGTTTGATACATTTTCAGAAGAATTTCCGGTACATAAAGTTGTATATGTAAAAACTTTGCCTGAAAGATGCCATTCTAGAATAATAAAGAGAGCCAGAGAAGGCGAATCAATCATACCTTTGGATTACTTGAACAATTGCAACAACTATCACGATACAATGTTGGATAAACTTTCAAGTGTTTGTGTTTGCAAGGAACAATTAATTTTAGACGGGAATATCGATATTTATGAAAATGAAAAACAAATTGAAGAATGGATTAGAGAAATAGATGAGTTTATTAAAAACTAAATTTTAAATAGATTTATATAAAATATTTACATTTTATATGAGCATTGATTACAGAAATGATAATACTATTATTTTTTCTTTTGTTAGAATGAACCCTCCAACACCAGGACATTTGTTAGTCATACAATCAATGATAAATCAAGCAATTAAATTAAATGTAAATAAGGTTTATGTTATGTTGTCAAATTCAATGGATGAAAAAAATCCAATTCCTTGCAGCATAGATACCATACCAAAGCCAAAAACAAAAAAAATGGAAACAATTATTGCTGCAAATTCGATTGATTATGCCTTTAAATCAGATATAATAAAAGAAATGATTCAAAATTATAAAGCAAAAATGATTTCAACTGTTACTAGCCAACAAGAAAAAAACTTAATTTCTTCTATGGAAATAAAAGTTGTATGTTCTTCTGGAAATCCATTTGGGTTTATTGACTCAATATTACATACTGATTTTTTGGATAAAGGTATTTCAGATATAAATATTTTTTTTATCGTAGGTCAAGACAGATCTGATTTTGTTGATAGAATCGTGGAGATGTTTCAGGAAAAAGAATATGTTAAATCTATTGATGCAAAGGTATTACCTAGAGAAGGAATGACGCAATTAATTAATAAAGGATATGAGGAAACTAGTGTAACTGATATTCCTTTGGAACAATTTTCTGCATCTTTTGTAAGAAAATTGGTAAAAAATGGTCAAAAAACTGAATTTGACGAAATCTATAAACCTTATTTACAAAGAGATGCTATAAATAAGTTATTCGATACAATAGCAAATGGATTAATTGTATATGGTAAACCACAAAAATCGATTGTTGCGACAGTTGACGAAGAAGTGTTTCCTGAATCGTATTATATTAAAAAAAATCTTTTACCTATTATAAAAGGCGGTAAATTAACTAAACGAATAAAGCAAACAATATGTAGAAAAAATTGTAAAAATGTAAGAACTAGAAAAAATGTAAGAACTAGAAAAAATGTAAGAACTAGAAAAAATAGAAGAACTACTAGAATAACTAGATCTAAAAAATAAAATTGAATTAAACAAAATATAGTAATATTAATATTATTATATTTTATAATACATTTATAAAAATGAAAATAATATCTACTGCGGTATCATTAATGCAATTATTGAATCACGGGTTTGACTATGTTATAGAAAATAGTCTTATTTATAACATTGACGAGTCACACGCTTTAAAACATAGTATGGAAGTATACGGTTTCACAAAAAAAATTTTTGAAAACGAGGTTATTAAAACACCTTATTTAGAAGATCAAAAACGGATCATTTATATGGCCGCAATTGGCCACGATATGTGTGATAAAAAATATATGGATGAAAAAGAAGGAATTGCTCGGTACCAATTACATTTATCAAATTTTATGGATCCGAATGAATTGGAAGCAATGGGAAATATTATAGAAACAATGTCTTATTCAAAAGTAAAACAAAATGGATATCCTGATTTGGATAAATATCAATTAGCATATCATATTGTGAGAGAGGCTGATTTATTGTCTGCATACGACATTGATAGATGTATCATGTATGCAATGTATAGAAATAAAAAAAAATATTCGGAAGCTTTAATTGAAGCGTTACATTTATTTGACAATAGGGTATTAAAAATGAGACAAGACAATTTATTTAAAACTGGGTTTTCAAAAAAAGAGTCAATAAAATTACAATTAAAAGCGATGAAAGATGTAGAATCGCTTAAAAATAATCTTTTGATTAAATAACATTATAAATTTAAAACTAAAATTATGTTATTCATTTTTATTGCGTGATTTAAATAGATATAAAATTGATTTAAAATATACGTAAGATTATATTTTAAATGATACGAACTATGTTACCTAAAATAAGCAGGAATATAATCACAATATTGCCAACTATGGCAGAAAAGGAAACAAATTTTGAATATAAAATGAATTTTGATGGATGTAGTAAAGGAAATCCTGGATTATGTGGTGCAGGTGCTGTTATATATTATAAAAATGATGAAATTTGGTCCGAAAGTTTCTTTGTAGGAGAAAATGCTACAAACAATCGAGCAGAGTATGCGGGTCTTATTCTAGGTTTACAACAAGCCGTAGAACTAAAAATTAGTAGTCTACATGTTCAAGGGGATAGTCAATTAGTCATTAATCAAATGAATGGAGTGTACCAATGTAATTCACAAAATTTAGTTTCACTCTATGAAAGAGCTAAGGAATTAGAAAGTAAATTTGAAAAAATTCACTATGAACATATTTTACGACATTTAAATAAACGCGCAGATTATTTATCAAACGTGGCAATTATAAAGGATTATAAACCATAAATAGTATCTACAAATATCGCCAATAACATCGGAAATTGCCACGTGCTAAATAATTTTGAATGATCTTTTTTCTTGAATACTAACACATCGACGAAGAAATAAAAACTTAATAATAGTGCTACAAATAAACAAAACATAAATATTTTTTGCAATAATGCGTTTTTTATCATTCAATATAAATACAGTATATTATATTTTACTAGTATTCTAATAATTGCACGTTCAGAACTTTATTTGGTTTATATTTCAATATATCTAGTTCCTTTTTTGTGGTTGGGAACTCTCCGTCTCCATATATATCTTGTAACATAAGCCATTCAAATAATCCACCCACATAGATGTATACATTATAAAAACCTAGCGAACATAATTGATTGTATTTTGTATACAATTTTTCGTCGTTACAATTTCGCCCGTAAATCAATATTTTAACGTGTTTGTTACCACTTCTGATTAAATTATTTATTAATTCTACTTCTTTGTGAATATTAATTGTAGTCTTTATAAGACATTCTTGCTCACCCTCATTTAATGTGTTTATTAGTATATGATTTTGAGCGGTTTTTATTACATATTGAACATCTTCATAATTTATTTTTTGTATGGATTGAGAATTTCCCATATATTAGTATTAAATAGATTTTTAAATATTTATACACACTTGTTTATAAATATTTATTGAGTTGTATATTATAGAATTTATTTTATATTAATTAGTTAAAATGAACGACGATCTCAACCTCTTCTTTCTTGATGCTTTTTGTAGCAGATATGGATAACTCTTCCCTCTTTTTTCGTGTTTTCGAATTATCGACAACAGGTTCCTTTCTCTTGGAAGTACTATTTCGATTATTCATATCTTTTTCTATCGTCTCATAATTTTCTTCTATATATTCAATAACTTTATTCTCAATCGCCCATTTAAAAAAGTTCAATTGCCCAATTGTAGTCTCAATACTTGTTTCGTTCTTATACGGAATGCTGATCCTATCCCAACGGCAGAAAGGATCAAAACGTTTCTTACTGTATGCTTTCAATTTCAGTTTGTAATCGAAATAAACTTTAAATCGAATCGTATCTCCATTGGATGCAGTAATCGGATATAACGTATAGTTCTTTTTAGCATAATTTGTAGCAAACCAATCTACGATACGAAGTGATATTTTTGATTCGCCTGTGATAATCTTTAACATTCTACTTAAATATGTTTCGTTTTTATAAAAATCCATTAAATTATTTAGCAACAATTGATTTTGTGTAGTATAATTAGTTGTAGTACTCATTATGTTAAAATTCAACAAATTATTTAAGCCTTTTGTACTTTAAAATATTTATTTTATTATTTAATTATTTAAAATAATTGAATTCTAATTATTTTTTAACATATATATATATAATGTCTAATTTTATGAAAACATATTTCGGTCCTTTAACAAAGGATTCTTGTTTATACTTTCTTTTTCTATCAGTATTTTTCTTTTTCGTATTAGTTTTTACTATAATGGGAGAAGTATATTTTATAGTTAAACATTCAAATCAATTAAGTTTTACACGAGTTGTTAGTGGTGTTTTGTTATTATTTAATGCTTTCATCGCTTATTTTGCAAATCGTTTGTTGTACACAATGTGTACAGAAAATTATCTAAAATAAATTTATAATTGGTTTATTCGGTCGCGTTTGTTTTCGTTAAACCTTGTGTAGTATTAATTGGCTTCAAAAATTGATCTCTAATTGATATATCATTTACATAGCTGCTATCGCCTAAAAAAGGGTTAAACCCTATTTGTTGTACCATATCCCTATCGGCTATTTTAGAATCAAGTTCTTCTCTCTTGTTTGAAACTTTAAATCCAGAAGTAGCAACACTTTGATTTAATAGTTCCCACGTATTTTCATCGTGGTTTAATGATGACGTGTATGCAGAAGTAGCCATTTCTTGGCTAAATTGTTTATTTTCTAATTCTTGGGCGTGTTTTAGTCTTCTAGATCTCTCGTACGGTTCTCCTTTCGTCCATTTCCATTCCATAGTAATAATATTATGTAATGTTTAAAATATTATTAATAAACTTATTTTATTAATAATAATATAATATATGGCAAATTTAACTATTTATACGTCCTTAATTACATCTATTATAATACAAGTAATAACCGGAATTATTGAAATTATTTCTCTACTTATTGAAGTGCCATATAAGTTTTTATTTTTAAAACAAATGATGATTTTAGAAATATTTGTACAGCTCATTGAAGGTTCGTTTTATATATATTGGTTGTATAATTTTAAAAGTATTCTAAATATTACCCCAAAAAGATATTTTGATTGGATGATTACAACCCCAACTATGTTAATAAATTTAATTTTTTATTTGATTTTTTTAGAATATAAAGATAATAATATAAGCGAGAATCTTAATTTTTTTAATTTATTTATAAAAGAATTTTATACTATTATTACGGTTTTATTACTTAATTGGGCAATGCTCTTATTTGGTTATTTAGGTGAAATTGAAGTAATTCCCGTATTGTTAGGAGTTTCATTGGGCTTTATTCCATTTTTAATTTATTATTACATTATTTATAAAAAATATGCTTTATTAACTAACGACGGATTACAAATGTATTTTTACTTTCTTATTTTTTGGTCGTTGTATGGCGTAGCCGCGGTATTGCCTTATGAAATTAAAAACACGTGTTATAATATTTTGGATTTATTTTCAAAAAACTTTTTCGGTTTATTTTTGACTTATTTAATATTTACTAACAAATATTAATTCTCGTAATGATCTGCTTACGAAATGTAAAAGGTGTAATAAAAGTATAATAAAATATAAAATAAATTATCAAAACACATATTTTTATATTTTATTATTTATATGACAATTATCAACGGTATTGAAATTGATGACATTCACTATAAATTAAATGATATAAAATATGCTGTATCCAATAATGATCCTATAGAGAAAAAGTTAAATGTAATCATTGTGCTTTCGAATCCTTGTTTATATGCAACGAGATATATTTTGTTAAAAGAATTTGTTAAAAGAATGGAAGAAGAAGAATCAAATATAGAATTATATATTGTAGAATTAATTTATAAAAATCAAAAATTTATTATTACCGATAGAAAAAATAAAAAACATCTGCAGCTAAAAACCGATATTCCTATTTGGCATAAAGAAAATATGATTAATTTGGGTGTAAAATATTTATTGCCTAAAAACTGGAAAGCCTTTGCGTGGATAGATGCGGATATCGAATTTGAAAATAATTCGTGGGCGCTAGATACGTTGAAAATATTAAACGGATGCAAGGATGTTGTTCAAATTTTTAGTCATTGCATTGATATGAATAAAGACGAGACAAATATGAATTTTTTCAACAGTTTTGGTTATAGTTTCAGTAAAAATAAAAAATACACTACAAAAGGGTTTGATTATTGGCATCCAGGATATGCGTGGGCAATAACTAGAAAGGCTTATGAGAAAATTGGAGGTATATATGATAAAGGTGTTTTAGGTTCTGGAGATAATGTTATGGCAATGTCATTCATAAATAAATGTGAAAAGATCACGAATACACAATACTCTGAAGATTACAATAACAGTATGTTAGAATATCAAATAGAGGCAAAGAAGCTTCGATTAGGTTATGTTCCTGGCGTAATCCGTCACTATTATCACGGTTCTAAAAAAAATAGAAAATACACAGAACGGTGGCAAATACTAATGAAACATTTGTATTCACCCAATCAACATTTAAAATATAATGAAATTGGCTTATTAGAACCAACTGAATTATTTACAGAAGAATTTCAAAACGACATTTTAAATTATTTCAAAGAGAGAAAAGAAGATGAATAATTTATCACTAGACTATCAACTATTCTTCTTTATAATATTTAATTGTTTTGTGAATAAAAACTTTTCATCGGTTCTTCTTCTTCGTTTTAAATTACACTCTAAGCAGGCTAAATGAAAATTATCAATGTTATGCCCAAGATCATTATCTAATCTATCTACTGACCATTGCCTCATCTCTCTAGAAATATCGTATAAAACATTCATTTCAATCTTACAGTATCTGCACCTTAATTCGCAATCCATCATTTGATTTATAACTGATTCAAACGTTAAAAATTTTGATTCATTCAACATTTTTTTCAATTTATCTTGTTGTTTATAACTCGATATTTTTTTATTAATCTCTTGAATGGCGATTTTTGACACGTCATCTATATAATTTAAATTATTGTTTGATATATCATTGATCATTTTTAGTTGATGTTCATATAAAAAATGATCGTTAGAAAAATTCCATTTTTCAGAAGGTACACGTTTTTTTACATCCTTTTCTGTATTTTCATTATGGGTATTAATTAGTTTCTTGAATTTGTATTTGCTATTTGTACAGGTTATATTTATTTGTTTACAATTTGTATCATCCATATCTATTATAGTATTAATATATTTTTGTTTTATACGTTTATATATATTAAATTTATAAACCATATAAAATTTATCCATTAAATATATATTTTACAAAAGTGAGTTAAACTTATCACTATATATTATAGTATACAATGGAAGAAACTAATGCTATTGTTAATAACGATGAATGTCAAGAATTAAAAAATATCAAGTACAAAACAATGTTATTAAACGGGGTCCAAATAACAGAAACCAAATCGTCGAATGATCTTTCTAATTTAGACAAATTTTTAGAAGCAGAAAAAATAAATAATAGTAATGAACCGTGGTGTAAATTAAATAAAACGATCAAGACAAAAAAACTATTAGAATATGTAGAAATATATAGTAAAGAAAAGGGATTGCTAGAAGATGAAACAAAATCATTAACTGCATTTTTAAAAGACACTCTTGATAAAAAGAAGTTATCTCGAGTCAAAGATGTTATTTATGATAAAGTGAACGGTGTTATTAAAGAAATACCTGCACTTGTATACACTAAATCCAATAAACATTTTACATTGAAAAATATCGATAAACGAGTTTCTACGTTAAAGTCTCTTGCGCCAAAAAAAAGTAACGGAACTATTAAAAATAAAATTATACAAGACTCTGAAAAAGAAAATGATTCTGAAACCGACGATGAAAAATAACTATACTTAGTTTATTGTTGTTATTGTTTAATAATAAATATTAAAAACATTTAAAGTAATATATATAGTTTAATGTTTCTTTCTGAGTTGGAAGATTTAGAAGATGTTACAGACCTAATCAATTTTGAAGACGAACCGTCTATATTTACAGAGGAGTACGCTATAGAACTTGTAGAAACAGCTTTGCAATTAATGGATGAATATATTTATTATAATCCTCAAGTAGTATCTGAACCTGACTTCCGTGATATTTTACTGGAAGAAATAAAAGATATTTTTTATATTCAAATAGAAGACTATATTGAAAATGAAAAATTAATAAACAGCGATGATATTGAAGATGATATGAATGATCTTCTGGAAGACGCGTTTCAAATTTTTATTACAACATTTTATCCAGATAAATCTCTTGATAATAAGAACTCATATGTTGAATATAAACATACTGAAGAAGAAATTGATATAATAGGTAAAAAAATTCAAAAACTCAGAGATATTCCTCAACCGGATCAAAGAACCCCTGAGTGGTACGAATTTCGGTGGAATTTAATTACTGCAAGTAATGCTTGGAAGGCGCTTGAATCTCAAGCAACAATAAACCAACTCATTTATGAAAAATGTCAACCTTTAAAATCGACAAGTACGCTCGAAGAAGAGGACGTAAAAATGGTAAATACGAATACTCCACTACATTGGGGGCAAAAATATGAGCCTATAACAGTGCAAATTTATGAGCGTGATTATAACACAAGAGTAGAAGATTTCGGTTGTATTCAACACGATACTTACAAATTTTTAGGAGCATCTCCTGATGGAATTATTGTCAATAAAGAATCAGACCGATATGGACGTATGTTGGAAATAAAAAATGTAGTTAGTCGCGAAATTACCGGCATTCCCAAGAAAGAATATTGGATACAAATGCAACTTCAAATGGAAGTGTGTGATCTTGATGAATGTGATTTTTTAGAAACTAAATTTACGGAATATAGTGATGAAACCGCCTTTTTAAATGATACCAAAATAAATACAAATATAATTGAAGAACTAGAAGAAAACGATAAGGCATTAACATTATCCGCGGATGATAAAACTAAAGGTATTATATTGTATTTTCATACAAAAGAAGGAAAACCATTTTATAAGTATAAACCACTTGAAATTGTATATGAAAAAGATATTAAATTATGGGAAGAAACCGAATTGGAAAAATATGAAGGAAGTCCGTATAATTATACATTTTTTAAATTTATATACTGGAAACTAGAAAAGATTAGTTGCGTATTAGTATTGAGAAATAAAACGTGGTTTCAAAATAATATTGGTCAGTTATCAAAAGTATGGAAGACAATTGAAGATGAACGAGTTACTGGATATCAACACAGGGCCCCAGTTAAGAAACCTAAAAAAGACCAATTGAAACCGTTTGTAGAAAAAGACCAAGGTTGTCTACTTAAATTTACAAATATAATTAAAGTTGATACTAGTAATATTTAGAAAATAAGAAATAATATTAAAATATAAAATATTAATAATATTTTAATAATATATATGGCGCGTCATTCCAGAAGAAGTAGAAAGGGTGGTGATAAGATTGATGATATTCAATCCCATCTAGATGACATTCAGAAATTGGTAAACGAATTAAGATCTAACTCAAAAGCTGATACAATGGTAGAAGAAATGAGTGAAACTGTAGAACCCGAAAAAGAAGAAAAACCTGAAAAAGTAGAAGAGGTTGTGGAAGAAGTTAAACCCGAGGTTGATAAATATTGGGTAGCAGATAAGTCTATTAAATTCAGCGATGGAGTTGGCGGAAGAGTTAAATTATCATTTGACAGAATTATGACACACTTAAATACAAATATAAAGAAGGGAGATACTAACAAAGATTGGGAAACCATTAAAACTAAATTAGTCGATGCTAATAGTGAAGACGAGGTAAAAGATATAATTAAAGAATATAAATTAGATTTTTTTTCTAATTATGTTGCTGGATCTAGAAGAAGAAAAAGGGGCGGTAAGAGACGTACATCAAAAAGACATTAAAGAATTTAATATGTAAATGAAAGATTTTATATATTAAAGATTTTTCACAACCTTTCCCAAAAGTAGATCCTATATTTTGCACAACTTTTCCCAAAAGTTGTAAAAGTTGGTTTAGTATAATATATTCTGCATATTTGTTCTATAAGGTAATAAATTTACATCGGTGTCAAAATAACCCACACGAGTCCCACATTCTGGATTCAATGGTGGTAATGGTTCTATATAATTACTTTTCAAAAATTTTTCGTTATACAATGCATCACACATTGAAGCCGGCATACAGGTGCCATTGTCGGGCGTATCAGGATATCTAATATTATTGGTAATTTGTTTATAAGATCCTAATTTGAATACCGGATATTGCCACCAAATGTCGCTCGCTGTTTTATCAGAAATTTCATTTTTACCAATTGCAGGATAAGTATCCTGTACTAAAACTTCTGTCTGCGCTTTAGGGAAACTACCACTTGCTTGATCTAAAGTATAATTTGAATAGTTTTCAATTTTCTTAAACGATTCGGAAATTTTAAAAAACAATGGTAATCCTATAGCTAATACTAAAATAAGTAATAAAAATACAATTTGATTCATATATATATTTTATATATTATATTATAAATTCTTTAAAAATTGGTTTAAAACTAAATATTGAAAATATATAACAAAATGGAATCTTCTACAGAAATGCGTGTAACGAAAAGAGATGGAGAATTACAAGATGTCGCTTTCGATAAAATACTTGAAAGAGTGAAAAAATTAGGACAAGAAGCTGGAATCCATATTAATTATTCTTCACTTGTAATGAAAGTAATCGATCAATTATATGACACCATACCGACTGCTAAAATAGATGAATTAGCTGCAGAACAATGCGCATCTCTTTCTACAAATCATCCTGATTATGCTATATTAGCAGCTCGAATTACTATTTCGAATCACCAGAAAAATACAGAACAAGATTTTTCAGATGTTATGAGAAATCTGTATAACTTTACCAATTTTAAGGGTGAGACCAAACCACTTGTATCCCAAACTCTTTGGGATTTTACCGACAAATATAGAAATGAATTAAACTCAATGATTGATCATAATAGAGATTATTTAATTGATTATTTTGGATTTAAAACGTTAGAACGTGCGTACTTATTTAGAATTAACAATAAAATTGTTGAAAGACCCCAACATATGTGGATGCGTGTAGCAGTAGGTATTCACGGAGATTTGGAATTAGAAAATCAAGAAGAAGTTTTGCGAATGGTAAAAGAAACATATGATTTAATGTCCCAAAAATTCTTCACTCACGCAACTCCTACTCTTTTTAATGCAGGCACACCTAGACCACAATTGTCGAGTTGTTATTTAATTGCAATGGAAGATGATAGTTTGGACGGAATTTATAATACATTACACGATTGCGCTCGTATTTCAAAATATGCGGGTGGTATTGGTCTTCATATTCATAATATACGCGCAAAAGGAACTCATATTCTTGGTACCAATGGAACCTCTAACGGATTGGTTCCAATGTTGCGTGTATTTAATAATACGGCTCGCTACATTGATCAAGGAGGTGGAAAACGCAATGGTTCTTTTGCTGTTTATTTGGAGCCTTGGCACGCTGACGTGGAAGATTTTTTAGAGATGAAAAAGAACCACGGCGATGAAGAGCTAAAAGCACGAGATCTTTTTTATGCATTATGGATTCCAGATTTATTTATGGAACGGGTAAAAGAAAATGGTAAATGGTCACTCGTTTGTCCACACGAATGTCCTGGATTATCTGATGTTTATGGTGATCAATTTAAAGAATTATATGAAAAGTATGAATCAGAAGGAAAAATTAAGAAAACGGTAAATGCGCGTGACCTATGGTTTAAAATATTGGACTCGCAAATGGAAACAGGCACACCTTATATTTTATATAAAGATGCTTGCAATAAAAAATCAAATCAGAAAAATATTGGCACCATAAAGAGTTCAAATTTATGCGTTGCCCCAGAAACTCTTATACTAACAAAAACAGGACATATTCCAATACAAGATATGGTTGGTCAAAAAGTTGAGGTATGGAATGGAGAAGAGTTTTCACAAGTTGAAATTGTGAAAACTGGTGAGGATCAAGAATTAATTGATGTATATACAGATGATGGGTCGAAACTTTCTTGTACGCCATATCACAAATTTTATATTCAAGAAAATTATTCAGAAAAATCAATTAAAATGGTCGATGCCAAAGATTTAAATTCAGGGGATAAATTGATTAAATGCGAGTATCCTTTGATTGACGGGATTGATAAATTTTTATATCCTTATACTCACGGTTTTTTTTGTGGCGACGGAACATATTCAAATATTAGTGAAAATCAAGAAAAACAATGTAATTATACAGCATTAGATGGTCATTTCTTTTGTAAGAGGCATATTGATTACGAAACTGAAAGTTATTTAATAAATAATGATGTGTTTTTAGAAAATGGTATGAATTGTCAGGCAAAATCGTATTCTAAAAAACCAATCAGTTATTTGTACGGAGATAAAAAGACATTACTACCACATATGAATTATAGAACATATACTGAAAATAATGACCGATATGTATTATGTCTACCTTTAGACATTGAAGAAAAATATATGACTCCATCACATAATTGTTCAATTAAAGATAAGCTGGAATGGTTTGCTGGATATTGTGACGCAGACGGTACTATTGCAAGAAATGGCGAAAATGAACAGTTACAAGTAGCCTCTATTAATAATGAATTTTTGCAAAACGTTAAATTATTGTTACAAACTTGTGGAATTAATCCGAAAATAAAACTGTCACAAATTAGAGAAAAGAGTTATTTGCCAGATGGAAAAGGTGGGCATAAATATTTTAATGTAAAACCAATTTATCGTTTATTGATTACATCTTATGATTTGTACGAATTGAAAAAATTAGGGTTTTCACCAAAGAGATTAAAATTTTCTGCGAATGAACCGGCTAGAAATGCAAAACAATTTATAAAAATTTTAAAGGTCAAAAATAATAATCGTGTCGACGATACTTATTGTTTTACTGAACCAAAAAGACATATGGGTATTTTTAATGGAATATTAACAGGTCAATGTACCGAAATAGTAGAATACTCTGACGATAAAGAGACAGCGGTTTGTAATTTGGCTAGTATTGCACTACCATCTTTTGTAAACGAAGAGACAAAGATGTTTGATTATGAGAAGCTGCATTATGTAACAAAGGTCGTGACTAATAATCTGAATCGAGTCATTGATATTAACTTTTATCCTACTGAAAAAACAAAAACGAGTAATCTTCGACACAGACCTATCGGTATTGGTGTTCAAGGATTAGCTGACGCATTTATTATGATGGATATCCCATTTCACTCAGAAGAGGCGAAAGAAGTAAATAAATTGATTTTTGAAACAATTTATCACGCTGCTTTAGAAAAAAGTAATGAATTGGCTATACAAAACGGTTCCTATAGTTCATTTGAAGGATCGCCTGCTTCACAAGGAATTTTGCAATTTGATATGTGGTCTAACTCGACGACATCCGGCCTATATAAATGGGATAATCTTAAAAAATCGATCATTGAAAAAGGTTTGAGAAATTCACTTTTAGTAGCTCCAATGCCTACTGCTTCTACATCACAAATACTTGGATACAATGAATGTTTTGAGCCAATTACTAGTAATTTGTATAGTCGACGCACTTTGGCAGGCGAGTTTGTAGTTGTAAACAAATATTTAATGAAGGAACTCATTGAATTAGGTCACTGGAATGAACAAATTAAAAATAATATTATAGCAAACAAAGGTTCTGTACAACAATTAACAATGCTATCAGACCATACAAGAAATAAATATAAAATTGTTTGGGAGATGCCAATGAAACATTTGATTGATATGTCGGCTGATAGAGGTGCATTTATTTGCCAGAGTCAAAGTTTAAATCTATGGCTAGAAGATCCTACGTATAATTCATTAACTTCTATGCATTTTTATTCTTGGAAACAAGGTTTGAAGACAGGTATTTATTATTTGAGAAGAAAAGCCAAACATCAAGCGCAACAATTTACGATTGAGCCAGAACAAAAAAACAATGGTAGTGAAAGAGATGAAATATGCGAAAGTTGCTCTGCATAAATCCACCTTTATCCACCTTTAAAAAAGGTGGAGTCAAAGTTTTGTTATACTTTTATAAAAGTATAGTGGAACCAAAGTTTTGTTATACTTTTATAAAAGTATAGTGGAGCCAAAGTTTTGTTATACTTTTATAAAAGTATAGTGGAGCCAAAGTTTTGTTATACAAGGTTTTGCTATACTTTTTCTAAAAGTATAAAAGTATAAAAAATAAATTTATAACCATTCGCGTTATAAATTTATTTCAGAATTTATTAATTTTATGTTAGTTGAATATGTTTTGTTTTTTCTATAAATTTCTCACATTTTTCAAGCAGATCTGCGTCATATACCAATTTGATGTAACATCTTAATGTTATTAAAATATCATTGAATGCATTGTGCAAATTATCTGGACTTGTATTAAATAATTTTTGATGTAGCTCTATTAACTTCGGGTATTTATTATATTCTTTACCAAACTTATCTTGTTTCTTTATACCACATAAATCTATTGATTTTTTCATTGTACAATATATATTTTCAAAATTTGACAAATGATACAAATAATTTTTATATTTTATATTTTTTTCATCTGACATATCAGCAAAGTAAATAAATCTCAATAATTCGACTTTCAACATTTGAATATCAAATTCTATATTATGTCCAACTAATACATCCACATTCTTTAAATATTTAAAGAATATATTTATGGTTTCACTTATTTTACAGCCTTCGTTTTGTGATATTTCCTTAGTTATACCGTGTAACGCTATTGAACCTTCCGAAATTTCTACTGCATCAGGTACTTTTATTATTTTATCCATCGATGCAACTATATCATTCGTCTCTGTATCATAAATTACATAACTAAATTGTACAATATAAGGCCATAAGTTCAATATATCAGGATTTAATATTTTTGTATGCGGCAACCCAGTTGTTTCTGTATCAAAAACCAAAACACGCATTATATTTATTTTTGAGTGAAGATTCTAAGTCTTAGTTGTTGTTTCTTTTATTAACATTACAAATAAAAAGGTTTTATTGTCAATTTTATTTATAAGAAATAACAGTAAAATAAATAAATCAAACATAATTTTTACAGATCCCGAAACTTCTACGATGCCAAATAGTAATACCGTGTTCTTTTATACCATCCAAATGTCTTTTGGCACCATATCCCTTATTCGAATCTATCCCATAATATTCTGCTAGTGTTGGATTTTCAGTGCATAATTCATCTATATATTTATCTCGTTCCACCTTCGCCAATATAGACGCCGCTGCAATAGAAGCATATTTGTTGTCACCACCTTCAACTGTTACGTGTGGTATGGTTTCAATCTTAGTTGTCTTCTTATTTAAATAAGTAAATGGTTTAAAATAGTTGCCATCAATTAATAGACTATACGAATAATCCTTTTTCTCTTCTTTTCCAAGACCTTTAAGAATTTTATTATATTGTTTTTTAACTTCCAATATTGATTTATGCATCGACGTCTGTGTTGCCTGTAAAATATTTATATCATCGATCGTCTTCTCATCTTCAAAACTTATATACCAAGCCAATGCGTGATCCTTGATATATTTGGAGGCTTCTTCTATTTTCTTTTTTGAATGAAATTTCTTACTATCTTTTACCATTGAACAATCAAAACTATCATCTTTAGGTAAAATTACGGCTGCGGTGTAAACTCTTCCAAACAATGGTCCTCTACCGACTTCATCAACTCCGATTTCATATACTGACTCATCCTCGTTATAACATTTCTTTAATAAGGGTGTAGGTGTTTTTGATCTTGGTTTTGATTTTGACTGTTTTATTTCAGGTGTAATAATATACTCTTCATCAGAGTCATCAATAATCTCCGCGCATTCGTAGTCGCTCTTCTTCATACTTATTTGTATTATAACTGATATCTATAATTATTCATTCAATTTTAAATATAATATAGTTGTAAACTTTTTTCACACTATAAATTATACAATGAATACGGAAGCATTATTTCTTTTCTTAATTTTATTATTAGGCCTAGTTTTATGTTCATTTTTAGGAGGTAGATGTGGCAATGAAGGATTTACAGGAAATTTTACAGGAACATTCACATCAAATGAACCTACGAATACAAATGGTGCATCTACCAAGAGTTCATCATCTACAAATGGCGCATCTACTAGCTCTCCAGTCAATTATGATAATTATAATCATTATAGTGGTTCTTCTACTCAATTAGGAAGCGGAACAACCTTTTATGGTCAAAATGGCGGATCCGTAGTAGTCAATACAAATAGCGATGGATCACAAAGTTTACAAATTACGCTAGCTAATGGCCAACAGCCTATGACATTTTCATCTCAACAATCGTCATCTACTAAAGAAAGTTATACCAACTATTATGGTAATAATGCAAGCGCTACTACCTATTACGGACCAAATGGATCAACCGCTACAATAGTGAATACAAATAATGGTCAACAAGCTGTCAGCGTACAAACTCCACAGGGATCCTATACATTTACACAATCGGGAGCATCTGATTCAAATTCTGATAACATTTCTTCTACACAATACTATGGAAGCACCGGATATCACGTAAATACTTATGAAGGTGCTTATGGTGGATCCGCTGGTGCAGTCACTGGACCTCAAGGCAATACCGCTTATTACGCTCAAGGACCTAACGGAAACGCTGTTGCCGGAACTTCTGCTAGCTCGATTAATTACGACTATAGCAGTTCATTGCCTCGAGGTATCCCTGCTAGTCAGATCCCACCTGGTCAGGAAGATTTGTATATTTTGAAATCACAAGTGGTCCCACCGGTGTGCCCGGTTTGCCCTACTATATCGTCGTCATCAAATGATCCAGATAAAGAAGCGAAGTGTCCGCCATGCATCCCGTGCGGACGTTGCCCTGAGCCATCATTTGAATGCAAAAAAGTACCTAACTATAATGCAATAGACAATCAATATTTGCCACAACCAGTATTAAGTGATTTTAGTACTTTTGGAATGTAATCCACCTTTCAAAAAGGTTATAACGAAGTAAGAGGGGACTTCCGCGAAGCTTAAGCCGTTGCGGAGCCAAATATAATAATAAAATATCCAATATATTTTATTATAAATAATCACGACAGTACCTTTGTCACTTACTTCGTTATAACCTTTCTTAACCGAAGTTACTGTCGTTGAAGCGTTGCTTAAAGGTGGTATTAGTCACGGTTTGGCACCACCTTTCTGAAAGGTGGTATTATTCCCGTGTCTTGATACATTTTTTATCCATTTGAAACGTTGCACTTTTATCTTCTTGTGGTACAATATTAATCACACATTTGGACTTCTTTCCATATAATGGTTCTGTACACCCTTTTTCTTTCTTTCTTCGTGTAGTAGTCTTTTTAAATGTAAACACTTTGGGTTTTTCTTCTGTACATCGCGATCTAAAATGTTCATATCTTTCTCTCACTTCACAAAAGGTTAAATTAGATTTTTTATGCAACATCTTATTCACGGTTTCGTGAAGCTCATAAATATAACGAGAAAATGTGTCTCTACTTGCCATATGACACATCTGCAACGGTTTCTTTTTGAAATTATTCGTTAAATTCATTCTGCAATATTTGCACGGCAAAACGTATTGTAAACTCAATATATAGTCTCTGTAATGTTTTTTATCTTCAGGTGTAGGTTTCACTGGATAATTGAAACTCATCGTGTGCAAAAAATGCCATTGAGCAGGCCCCCATACACTTACGAGCATACCATCTCCCGATTTATAATCATTTTTTGTAAATGTCCTCTTCTTTGTTGTATTATGTGTATTTCTATTTTTACGCGTGTTTCTATTTTTCTTTGTGTATGTCATATATTATTGCTATATAATATATAATATATAAAATATTATCTGAAATTTATAATATCAGTAAAATTTATATGGATTCTGAAACCCAATTTAATTTAACTATATTCACCAATGAAACTAAAAAAATATGTATGTGTTCAGCTACTTCTATTTTTATTATTGTTTTGTTTATTATCAGTCCATTAAGCAATTTCTTTAAAACATCAATGCTTATGAAAATAATCGCTTTAATACTACTAGTATACACATTATACTTAAATAATGATCAAACGAATTTATTAAGAAAGGCTAGTCAAAATGCTAAATCAGAATTAATTAAATCTCAATTAAATATGAATGTAATATGCAGTTATATTTTTACACTATTTATCGGGCTGTTAGCGATCTTTGTCATTAAAAGTTTTTTCTAATTTAGGCGAATTCTAAACTTGGTTAAAATTACACCGTTGGTTAAAAAAAGGTGATATTTTAGTATAATTTAAAATAGGTCTCTTTATTTCCATTATTTTTTCATAATACAATTTATCATTTGGGAAATCGTATTTTTTAATTTCAATCAACTCTCCATTATATTTTCGAAATAACATAACTATAGTAATTATATTATTTTAATAAATACCTTTAAATTGTATTCGTTAAAAGAGAATCTTAATTTCTTCTTCTAGAATATATATAAATATGTCTGCAGCTAAATATGTTAATTTCAATCAACCTTTACCCATTGGAGAAAGTCCAAGTTTTTTGTCAAGAATAAAAACAGCAGGAAGTAGCTTAAATAGTACAACAATTATGATTATAATCGCAGTTATTGTGTTTGCTATAATTGCTGGATTATACTATTTTTATTATATTGCACCACAAATGAAGGCAAAATATAAGCCAAATAGTGAACAAGTACCTACCGGAAATGAAAGCGGAAATGAAGCTGAGTTGCTTTTTTTCTTTGCTGATTGGTGTCCACACTGTAAAACCGCGAAACCTATTTGGAACGATTTAAAATCAGAATATGAAAATAAGACCATTAACGGGTACCGAGTAATATTTACAGAAATCAATTGTTCCGAAGAAACCGCCGAGGTAGAGAAAATGATGAACCAATATAACGTAGAAGGTTATCCAACCATTAAATTATTAAAAGACGGCCAAGTCATTGAATACGATGCCAAGCCATCAAAGGATACCCTCACTCAATTCTTGAACACTGTTTTGTAGAGTAGAGAGAAAATTAACGGCTGCATCAGTTCCATTATTAAATAACCCGCGACGCGCTTCCATATTGCTAAGAGCATTACGCAAAATGTCTATAGTTAAATATTTTGTATCACAAATGACTTCATTTTTAAGCGTTTTTTGAATATGATCTGTATTTACACTAAATAATGCTTTGAATAAAAAACTAAGTAAAAAATCTAAAAGTGTCGAGTCAGAATTAATATTATTTTTATCATCACTATACTGATTTTTAAATCCTAGTATTTCATCAGGATCTTTTCCTGATTCAATACAAAAATTCAATGGATAATTACAATAAAACCCCCCGTCAATATAACACTTATCTTCGATACAAACTGGTGTAACTAGCAAAGGCAAACTACAAGTCATATGCAGTGCTGTCATAAGCGACAATTTCGGATGTGTTAAATAGGATATATCTTGAACCTTATATTCATTTATTTCGAATGAAAAAAAATGCATTTCTACTTTTGAAAAATTGTAAAAATCCTCCAAATTAATATCCATTGGAATATCTTTAGCGTCAAGTAATGGCTTGAAACATTTTTCGATCGTTTTTATATCAAAAAGACCCTTCTTCGTGTAGGCATCAAAAATATTTTGAACTTTAACAGGAAACACATCTTGCCACGGACGTTTAATAATATAATCATTTATGGTTTCCCAGTCAAACTTAAGACAAATTAACACCCCTACAATCGCCCCAGCAGATGTCCCATATATGGATTCGATATCTTTCATATGAAGAAAATTTTTTTGTTCAAGATGTTGAATAGCAGCCAAATTTTGAATCATTATCGGCCCTCCCCCAGAAATCACTAAATGTTTAATCGTCATTTGTTAATTTTATTTAAATACCTTTTTACATTATTTTTAATAAGTTTTTTTATTAATTCAATATAAATGGCCAACATATTTACATTAGAAAACATTGAAGATTTTTCTGAAAAACTGAATATAGATGAACTTTATGAGAAAAAACGTCAACAAGATTTAAATAAATTAGCATTATTCAATAAAATTTTAAACCGTATTCACGTGAAAATCAAAACCGTATCCCGCCAAAAAGTAGACGAACAATTTTGTTGGTTTTTAGTTCCGGAAACAATGATTGGTGTGCCAAGATATGATCAAGGCGCGTGTATTGCCTATATAATTGATAAACTAAAAACAAATGGTTTTGTTGTGCGATATATTCATCCTAATATGTTATTTATATCGTGGATGCATTTTGTACCCTCTTATGTACGAAGCGAGCTTAAGAAGAAAACCGGTATTGTAGTGGATGAGTTTGGTAAAAAGATTGATGAAAATGTAGAAGGTGAGACGATGAAGGCTATTACAAATGTTCCATCTGATCCGAATGAATATTTATTGAATCATAAAAATTTGGATCAGAGTCAAAAAGGTAAACCATTAAAGAAAGAATATACTCCAATAAATTCATACAAACCTTCTGGTAATTTAATATATGACGATGCTCTTCTAAATAAAATTGAAGACAAATTTTTGTAAGCAAAATTCTTATCTTAAATTTATAAATATATACAATAATTTAAATATTATATTATTTTATATGAAAGATATCCAATTTAAAAAAATTAATAAAATTAGAAATAAAACAAAAAAAAAGAGGGATAAAATGCTCGAAACCATTACACCAGAACAACGGTCCATTATATGTAAAAATTCAGCAAACACGTATAATACATTTGAAGATAAAGTGGAAGAACTCTTCAAAAAAAACAAGGTTAATATAGTATCTACCAGTTATAATTTAGAAAATCAAATTATTGATGATCTTAAAAAAGCGGTCAATCCGCATAATGTACAACCTAATCAAGATTATTATTCTTATATAAACGACAGATGGATATCAGATTATGAATTAACTGAAAATCAAAAATATATAATACAAGTAGACGACTTTAGAATCGTTCAAGATAAAGTTTATAGGGAATTAATAGAAATCATTGAGAACTATATAAAAAACCCAGCTACAAAGGATACCAAAAAAGCAAAATGTATTAAGAATGCATTTACCTCATTTAAAAGATACAATACAACAGTACAGACGAGATGTTTAGCAAACACTCGCTTAGAATATGTAGATGAATTGTTAAAGGATAAAAATAATGTATGGATGATACTTGCACAAATAAATAAGAATGAGATTACATCGTGGGGTGCTCCGTTTGTTTGGTCGTTAAATCCTGACGACAAAAATCCTAAAATATACCGTTGTTATTTGGAACCTCCGCAATTGACTTTAATTGATATAAATGTATATTTCGACCTTGATTCTGACAGCGAATCCGATAAAAAGTACAAAAATAATTATAAGCAAAAATATTTTAAATATTTAAATAACTTATTTACGATTGCTTTCGGAGACAATCACGAATTTAATGTAAAAGATGTATTTGATACAGAATTTGAATTGTTGAATGCTATGTCGTGCGATTTAATTAAAGAGGTCGACGAAGATGGATACAATGTAGTTACAAAAGATGAAGCGTTAAAAATGTTTGGTTTTAATTGGACTGAATTTTGTAAAAATATGGGGTTTAAAAAGATACCAGATAGTTTTGTAACATCTAACATCAATTATTTATTATGTGGAACGAAACTTTTACTAGAAAAATGGGATACCCCGAAATGGCGAACGTTTTGGGTTTATTTATATATTCGTCAACAGTGTAGATGGGATGAAAACGGGTGGAAAAATTTCTATGATTTTCAAGGTTCATTTGTAACCGGTCAACAAGCAGAAGTTGATGAATACATAAAACCTATTTTTCCTATGGGATTTTTATTTAATACATTTTTGACTAACGAGTACATACAAAAATACAACAACGAACAAGCTATTAATTATGTTAAAACTATGGCAGAAGATCTAAAAACCGTATTTATTCGAATTATTAAACGTAATAATTGGATGCAACCAAAAACAAAAGAAAAGGCATTAGAAAAGTTAAAAATGTTAAAATTAACCGTAGGCTCACCACAGTTACTAAGGTCTGATCCGCTGTTAGATTATAAAGAGGACGACCCTTGGGGAAACGTTGTTAAAATGGCTTTATGGAGACACGAACGAGCTGTTGAACTTGTTGGAAAACACGTAATTGATATACCAGTTATAGACTGGTCTCAAAATCCACCAAAATTTATTGGAACGCAAGCGTATGTAGTAAACGCTGCATATACGCCTACGGAAAACGGTATTTATATTCCATTAGGGTATATACAAAAACCATTTGTGGATTTAGACGAAAGAGGTCTAGAATATAATTTGTCTAGAATTGGTTTTACAATAGCCCACGAAATGTCCCACGCTTTAGATGATTTAGGAAGTAGATATGACGAATTTGGAAAATTAAATAATTGGTGGACAAAAAAGGATCAAAAAAAATTCGAAGATATTCAAGACGATGTTATTAAGCAATATGAAACATTTGCTTTATATGATGGTATCCATTTTAACGCGGAACCAAGTGTAGGAGAAGATTTAGCGGATATTTCTGGTTTAGCATTGTGTCAAGAATATTTAAGAGATTTTCAATTAAAAAATCAAGATATTTTACCAATACAATCGCTGTCATTTGAAGCGTTTTTCGTATTTTTTGCAGTTCAATCTAGACAAAAAATTACAAAGAAAGCTATTTTAGCACAATTAAAAACTAACCCACATCCTTTAGATAAATATCGATGTAATGTACCATTGTCAAGAACCAAGGTATTTAGGGCAATTTACAATGTTAAAAAGGGAGATAAAATGTGGTGGCATTCAACAAACAGTGTGTGGAATTAATAAAATTAATAAATACAATTAATTTGAAAAAGGGCGTTTAGAATTTTTTTTTGTAAGTTATATATATAAATGGCAAAGTCTCAACGTCGTCGTTCAATGTCTAGATCAAGATCTGCTGCTCGTGGTCGCTCAAGAGCTGCTTCCCGTGCCGCATCTGCTGCTGCTTCCCGTGCCGCCGCCGCATCCCGCGCTGCCTCAGCTGCTGCATCCCGTGCTGCTTCAGCATCAAGATCAGCATCTGCCTCAAGAAGTGCTGCTGCTGGCCGTGCCGCCTCTGCTGCCGCATCCAGAGCTGCTTCTGCTTCCCGTGCCGCCGCCGCCGCCGCTTCCCGCGCTGCATCTGCCTCGAGATCCCGTTCCCGTTCTTAAACGTAAATTGTAATTTAAATATTTCACATATTCGTTAAATATTTAACACATTTATTAAATATTTAATGTTTTAAATATATATAAGATGTCTACTAGACGTACAAAAATAAGAAGAAATAAAACTAGAAAATTGCGCGGCGGTAAAAAAAGCAAAAGTATGAAAAAAACAAAAACGGGGAAAAAATGGACAACTGCGATAGATGCTGCTTCTAGAACTTTAGAAAAAACCGGTTCTATTAGTGCTGCCCAGCAAATTTTAAAAAAACAAGCATTGGTTAATGCTCGTAAGATGTTTGGTGCTGTTGGAAATTTATAAATAAAACATATATAAAATTATAACGATTATACATTTACAATCGTTATAAGAAATGCAAATATTATTCTCAATCCTCTATTTTTTTCTGGCATTGTTGCTTTTTCCTGGGTTTTATATGCTTTTTTTAGTTGGTATAAACGAGTTTATAACTTATTTTACTAGTATTTTGCAGTTGTAATTATTTCTCAATGACAATATTTTTTGAAATGTTTCGAATAATCTTATCTTCCTTTTCCAAATCGTTATCACCTGATCCACCAAACGATTCTATAATCAATTTATGATATTGTGTAGAGTATTTTGAATGGTATTCGTTATAATCCGGATGTTTTTCTTTAAATTTTTGAATCAACCGAGCATTTTTGGTTGCAACCTTTTTAATCACTTTGCGAATTTTATTCTTTTCTTCATCCTTTTCCCATTTATCTTCATCTTTTATGTAAATAGTTTCTCTCTTTTTATCAGTACAATGAACCGGTCTTTGAGTAACATCTAATGCATTCAAATTCTTGACAATAATATTAGAAATACCTTCTACATATCCAATTTCACCGACCCTTTCCAAATCACTTAGTTGCAATTGTATGGAGTCGACAAAATCCATAATGTTCATCGCGTCTTTGCAAGTCTCGTTTAAGAAAAAGTTTAAATTAAATGCTTTATTGTGAGAATTTGTATGCGTTGTAGTATTATGAGTGCCATTTTTTGCGATTTCTAATACAATGTTTTGCTGTTCAATCATTTTATTATTCTGTTCCATCATCATACTTTTTAATTCATTATTCTCTTTCATTAAATATTTAACCAAGTCGTATATTTCTATCTTTTCACAGAGCGATTCTTCGCTTTTAGAATTATTTACATCCGTTACATCCGAGTCATTATTTTGTGGTGAATTGCATTTTTTATTATGTCTCCATAATCCGGCACGATCTTTAAACATTTTATCGCAATTTTTACACGAATATTTTTTTTGAATATTATTTTTTGCCAATAATTCGTTGTCTCCTGT